ATCCAATCACCACCGTTAACTCTAACCCATGTTGTTTGTCCCAATCCATTAGAGTTATCAATAGCAATATCAACTACATCACCTGTTGTGAATGTTGGATAACCTGAATAGGCTGACCCGCCGTTTGAATAAAAACCACCATCATTATAGAATGCACAGCTATCTGTAGTGCCGCCCACATAACTTTGTAATTCAGCACCACTACCACCAAATCCAATGCATTGACTGCCTGAACTAGCAGATGTATCTACAGTTAAACTGAACATTACTTTTTGACCAAATGTAATATCGTATGTACCAGTAGCAATACCAGGATAACTGCTATTGTTTGCTGTTGCTTCAACTGATAAGTTGTTGTTAGATAGACTTAATATAATATTTGCTTCACCAGTACCATAGTTACCACCGCCATCGTATACATAAGTTTGTGTAGGATCAAATGCCACAACAGCATCATTGGTACCATAACCACCTGCACCAGCACCACCGATTGGCCAAGAACTTAGTGAATCAACTACGCCACCCTTACCCCCACTGTCACCCCATAATGGTTTAGCACGTGGTCCAGGAGTACCGTTGTTGTTAGTATAATATTGGCTATTATTTATTTCAAGCGCACCTTGAGCACCGACAATAGTTTGACCCAAGAAATTATAAACGTTACCACTGACTGAATCTAGACTAGGAGAAATAGTCAATACAACGTTTGCTGTATCAGTACTATCTACTGCTAAGACCATACCGTATACATTGCCTTCAATTAATGCTCTATTGGGATAATAATTGTTTAAGTCAATACTAGTAAACAACCAACCTGGGGCAACATTGCCCAATAACGCATTATTATTACCAGTAGTACAATCAAATGTAATGAATGGAGCGCCACTATAGCCAGCATTTGTATTCATGTTTACATTAAAATGAGACCACTGAGAATAAACATAACTGTCACCACCTGGAGGGCTGTAACCAGCATAAGTGCCACCGCCTCCGCCACCAACTGCCACCATACTTACACTACTTACACCTTGTGGTACTTGGAATGTATATTGACCTGGTACTGAGAACAATTGACTATATGTTTGTCTAGGCATATCATTATTTTGTTCGACTATTTGAATACCATATTGATTTCCATATCCACTAGTATAACTAGCAACTTCGCTAGGACTTAATGCATAGTTCCATGCTGTCATAACACCAAGGTCACCGTTCAAATAATTTTGACCTTCTAGTGTACCCCAATATAATGATTCATTGCCACTGATAGGCATAACACCTGTTGAAACACCACTACCGCTGATTGCTTGTCCGTTAACATACAGTCTCATTGTTTGACTACCAGAATCATATGTAAGTGCTATAGCATACCATGTATTGAGTTGATATTGTGTTTCAAAATCAGCAACTGCTGGATAGGTGTTGGTATTGTTTGCACATAACACTGGATAAGGATTTCCAAGGAGTCCCGGTGGAACAAATTGCAAATACATGTTATCGCCACCTACTACACCGCCACCGCTAAATGAACCGCCGGAACCAGTAAAACCTTTCAGTCTTACAACAGCAAAAATTGAGTAACTACTGCCAGATGGAATGTCATAACCATTGACATAGGTGCTATCAACATATTGATCAGCGGTACTGCTATCAAAACTTAGATAACTCATTGGGCCGTGAGTAATAAAAGCATTACCGCAGCCACTATTGCCACCATTACCATTAAAATATTGTCCAATATTACCAACAGCGCCATTTGCATAATCTGCTGAAATATCAAACATAAAATTAGTACCAGTTGTACCACCAGCTGGTCCAAGAAAGCCATTACGACTTAAATCAAGTCCTTGGCCGTTATAACTTGCGCTGTTGCCCATTGCATACTCAAAAATTATGTTTCCAGCTGGGGCCGTATTGCCTGTGCCCATTGTTGCGCCTGATCCTATTACTACGCCTGATCCTATAATCATGTTAATTATCCTTTAATCTGTTATTTATACTTACTTACCGCTACTATTACAATAAACCATATCGTGTTCTTACTGAATTATGCGCTTGTAACATTTGTTGAGAAGTTAACACGGAGCCATATATACATGCAACTGATATAGGTCCTGACCAATAATTATCAGCGGCACCTACATTTTCTGTAGTATTTGATAGATATTGATAGAATGTACCGGTTGATGTGCCAACCGGTTGTCCGTTGAAGTAATAAATCATTGTGCCACCGGTAGTCATTGTGACTCCGCAAGTAAACCAATTACCAAATGTATAAGTTAAATTGTTACTGATGCCACCGCTACCGCCGGCGGGGCCATTTGCAAAGTGTAATTGATATGAACTACTATTATAATACATATACAAGTTGAAATTTCTATTACCATTGTTACTTCCAAACAAACAGCGATATGTATAATTAGCCATTGCTCCGGTCAACTTACCTGCCATGAACATACTTTTGCCAGTGTATGTTACATTGTATTTTGAACTAGTTGTATAAAAATATCCTGGATCAGTAAAGTTAAAATAACCACCGTTTCCACTGTTGTATACTGCGTTCGATGATCCTGTGGTATTATTGTTGTTACCGCTTATGTCATACCATGTTGTCCCGCTACCTGGATAACTGCTGGTGTTACCGGCATCAAGATACAACAACATATTATTTGATGTTGGTATACCTGCATCGATTACAGTTCCACCGTTTAATGTTATGCCTTGAACTATCATGATTATCCTAAGTACACAACTGACCAGTTGTCATTGCTATCAAAAATAAGTGAACCAACAGCTATTTTAAGTGTAAGTGTGTCCCCTGCCGCAAGTTTTGAAACTGTACTTACACCAAAGTGATTAATACTAGGGTTGGCACCTGATTCCCACATAATTTGATTTACATTACCTGAACCATAGTTTTTGATAACGATTGCCTGTGCGCTTGGTGAAGTATTATTTGCCACACGACAAACAAGATTTAATTGATATAATCCAGCAACGGGAGCAGTAAACACCCCTGTACTTGAATTTAAGTATCCGCCTTGATTATAATCAACAGTCCAATTGTTAGCATTTAATATACCGTTGGTATTGGTTGTAGTACTCCAGATTGTTGAACTACTGCCGTATACTCTAAATGCCGGACGATTAGGAGTAATGACACCTGCAGAACCGCTAGCGGTTATATTACCGCTGACATTCAACGTATTACCAAAAACAGCAGGTGTCGTGCTTGTGACAATAAGTTGACCTGTACCATCAGGATTAATTGTGATGTTACCGTTTGAACCAGCGACACTACCTAATGTAGTGTTAGCAGAGAATACTAAATCTCCGTTTACAGGTAACGTAAAATTACCAGTGTTGTCAAACACATAGTTATAACTACCAGCGACTAATGTTACGTTTGGAGTTGTACCTGTTACATTGCCAACTAAACTTACATTAACACCTGTTAACTGACTACCGTTACCTATAAAGTAGTTAGCACTAATATTAGCACTTACATTGGCATTACCTACAATATTAACATTACCTGTACCATCTGGATCAATATTGATGTTAGCGTTACTACCGTTTGTAGAACTAATATTTTTACCAGCAGCCATTACAATATTGCCGCCTGGTGTTATGTTACCATATGTTCCAATACCAGCGGCTGTAACAGCCAATGCCTGTACAGGAACACCGCTGACATTATTATAGATTACAGTTGAAGCACTACTATAAATTCTTGTGGTTGATGTTGGTCCTGCGTTAGATGCTATTGTTAATGTTCCACCAGAAGTTGGATTGATGATATTAGCGTAAGCACCGTTTGCAACAATGTTGCCATTAATAACTACTGCACCGGTACCATCTGGGTCAATATTTATGTTAGCGTTACTGCCTGAAACTGATGTAATAACTGATGAACTTGCTAACATTAAATTACCACCAATGTTAGCATTGCCTGCTGTAATATTACCTGTTGTAGTAATAGTGTTGCTACCATAACTCGCTAACAATGTTACAACATTACTGTCACTATAATTACCACTGATTGATACTTGTGTGCCATTAGCATAGTTTATAGCAAACGTGTTACCTGGTAATGTTAGATTACCAGTATTATCAAAAATCCAAGAGTATAATGGGTCTATGCCAGTGTTTGTATGAATAGCTACATTAGTAAGACCTTGAATGGTTGTATGAGAGTTTGCAAACATCTCAATACCATTGTGGTTTAGATCCTCAGCGTATAAGCCTACGAAATCTTGATATGTATACATACCGCCGCCATTACCGGTGCCCTTCAACAATCCAAAACCATATGTAGAATCAACTCCGAATTCCCATTGACCACTATTACCATTGCCATTATTACTGTTGACAATGATGTTACCTGTATTTGCTAACTTAACATATAAATCATCACTACCAAAATATAACTCAGTATCATACAAGTTACCTGATGTCAAATGTAAATGATTGTTGTCACCACCGGCAGTTGGATAAATTAATAATTGTTGATTAGCATATAAACCACCTGATGGCGTAAGTGAAATTGTGTTACCTGATAAACCATCAACCGGTATATTTGTCTCACTAATAACGCCGTTACGTGGTAGAGTTAAATTACCCGCCATGTCAAATTTGAATTCAGGACCCATAGCAAAGTTAATAGTAACATTGCTTGTATTAAGATTAACACCAGAACCAGGTGCAGTATTTCCTGAACCTAATCCTAATGTGGTATTGTTACCTAATATTACTCCTGGAGTTGTTAAAACACCATCGCTACTAAATATCCATTTATTTTCTGTACCAGCTTTATTAGAATGAATTACAACATTAGTGCCGGCACTTAAATCAGTATTACTATCTGTGATGGAGAATCTATCATTGCCATCTTGTTTAACATAGAAGTTGCTATTAGCACTCAATGTCATGTTTAGCCCGCCGTCTACTTTAATGACACCGTTAATATCTGTCCCGTTACTACTGAATGTAATACTTCCATTATCACTAGCCGGTACAGTTAGTACGTTGGATGTTACAACACGACCATCACCATAAATACTAATACCGTGTAAATCATCTGGTCCAATAGATACTGCGACTACATTAGCATTGCCCGAATAATAGCCGTTATAAATTTGTAGTGCTTCACTAGTTGGGCCGTTGATACTGCCAGGAACATTGATGTATGCTGGGCTTGCACCACCATATGTTGGATTAATAACAATGTCACTACCATCACTAACACTTATTGTACTGGTGTTACTAGTTGGATTAGGGAACACAAAGTTGGCAATATAACCACCTAATTGTGCTTGTGCTCCATTAGCATAGTTAATTGAGAATGTATTACCGGGTAATGTTAAGTTACCATACCCATCAAATGTCCAAATACCGCCGGGTAGTTCGTATGCGCCTGTATAAATTACTACGTTACAATCAGAAGTACCTACAGAGATAGTTGAGGGGAAACTAGAACTTTGTATATTACCACCTGTTATTAAGTCGCCGCTGTTATTAAAAGTCCATGAACCAATTATTGTATTTCCGGTACTAATAGTAGTGTTACCACTTGCTATGTTAATACCACCATCTGTTAGTGAACCCATGAATGCGTTTGCACCATAGACTTCTAATATGTATGCACCTGGATTGGCTACAAAGTTTGCACCAGTGATTGCAACATTGCCGCCGTCAAAAGTAAAAGAATCGCTACCTGCAAATGAACCATTATGATTAAATTGAATCTCTGTAGTATTACCACCGGGTGAGGCATTGCCACCTGATACTGTCGCCCAACTTAATTGAGCACCGTTAGTAGTTAAATACTTGTTACTATTACCGGATACCGCTGGGAATTCAGGGCCAGTATAAGCACTATGTTGAACACTTCCACCAGGGAATGTAATTTCTCCACCTACACCAAATGTCCATACTGAATCAGAGTCGCTAATACTAACAACAAAATTACCACCAACTCCGTCTATATATGCTAATGACGGTCCCTGTTGAATAGTATTTGAAGTACCACCTGACTGTGCTACCCAGCTTAAGTTACCTGCACCATCTGTACTTAGTACTTGGTCTGCTGAACCACCCGAAATCTTTAATGTGTTAACATTTAATGTACCAACACTTGTGATGTTAGGTTGTGCGGCATTTGTAACTGAGTATGCTAGATTAGATAAAAATGCGGGAGCAAAAGTAGTTCCGGCGCCTGTAAGTACAAAATTACCAAGATTACCTACATTTGTTTGGTCCGTTGTTGGGGTACCCATCATGTTAACTACTGGCACTAATGTGTTTGCGTCTAAACTATTACCAATATCAGCTAATTGTGTTATTTTTATTTGTGATGTCATAATTTAATCCTTAACCAAAGGTTACTCCGTTTTGTCCTATGCAGAACCATTTGTTGTTTATATATTGTAAGGTGCACCCTGAACCTAAACTACCTATTGTTATTGTTCCTGTACCGCTACTTTTCCATCCTGCATTAGTAACAGTAATAACCATATCACCACCGTTACTTAGTGAACTCATCATGAATGTTTTAATTAATCCAGTTGTACCTGCGGCTAATGTTGCTGTACTTGCACCGGTTACTGTTATATAACTTGCAGTAACTGCTAAGTTTACAGCACCGCCGTTAACTAAATTTTCACTACTGCTTAATGTTAAAGTACCTGATACTTGCAAGTTAGCTGGCAATTCAACTTCTAATGTTCCTGCAGTCGTAACAGCACCGCTGGATACCACCAATGATGTACTTGTTAGTCCAACGCTAGTTACAGTACCACCAACTTGCGTAGCACTAATTGTAATGCTACCATTGCTACCACTTAGTCCAATGCCTGAACCTGCTTTTAAACTTGTGACACCTGTGTTAATTACTGTGATGTTACCTGCAGTTGTGATTGGACCGCCTGAAATTTGTATACCTGTACCGCTAGTGATTAATCCAACACTTGTTACTGTACCAATACTATTTGCGTTTGCTATGTTTGTTATGCGACCATATTGGTCAACACTTAGTGTAGGGTAAATATAATTACCTGCAACTACACCTGAGTTTGCTAAATCAATTGAAATATTACCGTTACTTACAATTGGACTGTTTGTTACTGTTAATCGGTCTGCTGAAACAGGAGTAACACCAACACTTGTTACTGTTCCGCCTGAACCACCGTTACCACCACCATTAGATGAAATAGTGACGTTTCCGTTACTCTGGTCAATAACAATATTTGTACCAGCAATAATATTGGTAACACCGGTGTTTGTGATTGTAATCGTTCCGGTGTTTGCGTCAGCTTCAGTTGTTATACCTGAATTTCCTACAAAATTATTGTATGGGCTGGCGCAACCAAATAATGTCGTAAAATTTGTTTGTGTTTTTGTAAATGCTGAGTATAAAGAATCGCTACCTGTGGATTCGTTAGGTAAGCCTATCTGTATAACTTGAATGTTTCCAATTGCCATTTTTTCGTCCTTATAGTGTATTTATCAATAAGGACGAAATAAATAGTTATCCTGGACTAAAACTACTGCCGCAACCGCATGTTGTCTGTGCGTTTGGGTTCTTGATGCTAAAACGTGAGCCTTGTAAATCATCAACAAAATCAATCGTAGCATTTTCTACATATTGCATACTCATGCTATCAACTAATACAGTTGAATTTCCTGCAGGAATTTCCCAATCATCCTCATTTTTAACTTCATCCATTGTAAAGCCATATTGCATTCCTGAACAACCCCCACCTTGTACAAACATACGTACTTTAATGTTTGGATTGTTTTCTTCTGCTAAAATATCAGCAATTTTAAGTGATGCGCTTTCTGTGATTGTAATCATTTTCTTCCTTCGTTTGTTCGTTCATATTCACTGGCATTACCATCTAAATCTACATGCCAAGCATAAAATTTAGTGTCAGGGAATTCTTTTTTAAGACTTAAAAATGCATTTAAATTTGGTAATGCATCATCGTACATGATTGCTTTATCATAGTTGTCTTTTTCTAATAACTGATGAATAATCAATTTTTTCTTGTGTTCTGTTGATATTTTACCTTTCATATTTCCTGCACGATAAACATGTACTTTACTCATGTCTACCCCGTATTTACGAAAAGTATCTAAGAACAATTCTCTATCATTGAAATCAGCACGTGCTGTTACCATGACAACTTTATTTCCTGTATTAATATCTTTCTTTAATAGATTTATCATAGGAATGATAGGCTTAGATTTTTCAAAGAACTCTCTAGCATCTTCAAAATCGCCAAAATCAAACTCTTCACCCGGCTTTAACTTATAGTGTGTAAAATCATGACTGTTTAAACTGTGTGTAACTACGCCATCTTTAATCACATGCACTTTAGTTTGAGTGTGGACAAGTGTGTCATCTATATCAAAGATAACAAGTTTTTTAGGTTGTAGTTCACTGGCTCTCATAATAACTCTTTTTCACCTTCTGGTGTTATAAACCAAAACCCATCACCGGGGGTAACAATATATCCTGCATTTTCTAAGCTGTCATATACATTTTGTTGTGCATCAGTTACACCACGTATATCTTGTTGAAAATCTAATCTATGACTGTTGGCAACTTCAATTGCTTTAAGCAATAATAATTTACCATATCCTTGACCTTGAAATCTGCTTTCAACTTCTACTTCATTATTGACATCATCTGTTTCTGGGTCACGAACAAAATTAAAATGCCCAACATATTTGCCGTGTACTGTTAATTTGATTTGAAAACTACTGGAAAAATTGTCAGGTGTATGCACATCAAACTTCAATGAGGGGGTGCCTTCAACAATAAATTCATTTGCTCTCATATTACTAATTCACCGATTGATTTATTGCAAATTCTAATTCGGGATACTTGGCAATAATTGCATTTTCTAAATTAGACATACTAGCACCAAATCTACTATGTAAATAACGCATATTTACACGATCATCATGTTCGTCCATAAATTGTGATTCTTCCAGGTTGTTAATTAAATAATCTTCTCCATATTCATGATATGCTTCTAGGTAAGCATCCTCACTAGTAATTAGTTTATTGCCCAAAGAATACACAAAGTGTAATTGATATTTTTCTCCTACATGTTTAGGCTTAAGTGGAAGTACTATAAACAATGGAGCTAGATCGTTGTAGGAATCAAACATATTGTTACCTTTAGTGGCAGCGGTGCACCATTGTGTGCCTTGACCATAATAACAAGCAGCCGTTTGATCTTCTGGTACGATAACTCGTATACTATTGTCTTGATAAATTTCTGTAGCACGTCCTTTTTCTTTTTCAGTAGTTTCAGGATCAGGATATTGACCTACTGTATTCAAAAACTCCTTAAAAGTTCTATATCTATTGATGTCATTAGCCGGAGGCTTAATCATTTTCCTTCTATTAAGTTTATAAAACTTTTCTAAATAGTCTTGTACTGTACTGGCTACATCTTCAAACTTGGTGCCACGTCCTGTGTTCCATTCTCTGATATAAGTTCTGATTATCCATTCTGTATATTGATTATTTTCTGTGGGATCCGCACCGGCAAACATTCTTACGGCAAGAATTATAGTTCGCGGGTCGGGCTCATTCTTCATGTCCTTAATCCGACCCAATATGTTATATGTTGTACGATCTTTTTTTGCAGCCTGCAATAGTGCCGGACCTAACTTCTGCACAGTTATGTCTTGATTGTATTCTATTAAAAATTCACTTGCCTTCATAGCGAACGACCCCACCTAGTATTAATTACATTCCAGTTTATGATTTTCCACTGTTCTTTTAAGTATTTCTTTTTGTCACTACCATAATCTAATATAAAAGCATGTTCCCACCAATCAATAAGCAATAGTATATCATCACGTACTTCATGGTTTTTAATTGTTTTTATAGTACCATCATATGCAAGATAGACCCAACCGCTACCCTGAATTTTCATAGCAGTTTCTTCAAACTCTTTACAAAACGATTCAAAGCTACCAAACTTTTTATTGATAAATCCATACATAGGACCGTTTGGTTTATTATTGTTTCTTATTTCTCGAAATTGCGGGAAATAAACATTGTGTAAAAATGCACCAGCAAAGTTAAAGTCAGGGTCGCCCTCACCCTTGTTGTATCTTTCTGCATAGCCTTTGGCTAGTTTGTCATAGTGCAAATGTATTGTGTCTTTGCTTAATACAGGTGCTAAATCATTTTCCCCAAAGTTAAGTGGAATGATTTCTATGTCTTGTGGTTTAGACTTTTCTTCAAGTAATGTAATTATGTCACGCATTAGTATATTTATCGTGACGTTATATAAATGATCGCACCTTTTTTAGTATCTTATTTGCAGTTTGTCTGTGCGTAAGATTTCCCATATGCAAATCATCTCTGGCTCTGTCTATGTTATAAATCTGAATGGTTTCATCTTCCTGTGAATTTTTCTTTGCCATGTGAAAAGTTAATTCAATGATAGGTACATCTTTTATTGTGTTTTTTATAACTTTTTTTGCAAATTCACATTTGCTATTGAAATAATCAATTTGATCTCCTAAAATTATAAAATCATTTATTTCTTTATTTTTAATCCAAGCCCCGTGATTTTCTATATATTCTTCTTTAATAACGCTAAATCTGTTATTATTTGGATTTTGTAAAACAATAAATTTAGGTTTTTGTTGAATTTTATTATACCAAGTTAATAAGTTGTACTGTAATATATCTATGCCTGTACCACCTAAGGCTAAATTATAGTAATCATAATTTATTTCTTTACTTAGTAGATATGAATATGTATCTTCTAGGTATAACCCAATACCCTCAGTATGGCTGCATCCTATAACAAGAAAATAATTATTTAAATTGATTTCTTCTATATTTTTACAACGATGTCCGTAGTTGTTTCGTTGATATGTTATTGGGTTATTTCTATAATACCAATCGATTGGTTTAGTTTTTAAATTTTTATTAAATAATTCTTCAGTATCGGAACCGCAAAAATTTATGTTTGTTTCGTAGGGCGCCAATCCAATAAAATCATCAATGAATAACATTTTATCTTCTCCTAGTAATTCGACCTCTGGCTAGGTCATAGGGGCTGAATTCTACCTCTACAGTATCACCTAGTAATACCTTAATATCATTTTTACGCATTTTGCCTGATATGTAACCTAATATTGTTGGGCCTGTTACTAGCGTAATTCTAAATGTAGCGTTTGGTAATACTTCTATTACCTTGCCATCCATCTTAATACCTTCTTCTTTTGCCATAATTAAATACTATTCATTTCTGTAATATGCTCCAAATCTTTTCTTTTTCTTTGATTTCTTCTTCAAGTTTTATATACTGATTACGCAATTCACGTAATTGTTCCCACTTTTCTTCTAATTTTTCATTTGGGTGTAAGATAGCTAATTTTTCTTCAATCATTTCTATTGACTTTATAATGCTTTTACCTTGAATTTTAACATCACCTTCAAAGTTAGCATCACCTTTAACAAGTAATGTTGAGTTAGTATCGGTAGTACTAATAGTATTAACGCCACCCCAATTTGGATTAGAACCATTGCTATATAGATACTGACCTGATTGGCCTGTGTTGGGTGCAACTGTTATAACTGGTACAGCAGTATTATCGTTATTAAAGACGTTGTTTAATATGCTCATATTTTCCTAAGAATATATCGACCTTCATCATCGATTTGAAAATCAATGGTGTCCCCTGGCTTCCATGACATGGCATCCAATAAAGGTTTGGGAATAGGTAATAACAAATCTTCGTTATCAGGATCTTTTTGTGCAATAACTTCGTAGCGAACGTGGTCAAGCCCGGGTTTATTTTTACTCATACGTTATGATACTACTATGCAAGGGTAAATACAAGCGTTTTGGTTACCATGCACGACATGACCAATAACGTGCTTTCCAACGTGGTCCAGGATTTTCACAGTGGTGTCTTGCCCTGAATGATTTACGATGTCCAGGACTGTTCTTTTTGATACGCATGTTTTTGTCACCAAAGTTAACTTTAACTACATTACCTTTTGGTCCCTTAACATACACTTTAGATTTCTTTACATCACCTTTCATTGGCTTACCTAAGGGCACTTCACGACCTTGATATTTTGCTTCATCCAATTGCTTTTTAGCATCAATCATGATTCTGATTGCTTGTTCATCAATGTGGATAATCACGCCATCATCAGTAAGGTCTTTGATTGTTGTTTCAATTAGTGTATCTCCCAATTCGATTTCAACTATATCACCAATTTGTGGCTCAGCGTATATATCTTCTAATTGTTCAATGATACTGCGAATGTCATCTGATTTCATTTAAAGTTTCCTGTATATTGTAGTATTTATCTAACCATGGCATTTTTTGTGCAATTAATGATTTTTGGTCAATTAAATAGTCAGAATAATATTTAATAATAGTATCACTAGCAGTTACACCAACAAATTCTTCAATTTTACGTAGTCCTACATTAATATCATATAACTCATCAATGCTTATTTTCAATATATTATCTTTATATTGTTCAGGTATAGGTGATGACATTTGAAAGTATGGATGATCCATACCATTAATTCTATGTGCTTTGATAAAATTTTTAACAACTTCGTCGGGCATTTCTTTGGGCCAATTGTAATTTTTTATAATTTCATAAGCCTCTGGAGAAAATTTTTTAACTCTTTCAAACCAAAATTTATTACCCTCAGCACTAGTTCTATGATACCAGGCTTTGTGAAATAAATTACCTACAACCAGGTCTTTATCATCAACATCAACTGTGATGATAACATTTTTAAAATTAGGATAGTATGTTACTAAATCGTCCCAGTCAGTTACAAAATGACTTTGTAATATAAAAGGTATAGATTTTTTGCTTCTAGTGATTTGTTTATAAGGCAAATCTCTTAATATGTCATACTCTTTATCAAGCATGTTAAACTTGTAATTGTATCTCAAAACATCTACAATGTGGTGAGCATTTTTTGTAGGGGAAATTAAAGGTGTATAATCAGTCAATAAACTGTAAATTAATGTAATCAGAAAGTTACCTGAACTTCCTCCTACGTAATTTACCAAATACATGTTATCTAATCCATTGTGCATAAATCATACTCAAAACGTTAATTGTCCTATCAGTAGTACTATCGTGGTGCTTGACTGCAATACCACCGTGATTTGCAAATGGACCTAAATAAACTTCGTAGTCATCTACTAAAACATTTGGATGCCCATCTGTTAATGCATACTTATACTTATGTCTGTCAAAAATGCAACTACTACTAGTGCCTGGGTTATGTATATCTAACCAATCTTTTTTACCTTGTATACATGCCTCGGTTTCTATTTTAAAAGGTGCACTTAATACTGTAAAAGGTATTTTGTTATCACGTAACCATTTAATGATTCGTAGTCCACCCTGCAAAGGTTGCAAATCTTTGAAAAAATTATAAACAACATCCGGTCCTTGTAATTTAACACGTAATGTGGCATTTTCTTTATCTTCTATGTGATCCCAACTTGGAACTTTATGTAATCTGGCCAGTGCATGGAATAAATCAGCTTGTACTCCATCCATATCCAAATATAAGTGAGGCATTCTTATATCAGCCATGGCATTTTTTCTTTCACTAATTTATTTCTATTGTTTACGTATAAGTTATACGATTCTTTAGTAGCACTAGTTATAGTGTGCCCCGTAAAAATTCTAAGTCGTTCTAACATTTCATCAACATTGAATAATTCTTTATATGAAATTACTATCGTTTTGTCTGTAAAATCTTCCGGTACTGGTGTAGTCATAAACCTAGCCCAAGATAAAAATTTTGGACCCATAATTTCTACCATTTTATTAAATATAGGTTCAAAATGTTCTAGTGTAAATTCATGACCATCGTAGTCTTTGTTATAGATATCTTTGTATATTTGTAGTATCTCTTGGTACGTAATTGATTTTCGTTCTGCATCTTCAAATATCAAGTCGAAACCATTTTTATACATAATATTTCCAATTAATTCAGGAACGTCTTCTTGTTCGTATTTTATAATAATAGTTTTAATAGTTGGAAATTTTTCCCTAATGGTTTCCCAGTCAGGATATGAGTGTGTTGTGACCAATCCAATGGGCGAATCACCCACAAAATTAAAATTTTTAAATGCATTAGGACCATTAACATACCAAGACCCACCACCGTAATTGATTTCTTTATTCCAATTATTAGTCCATGGATGTTTGTAATGTGCAGAATTATACTTAGTAAATTCTATTTGAGAATCAGCATCATTTATTATATTCCATAATATATTTGCTAAAAATCTGCCACTAGAACCTGCTACAAAACTGATTATATATTTGTCGTCATTCATTGCTATATTTATCAACACAGGCCGGTGTTTATTGTTTTTTGAAATAAATACATGCTAATAAGGGAGAATAATAATAAAATGGCCTTAATAGATTCAGTATTAAATTTAATAACAAAACAACCAAAAGACCCTAACGCGGTTAAACCGCCTGTGGGTTCACGTAGCGAACGTGAAGCTAAAATTAAAGATAAAGCAGGTATGGTTATTAGTGTGTTTGCACTAATTTTAGCAGTTAATAGTTGGTACGGTGGTAAATTAAGTAGTTTAACACTTAACAACACAATTGCAGCCAATGACGTTTGGAGTTTTTATGAGGCTAAAAGTATTAAACAAACTCTTGCAGAGCAAAGTTTAGATGATGCTATTGTTCGTAAAGACGAAAAGAAAATTGAAAGTTTGAAAGCTAAAATTGCTCGTTACGAAAGTGATCCAGCAACGGGTGAAGGTAAAGTAGAACTAATGGCAAAGGCTAAGAAATTAGAAGCCGAACGTGACCACGCTAAAAAGCAAAGTCCATGGATTGGTTTTGCAAGTACATTATACCAATTAAGCATTGTTGTATTATCTGCAAGTATTCTTGCGGTTAGTATGAGCATGTTCTGGGGCAGTTTCTTTGTTGCAGGATTAGGACTACTACTATCAGCGCAAGGTGTGTTCCTCTGGTTCTAAGGAGCCGGACTTGTGGATCCGCTAACACTCTTTGCCCTTGCCAACGGGGCAGTTGCGGCCGTAAAGAAAGGTTGCCAACTTTATAAAGATATCAAAGGTGCCGCCGGGGACATTAAATCTGTCCTCAAGGACCTTGACGACCAATTTCACTCTAATCATCCACCCGATAAACCTGCTACAGTTACGCAACGTAACGCTTACATAGAAGAAAAAAATCGTGTAATAGAATTAAACAAAAAGCAAGGTGAGACCACAGGCATATACACAGAACTTGGTAACTACCTTGGAGACTTCTTTGATGCTATGAATCAATGCATGGCAGTTATAGAGGAGGAGGAAAGAAAAAATAAAGAAGAAATTTATAGCGGTGATGCTAGTTTAGGTAAACGTGCTTTGCAACTTGTATTAATGAAAAAACAATTAGAACAAATGGCTATAGAGTTACGTGAAATGATGATTTATAATGCACCACCCGAGTTAGGTGCTCTTTGGACTGATGTTAGTGAAATGATGAAAGTCATGGGTGCCCAACAAAAGATTCTGATTGCTAAAAAAATGAGAGCTGAAGAAGTAATTCAGAAAAGACGCAAAGCACGTATGAGGCAACTTACACAAGATGCTGTATTAGGTGTAGTAATCTTGTGTAGTATATTTTTAATCAGTGGTATGTTTATGTGGGTAGCATATGACAGGCAACAAAAATACCCTCAGTATGGGGATGGCTTGTTCCCCAAAACTGAAAAGGAACGTAGAGCAGAGGAGCAACCTCAAGTCTACGTAGGTAGATAATTATCCACGTTCAGGGAAATAATCCTCTTTCACACCTTCACGATGTAAATCACTTGTTATGCAATGCAATCCGCCGTCCCAAAAATATCTATGTCTAAAATTACATATGTGTGGAGTTATACCATATCTACTGAATGCATCAAATACTTTTCTATTGTATCCATTGACAACTACGTTTTTCTTGTCAATCACTAACATGTTAACATCAAATACACTTTCTTCAGCATATCCAACCCATTGATTCATCCATCTTTCTACAAATCTAGTAAAATCTTCATTTAACTCTTCACCTGGCACCCACCATTTACCGTTATTTCTTTGTTTTAAAATTAAGAATGGTCCCATTTTTTGCCATGACTCACCGGGCAAATATACAATCTCCCAACCTGGGAATGTTTCAGCATAATTGTATTCTCCGACTATACTTACGATTAACCCCGGTACTACTGGAGTAAAACTTCCATCTGTGTGGCCTTGTGTAACAACCACACGCACACGATAATCAGGAAATAGTGAACTTAAATGGTCAAACTTACTTGGATCTTCGTCTGCATCTTCTAATGTGCCAATGTATAAATCCTTACCTAATCTAGTGGCCATAGCCGCATTTATTCTACGTTCAAAGCCTGAATATGGATTAGTAGTTGATGTCCCTAACAATATACCTTTTGAAGTAACACCGTTATTTTCACAATATTCAACAACATGTTTCCATTCTTTGGATTTACGCCAGTACAAATCACTACCCAACATGATAGATAAATCTCTAGGTTGCATGATATTACCTGGCGACTCTATTTCTCTACCATCTATAATTTCTTGTCGTACACGTTCTAATTGAGATTCAATGTTTGGTCTTAATACTTCAACATTGAAACTTTTCAATAGTGCAATTAATTTTTGATAGTCTTCTTCCGTCTCTTCGGCTATCTTATAAAATACTTTTCTAACTCTGTCATTTTTAATATAGTCGTATATTTCGGGTGGGTATGATTGACCCACAGCACAAACTTTAAGTGGGTCCCAATGTTGGTAAACTGAAAATGTCATAGTGTATCTGGCCAATCTCTAAAAAGTGCATGTTGAATATTACCATCAACAAATTGGTTAAAACTTTTATGTTTTGTTTCTAAATCGCCCTCTAGAGGTGCGACTCTTTTAAATGCTTCATCCATCTGAGCCATATTATTAAATTCCATCATAATATGCCATTCAGGTAAATCTTGTATGCTACGAAATCCCATTTTACATCTAGTGATGCGATATGACTCCATTTTCTTTTCAGATACTAAATGATCCAGAAAACTTTTCATATTGTTGACCCAATTAAGGTCACTTATGTCTTGCGACTTGTCACACCATATATGATATATATCCATTAAATTGGTCCTAAAATTTCATAGCCATCTATTTGGCTTTTGTAGTTGTCTGCTAAACCCAAATATAAGTACTTGAATCCTTGACTTTTATAATAAGCACACTCATGTTGTAAACTTAATATTCCTAATTTCATTTCGGGATTATGATAATCCCATGCAAATTGTATTGATTCTGCATTTTCTCTGTCGTATCTTTTAACGATGCTAAATGCACACATTTTTTCATCTGGAAAATATGCAATAACATCGGTGTATTTGTCAAATAACAAACCGGTAAACAATGGCATTACGCTTGTGAATTTTTTATAACTACAGTATTCACGATAGATATTTTGAATGGTATCCATGCGGTCATTACGCTCGGGCACCGTCAAGTAATGTCCAAAGTCTAATGTTTTGTAATTTGTTTCAGCTAGATTTATTCTACAGAATTTCATTACTCTATTTAGTACGCCAGGACACTACGCTATCTAAATCATTTTTTGACCAAACATCATAGTAACCTTTTTCTTTCAACTGGTTACTTGCTATTGTTAGTTTATCTAATTTTTGTAAGATAAGCAACCCACAATGACCAAAATTCATTTTTACATCGTTGATGTACTCAGGTGTGTGTGGGTGGTCTTCTAGTACTACATAGTTAATAGGTAACAATCGTTCATTGAGATAATGAACTATTTCTTGTAATCTAGCTGGATCAATACTTTTATGGTCAAACGCAATGACCACAACTTCTTTATTATCTAAATGCTGTATGCAATTAATCGTGGTCATGTATAAATCACATGAATCAGTATAAACAATCTCTATTTGATTATTGATTCTAGCTTGGCGAGCATAAGGACAAGGACTCCACCCATTCAATGACTCATTAGGTTTTTCTACGAAATTAATTAACCAACTGGTTAGTTGGTCTTTGATAAACTCTTGATTCATTCAAATTGCTTTTTATCTTTTTTTGGAATATAATCTACACCAGCTATGGGTGTAAAATCTTTGCATACATTATTAATCATGTCTTCTCCATACTTAAGTGTAAGCAAACTAAAATGCTGGTCGATGTCTTTGTTATAATTATCAATACCAATCATAAAATGTTGCCACCAACGAATCTTGGTTCCGGCATATTTTTTTATGATTGAATCTTTTTCAATGTCTTCAAAGTTATTGTTCTCACGGTAAAACGTATAATATTTCATTGTTTCCACATCCTAAAGGCAACTAAGTCCTTTTCATTTTCAAAGTAAAACTGATATGTACCTACTGTGTTACCTGCAGGCTGTACGCACTGGTACCCAAACTCACCCTCACAATTACGTTTTAACCAATCTACCATTGGTTCTAATTCACCAAATTGAATCTCAGTTTCAGCCCTCAAACTTAGCAACATCTACTTTACTTTTAATTAAAAAATCAATGCCATCTGTACTACGATAGGCATCACGATAAATCAATCTTGATATACCACTTTGATATATCAATTTAGCACAATCTAAACAAGGTGCATGTGTGCAAAACATAACTGCATTCTCTCCTGCCTCAGTACTCTTTGCAAGTTTACTTATAGCATTTGTTTCTGCATGTAATACTTCGGGTTTGGTTTTTAATGTAATACCTTCTGCATCGGGATAAGTAATTTGGTCTTCGCAGTTGTTGTCCCATCCTGCGGGCATTCCATTGTATCCAATACTAATGATTCTATCATCTTTAACAACAATAGCGCCAACTTTTAATCTTACTGCATGGCTAAGTTGTGCAGTACGTTCTGCAACATCCATAAAGTAATTTATAAATTTTTCTTTCATTTTACGTAAAATGTTTCTATATGACTTTTAGCACGACTATCAGGTAAAACATCTAATACATAATTAACTGTGTCGTATTTTTCACAGAATGCTTTGCCTAAGGATTTACCATCTTTAATCTGTTCAAATAAATGATACTTACAAAAATCTTCAAACTCTTGTCTAGATATTTTAAAATCTCTATCACCTTTACCCAGTGACTGTAATTCTAGTTGTCTTGCCATTTGGTCAAACATAATCAATCCCAAAGATTTCTATAATATTTACCAAACAATTCTAAACCTTCTTGTATACGTTCATCATGAAGTTTGTGTCCCTCAGCATCATACCAATGTCTATCAGGGTTCTTATCAACCATTTGAAAGGTTTCTTCGTCTTTGCCTGTTATTGGATTGGGGAATGTTCTGTCAGTTTTTACCCAATCGAACTCTGGTTTACCATGATGATATAATTCATCATAATCATTTTTGACTAGTTGCTCGAAGGCCCAAATCATTTTATCAAGTGTTTCTTCCCAACGTTTGACACCTAATATAAAACAGTCATCATTTGATTCTTCATAAAAATCAAAACTTTGTTGCTCTGTATATTTTTCTCCGCCTACTTCTGCAAAATCATGAGGTACACCATGTTTAGTATTCTTAAGTTGTATCAATGCAGGGTAGATAATAAGTGCTAATGTATGGTCAAGATTCCATGTGTCATGTCCCTCAATGGTAACATTGATTTTTCTGTTGTTGGCTTTTTTTGGAAACTTACCTAGGCTAACTTTCATAATGAACTTTTAACATCTCCATTGATAAAATAATAACAATTTTTGTCGTGTACTACAACCGCTACATTGACGCCTCTATCTAATTTGGCTTTTTTTGCTAATTCTTGTACAGTATGTCCCTGGCAAATAAACGCCTTGTTATCAAAATCGTATAAGAACAATTGATTATCAGATTCTTCTACCATCATTTTTCTAACAATAATTTCTTCATCTTCGTCGGTTGTAAAACCCTGACGATGTGCTTCAATTTTAACTGCCTCACGAACACGCAATGAAAAAAACATTTCACCAAGTTTAAATCCAATTACGAATACTGCTAAAAATGCTAGGATAGTGTCTAAGTCCATGATTATTATTTATTGATTGTTAAGTTAGACCATTGTTTTAATTTCTCAAACTTTTTCTTTTTAGCTTGAGAAATGCCTGCCTTGGACACTCCGATATTTAAGTCGGTAAGCAATTCAACCATTGCAAACAAGTCACCAATTTCTTCTTCAAGCATATTGATGTTTGTTCTATCTTTACCTGGCTTCATTTGGTCGGGACCAAAACGCATACACTTACTTACTGCTTGTGTAACTTCTGCACATTCTTCCTGTAAAATTAACAGTACTTCTCTGGTTTCTTCATTCATCTTTTGTCAATACTTCTAATGTACCATTTGCGTTGGTTACTTTTTCTGTTAAGTGTTGCAATACACCTGCACCATAACTATTCATTCCTTCACGACCTTTATAACAAATATAAAGACTTCCTGAATGATTAGTATACTCGAACCTGTCTTCAAACTCTACTGTTTCGGTAATGCCTGAACTAAGTTTCCAACTATCACCATCTAAATATCCACCATACCAATTGGCAAATACTTTGTCAATTGTTTCATCACCTGATGTTATCTTTACAACTAACCATCTGTCTGGAGTGTATGTACTCATATAGCATCTCCTAAATATTCTTCATGTTGAATCCACTTGTTATCTTTTAAGAAACCCCAATCACGTTGTTGTCTGCCCATAAAGAATAAACTCACTGTGGGCCTTTCTTCATCTAATTCTAACCAATGATACTCTTGTGCGTTGCGAATAATAATACTACCTGGACCACGCCATCTAGAATACTCTGCAAATTTTTGACCTCTACTATTAAACACGGGTGTATGTTCCCAGTAACCACCACGCAATATGATTGTCATGTAACCCCAGGGATGGTCGTGAAAGATTGGATCATCACTCTTTACAATTTTATGTAGTGTGACATTGAAGGGGAACCATTTACGGTCTTTAAGAAAGATATAGTAACGATGCATGTAGTCTGCACCTGTTCTACGGTCAGGAATAAGGCGATATCTGCCTAATTTGTTCATGATGTTATGCAGAATTCCCATGTTTCTCCTAACATTAAAAATAAGAATCGGGCTTTACAACAGTAGGTGCCCGACTGACCTTTTACCTAATTACAGACCTAATGCTAAAGCACGATAGCCGGCTGCCACGATTTCACGTGATGGCTTACCCAAACGATACTTAGTAGATACACGACCTTTAGTATCTGTGTGCTTGTTTGCATAAACAGCATAACCTTCGAAACGCAAGTTGCTAATTGTGGCAGTTGGGTTCTTCACGCTGAAACGTGCGGCGATTTGTTTTGCTGTAAGTTGCTCACCATTTTGTAGTGCCTCTAGGACACGATTTTGCTTAGTTAATGTCATTTTGATTTCCTTTGTTGTTTCGTTGTTCTCACAACGTACATAGATTATACGATAATAACGATTATCAAACAATACTGTTTGGATACCTTGTTTCATTTAGATATCCAAAAATACTAAATTAAATGGTTCATCGTCACTTCTTTCACCTGGATATCCAAGTGGGTTACAAATAACCTGTGTGGTACCAACCATGTAATCACTATTGTCATGCATGTGACCATGAGTCCATAAAACAATTTGTGGATGGTCTAAAATAAACTCACTTAAATCACTTGCGTAACCACCATTCATAATATAATCATGGCGATATTTTTCATGGATACTTTGATACGTGGGAGCATGGTGTCCTACGACCACACACTTTTTATCTTTGTTTTCTGTTAAGATTTTATCAAAGACACGTAATGTACCAATGTGGCGAGTGACCACATCCTGTGAACTTAATCTGGCATAATTTCTGTCATCGTTTTTAATGATACGGAAATCATTCATCATTGTTGGAACTGCCTGCATTGTAAGTGGATCCATTTTGTTCATGTCTGTCCATAATGTACCACCAACAAAAACCACATCATCAATTGTTACACTAGTGTCTTCCAAAAAGTGTACATTGGGAAAACGTTCACACTCCTGACGCAAATAGTCAATACTTGCATGAAACTTACCATGATAAAATTCATGGTTCCCTGCAACATAAACCACATGTGGAAATTGAAAACTACAACGCTTTAAAAAGTCACGGAAATCTCTAGCACGTTGTTGTCTATGTCCTAAATTTTCAATATTGGTTGGGTCAGCAGGATGAACCTCAGGATGGTCATGCAAGTCCTGAGCAATCATGATATCACCGCTTAGGATTAATACATCAGCATTTTGTGTATTCTTGATAATTAACCCAACATTAAATTCCAAATGCAAGTCACTACAGACTGCTATTCTCATCATAACTCCTAGCCCCGTCTCATGCGGGAAATTTCTACTGCTTCCTCGTCACTAAAGACCGGTACTGCATTACTCTTGTGCATTGTTGCAATACCTTTAACTTTAGTGCCCGTATATACCTTAGGCGGTGCCACTGTTGCAGTACCACCAACACTATTTAAACTTTTAATATGTGCTGTAGTATTTCTGCCCTCAGGAATTTTTAATGAATAAGAACCACTCAATGAACCTGCACTTAATGCTCGTACACGTTTCTTTTCTTCAGCCTCAACTCCCCACTTCTTTTGAAGTTCCTTCCAACTCTCATCTAACTCACGTGCCTTACGTGCATGTTCGGCACTGGCAAATTTGCGTTTACTCTTTTTCTTGCCTACTGTACTAAGCCATGGGCCCTCTAAATGCATACTCATTTGATTAACTCCGCAATATGTTTACAAGCACCACGATATGTATATCCGGGACACGTACAAGATTTTTCCTCTGTGTCAATAGAATATACAGAACCTTTACTACCAGTCACTTTGATAATTGTACTCTTTTCTTTAATTTTTGTAAAGGGGTTTGGCTTAACCGTTACAAACTTGCGACCACGCTTGTCAAAATTTTTGATTGGATTTTTGAAATAGAAGGGCGTTTTCTCACCCTTCTTGATGTATGCTACTAGATTATTTCCATCCAACAGATATGTATGATTCGGTGTATTAGAATCGGCCCAAACTGTTGTTTCTAGTAACGCTTCCATTATACAAGTCCTAATTCTTTATCAAATGAAAATTCCAATTCAGCTATATATTCTTCAAACAATCCTACATCCATATAACTGTCACCGGACACTTCAATTGTTATCCAATCATCTTTCAATTCAAACCTATGCATGGTCAATTGATTGACAACAATATAATCTATAATTTTTGTCAGATCCCAATGTCGGAATACTGACATTGTAACATTGTTATTCATACTTCATCAGCCTTTTTTTCTATTGTAAAAGCCTCTTCAAGTGGAATATATTTACCTTCTGTTTTGTAAAAACATACATACCATTTACCATCAGTACGCAGGATATACTCATATTCCTGATAGTCATGGTGTGTAACATACTCATCAAAATTTGAGAATTTTGCAATAGCAAGATCCTCACCACGATCACGACCATAAAATGTAGTCATGTTACCAAAGGTAGCTTTGAACACATCTTCAGGCATTTTAGTATCAAATTGACTGAAAGGATGTTGAGTACCAATTTCAGGACGCAAACTTGAAATACCACCGAGGTCAATTAAGTCACGAACCTTGAATGGATCCATGTAATATTCTTGTAACAATTTACCATTGTTATCAAGATAACCATCCCAATGACAATATACTTGTTGTACTGTACCATCGGCAAATTCAAGAGCGATTGTTGAGCGAGTAGCCATTTGTTTGTCCTTTTGTTTACTGTTTAAGATTCTATTATATACCCAAACCGATTTATTGTCAACCTTTTACACCAAGTCAACTTGGACTTGTTTGCCACGAAGGGTATGACCTAGACCTGTTGGGACGGGTTCGTTTTTGCGCTTGGCTTCATAACGCAAATAAGACAGTTTAATCAACGAATCCCAGCACAATGTACGGGCGTTAACTGTAGCAAATTGTTCGGTCATTTGCTGGATAGTCATGTACATACCAATGTCGTTTTCAGAACCATCGCCCTTGAAAATAACACGGAATTTTTGAGAATTTTTGAAGCCGTCAATCACAGTTTTTGTACGCATTTCAGTTCCTTTAATCAATCAATACATGTATTATATACCCAAACCGATTTATTGTCAAATTTAGGAGCCTTTATAAAAGTCCCGCAGGCCATACTCTATTGCTACGTAAGCCAAGTGACCCTTTACCGCATCCTCGTAAGTATTGTAGGTTTCTACAACATTACTGTCACCGGACTCATAAAAAATACAAGTTTCATATTTGTTCGGTGATAAACTTGCGGAATTCAATTTAACTGTTGACACATCAGTTTTACCAATTTTGTTAAAAGCAATGGTCTCTGGCATCACAAAATTTTCCATATTAGGATCCTGTTGACAAAAATAAGATTTCAGGAGAAATAGTACTTTGTTGGAAATGCTCAATATATGAATGATGAGTATCAGCCTGAGTAATTGCCGCATTAGCCGCAACATACAATGCCGCCCATGTTAAACCATTGATTTCCACAACAATGTCACGTCCTGTGCTGTACTCTTTATAAACCACCTGTTTAGCACCCTCGTAAGGATGACGGTCATTGAGATTGTCAATCTCGTAAATACTCCAAGTAGTACGCAAACCTAGGTCATCACGCACACTAGAAAAATGATCCATCTTAGTTTCAAAAGCCTTGTTGTCCTGCTCGTAAGCACCTTTGAGTGCCTCTTGCATTTCCAATTGTGCGTTGACCAATTTGAGCAACAATTTGCTGTCAACCACACCCTCTAGCTTAGAGGTGATTGAGGAAATATCAATCATTGCATTGTGAATTTTGCTAAATTCTTGGGAAGTAAGAGTTGGGTTGCAGTACATAAAAGCTCCTTTAATCAATCAATACAAGTATTATATGCCCAAAACGATTTATTGTCAAATTTTTAGGCTGTTTTTTTATCCAAAATCTTGTCGGATAAACGTTGTTTTTCTGCAACAACTGCTCTGGCCATTTGGTCCAAATAGATTTTTTGCTTTTTCTTGGGCAAATCCTGCATCATTTCTCCAACTAGACTTTGGAGATATCCTGAGGAATATGCGTAGGTGTCATGTGACTGTCTTGTGACTTTTACAAACTCGTCAACCAAACCATAAAATTCTGACATATAAGCTCCTTTTGTTCATTCAATACAAGTATTATATGCCCAAAAAGATTTATTGTCAACCTTTACAATGATTCTAAAATGTAGTCCGCGGCCCCTAGGTCTATCATTTCTTGGGCACTTAGCCAAACATCGGTAGTGTGTAACAGTTTCTTTTTTACTGTGTTTTCGTCTAGGTCAGTTGCTAATACCAATGTTTGAACCATTCTATCGTTTAACCTATCGTTTTCTTTTACCATTGCTTTAATGTCATGGTACTTGTATCCATCTTCACCACCTGAGAATTGGTGACACATGATACCTGTGTTTTGTGCGATGTAACGTTCGCCCTTAGCACCACTTGCAAAAATTAAAAAAGCGGCACTCATAATGTTACCAATGCCAATTGTTCTAATGGGGTGAGTACTACTTTTCATTACATCAATCAATGCAAATCCTTCGTACATCTCCCCACCTTGACTATTGATATATAGGGTTAATGTTTTTTCTCTTTTATCTAGGTTCTCATACACAATCCATTTAATGGCTTCACTAATAGTTTCGTTATCAATCGATCCATTTAGAAAATGTACATGATTGTTTAATAATGTTACACCAACTCTGTCCGTTGCGTTAAATTCTTCTATTTTCTTAGTTGCCATTTTTTATCTCTTAGAATGTGTGTGAACCTAAATTGTCTTCTCCTACCCCTGTCTTACCAGACCAAAATGTATTGAATGATAATGTTCTACGCATTGGTGAACCAGATGGTATTTCTTCTACAAAATGATGTAAGCTACTTAAGAACAATACCATGTGATTTTGTAGATTGTTAATACTAACTGGATCAATTTGTTGGTCTGCAACTAATGCATACAATGATGCATATGTTTTATTTTTTGTAACAAAATAAGGAATCTGTGGTAAGTATGATTCAATGCATAAGTTTAAATTACTAGGATTATTATCTAAAAAGATAACACCACTAACAATACTAAATGGATGAATGTGGTCATGATGATTTTCACCTACTTGAGTTTTATTAGCCCAGCTTTCTGTGATTTTGATATTTTCATACATACCCTTGATATGCAATGTGTTATCAACAAACTGTCTGCATTCTTCTTCAATAAATTCTTTTGCATCAGCAAAAATGCTTTTATCTAAAAAATGCTTATCTACACTTATTTGATTACCAACATTTTTTGTAAATTCGCTGGATGATAATTCACCATCTACGTCTTTAAAATCTAACACATCAGTTAAATCTTTTACCAATATTAACTGTTGGCTCAAGTTAAATAATAAGTTCATTATTCTCTCTTTTCAATTATCTTATCTACAAGCCCGTATTCCAATGCTTCAGCTGGACCCATGAAGTTATCACGTTCCATGTCAAGTGTTAATTCTTGGAATGTTTTACCTGCACTATTGTGTTTAACATAGATGTTGGTTAAATTCTTTTTCATCTCCAATATTTCTTGCACTTGAATCATCATGTCAGTTGCTTGGCCACGTGCGCCACCGCTTGGCTGATGTATCATGTGTCGTGCATTTGGAAGAATATAACGTTTGCCTGGTGCACCTGCTTGAGCAAGTAAGCTACCCATTGAACATGCTTGGCCCATTACAATAGTAGTAACATCGGGTTTAATAAATTGCATTGCATCATAAATTGCCATACCGGCTGTAACGCTACCGCCCGGGCTGTTGATGTAAATATTAATATCTTTTTCGCTTTCACTTTCTAAGTAAAGCAGTTGGGCAACAATAAGATTTGCCATTTGGTCATGTACTTCGCCCTCAAGCAAAATAACACGGTCACGTAAAAGACGGCTATAGATATCATAGCTACGCTCACCCTTTGAGGTTTGCTCTAAAACCATTGGAACTAAACTCATAATTCTCCTTAAATAGATATAATCATTTTACATGATATATTTACTTAATTCAAATTTTATGGCTGGATTTTTTTTATATTGGGTAAGTTAATCGGTAACTTTGAAACTTAAACCAGCATCGCCAGGGCTACCGGGAGACATTTTGGTATGTAATGAAACATGACCGTCAACTTTACCTGGCCATAAAACGTCGGTTGTTAATTTTTTACCCACAATACGTGAGAAGATTTGGATAAAGTTCTCATCCAATAACTCTAATACTGTTTTTCTAAAGCTATCAATCAATCCGCTTTCATTAATGATGCGAACCAAATCTTTTGTAACCACATAAGCAAGTTTACCACCATCAGTGCCTTTACTTGCTTGAATACTCGGTGCTTGAATCAATGTTTGAAACTGTTCAGGCATGGGCTCTGCACCCTTTGAATTGATATTCTTTAATACTTGTTTCATGTCGCCACTGATAAATGGCAATAGACCTTGATACTCAGGTGGTACCATGTCAGGGTGATTGTAATACAACCAGTTCATACCAGCAAAGCCTTGTACACTAACAGGCTTAACTTGAATAATGCCATTAATAAAATCTAATGCATTGCCTTTTTTGATTCTATTTTTACGTTTTTCAATTGATGGTGCTAGACCACTAAGTGCAGGAGCCGCTCCACTTGCAGTACTACCTTTACCACCTTTACTACTAATCATAATTGTGTGACCAGTACCAGCATTCTGTACTCCATAGCTATCTTGCAATGATGCATTCTGTTCACCAGGGAATATTAGTGCTAGTCCACCAAAGTCAGGCGCACCTAAGAATTTTAAAAATCTATCACGTTTTGGAAAGTTTGCAATGTTATTTACCATAGCGAGAATACCCAAGTATTCTCCTGCGTCAATTGCTATTTTCTTTTGTGTAGTTTCATCATAATTTTTCAAATCAGGTATAACTTTGCTTTCCATTTGTTTGGCAACTTCTTTAATTGCTACACCTAAATCACCGGCTTCGTCAAGTGTACTATTAGTGACGATAGTGTTATACAATTTACTTGCAGGAATTTCTTTATGTGAATCCAATGCATGTTTAATTTCTTCATCAGTTGATAACACAACTTTGTCTTTTGGTTTCGTACCGGGCTTGTTGATTGGATCAACTGCAATACCAATACCGATTGGTTGTACATTAACGTCAGTGGTCACTTGACCTTTTTTAGTCTGTAGGTCTGCCTTTTCAAACTTACTAACTGATACTGGCTTACCTGGTAGTTCTTCTCCCTGCGGAGTAACTATTTTATCAATTTGTAATGATATGCTTGGTAAGGGAGTGTTTGGTTGTTCTTTTAGTTTTTCTAGAAGATTATTAATAATTACTTCTGCTGTCTTGTATGACCTTTTGCTAGGGAAATATTGATTTCCATCTTTATCAACAAAGGGAGTACCGTCTTTTAATTTCTTTAGAAAATTAGCAGGTCTCCAATCAAGGTGACGTGGATCAAATAATGCCGCTGGGTTAAGTGGACTTTCAGTTAAAAATTCTGTTGCTCTCATAGTATTAGTATTTATTCATTTTATTAATATATTTATAGAAAAAATGCAGTAATGGCTTTCCTATAGTAAATACTATTTAAGTTCTATATTAAGGAGAAACTCATGTTTGAATTTTTGAAAAAGTTATTTTCACTAAAGCCTAAAGCAGTACCAGCTGAAGCACCTTATAAGGTCGAAGCACCTGTTGCACCTGTTGCAGTAGTTGAAACACCTTCACCAGTAGTTGAAAATACTGTACCTGAAGTTGCTAAAACAGAAGCAATTATATCAGGTGTTCCTTCTGCTGTTAAGAAGCCACGTAAACCACGTGCTCCAAAGGTAGAGGCAGAAGCAAGTGCAATTACAGCTAAGCCTAAAAAAGCTAAGGCTGCAAGTGATAAACCAAAAGCACCAAGAAAACCTAAAATCACTATCGCCAAGTAATCAATGAATGCAATTGGATTTGATTTAATTAGCGACCTTAACCTAATTGCTCAGGATAAGTTTAATTGGGAAGGTAAAGCTACAAGTTTATATTGCATAATTGCAGGTAACTTAAGTGATGATTTAGAAGTTATTAGACAAACATTAACGCATTTGTCTACGTGCTATCAGGGCGTGTTTTATACATTGGGATCTATGGAATATAATAGAACCAATGATATCAAAACACGGACCAATGAAATACATCAAATATGTAGTAAAATAAAAAATATAGCAATTATGTATCATCACGTTGTAGTGATTGATGGTATAGCTGTTGTAGGTGCTAATGGTTGGTACGGTAATGTACTTTCAATTGATCCGCACATTGATGCATTAGTTGAACAGCACCGCAATGAAGATATTATATACTTAAAAAATACAATAGAAAAACTACAAAAACATTTAGATGTTAAAAAAATTGTAGTTGTTAGTAATTCAGTTCCCAGTCCAAATTTATATTTTGGACAACAGCCAGAAATGGTTGGCAATCAATTAAATCTTAGTGTTGCTTTGTTAGCAGATACTGAGAACAAGGTTACTCATTGGGCTTTTGGAACGTATGATAAACAAGTTGATGTCGCTGTTGACGGCATCAACTATGTTAATAACGGTTGTTTTAGAAGAAATCCTTATTGGCCAAAACGACTTGAAGTTATTTGTTAAACTTCTTCTTCAATTTTAACTTGTAATGGGAAGCCTTTGCTACGTGCATCAAGTGTAACTTCTACACCTTTTTGCTCGGCAATTTCATAGGGCAATACTGCTACCACAGCACTACCTACATCGTGAATCGTGTGTGTAATTGACTGTGCTGTATCAACGTTATAATCAAAATAACTAATTAAACTACCAACAACAAACTCCATGCTTGTAACGTCATCATTAAAATAAATTATTTTAAATAATGATGGTTCTTTTAATGCTAGATTTGGTCTAATTTTTACTTTTGTGTCTGCTCTTGACATGATTTAATAGCCTTTAATAGTTGTGATAGGAGTATGCAATCTGTGACTGCATACTCTCTATTATATTATTTAGTATAGGTAATTGCAATACTCTTTGGTTTCTTTTCTTCTGGAATTACACGTTCCAAATTAATAGTCAAGATACCATCTTTTTGTACTGCACTAGCTACCTCTACATATTCGGCTAATGTGAATTCACGAACAAAATCACGGTCGCTAATACCTTTGTGTAGGTATTCATTAGCAGAAGTTGCTTTGGTTCCTTTGATAGTCAATACACGATTGTCTAAATTGATATCAATTTCACCTTCACTAAATCCAGCTACTGCAATCTCAATAAGGAAGTTATCCTCAGAGAGTTTTACAATATTGTATGGGGGATAGTTGGTTTGATTTTGTTGATTATTAATTCGCATTAATTCATCTAGCATTGTATCGAAACCGATACCAAATTTGTGAATTGACGGAATGTCGAGGGAACGAAGGGTTAATGTATTAGTCATGTTTTATCTCCTTTATTAAGCAAGACTGTTATAATATAGACCCGATTATCGGCATCTACATTAGTATTTATTATATTTGAAATACGTAAAAAATTCTACTATTTAGGTTAAAATAGTTTTGGTGGAAGTTGCTGACTACGCAAGTGTTTCTTCCATCTACTCTTTGCTTGACCTCTAGCAATTTTTCTTTTTGTAGTTGGTTTAACGTACTGTTGGCGGTCACGGACTTCTTGTAGCAAATTTGAATCTGCTATCTTCTTTTTGAATTTACGTAATGCTTTTTCAACATTTCCGTCTTGTACTATTACTTTTCTGCCTTTTAATATCATAATATAGATTTTGGTTCCAAAACTAAGTTTCGAGTAATATTTATCTGTTTTATGTTATTTTCTCTATAACTTCTAGTATTAAACATATGAGGCATTAACACTCGTTCAATTTCAGTATGTAACCCACGTGCACCTGTTTTTAGTGTTAAACAATTCTCGACAATTTGGTCTAGTGCTTCATCTTCAAAATTTAATTCAATATTGTCAATAGATAACAGATATTTGTATTGGTCAATATAACTATTCTTAACATCAACTAATACACTTTTAAGTTGATCTTTGGTTAATTCACTAATGCTAACTGTTGTTGTAAAACGACCGATAAATTCTGGAATCATGCCAAACTTAACTAAGTCATCAGGTGTAGTTAATGCTAAATCACCCTCTTTTTTATTATCATGTACCTGTGCATTAAAACCAATACTAGTACCATTCAATCGTTTATTCAAGACCTCTTTTAATCCTACAAAGGCTCCGCCTGCAATAAACAATATATTCTTTGTGTTGACTTCTAACATATCACCACCGGGGTGTTTACGCCCACCACCGTTTGGTATGCGGCAAATAGTTCCCTCAACCAATTTAAGCAATGCTTGTTGTACACCCTCACCGCTTACATCACGTGTGATGCTTGTGCTTTCACTTTTACGTGCAATCTTATCAATCTCGTCAATAAATACGATCCCGCGTTCAGCAAGTTTAGCATCACCATTAGCGGCATTGACCAACATTGATATCATACTTTCAGCATCGTCACCCACGTAACCTGCTTCTGTTAAACTTGTAGCATCAGCAACTACAAAAGGCACTTCAAGATATTTTGCTACTGTTTTTGCTAATAGTGTTTTACCACTACCAGTTGGACCAATCAATAATACATTACCTTTTTGAATTTCTAAATCTTTAGGCGGGTGTGTAATTCGCTTATAGTGATTAGCAATAGCAACACTTAATATTGTTTTTGCATTGTCTTGGCCAATTACATGCAAGTCTAAAAAATCCTTGATTGTACAAGGATCATATTTGACATTAAGTTCTTGTTTAGTTTCTACATCCTCAGCAACTGATTCTTCTTCCATTAAGTGTAGACATAAATCAATACATTCGCTACAGATGGCTACATCATCTCCAACAATTAATTTTTTTACTTTGTCTTTGTGATTGTTGCAAAAGGAGCAGTGGTTAAGTTGTTTTTCAATTGTCATGTTTTATTTATATAATTAATTTTTATGTCTTATTTTTAACAACTACTGTTTGGCACAACAGATACATCAATGGTAATTGTTTTTTGCAAAATCCATTCGTGCTGTCTGTCAATAGTTGCATGTAATGTATTTTCTTCTGATTCGTTACCGTAAACAACAATATTATTTGGTTCTCCAATATAGTAAAAGTTATTTTTTTTACCTGTTAACGAATTTGGAATCCAACAACTACTGTACAATTTAGAATTATTCCCATCACGCAATGTTAGTTTAATTCTAACTTCACGTTCACCCGCCATAGACGATTTAACTTTTTCAATCATTGGAATGTCATTGAATTCATAATGATTGTGCTTACCTATTACATAGTCTTTAGGGTTCTTTGCCATTACAGTAACATTGGCTGGTGCTCTTTCAAATAAACCAAACTTGTTATCCTGTGTGATTTGCATGGCTTCATTAAAAGCCTCAATGTAATCATAGTTCCAAACTAACTTATATGGAATTTGTAAAATAGTATTTTGATACTTATCAACCACTACACTAAAAGGTTGAGTTTTTATAGTAAATGCATTTTGTGGATATGATTGCATAACGATATCAATTATTTGATATGCGTCTTGTTTCTGACTTCTGTATGAAACAATTTTGTCATGTAATTTATAACCATCAACATAGTTTTCTACTTTACCTGTACTAAGTTTTTGATTCAACAATTTGCTAGGATTAACTAAAACATCCATTACAATGGTAGTTGTTTGTCCTACAGTAAAGGATGATACTATTTTATAGTCATAAACATAACCAGCACTATAAACTGAAATGTTATTTTTATCAAGGCTATTGATAGTGGATTCTTGTTCGCTTAATACCACTGTACCAATCTTTAATTGTACAGCTTCACGAAAAGCATTATTTTTTGCCTCAGTTAATGTAGAGCCTTGACCAGTAACACGTATATAGTCATTAGCAAAACAATTAACTGAAACAAATAAAAACGCTACAATTAGTAGCCTAAACATGATTAATTACTATTGAATTTTTTACGCAATGCGGCTGTTGCCATATCACTTTCTCTATCCCAACGAATAGTTACAGTAATGTCCTGTGGACCTGTAACCTCTTGTTTGATTGGATAGAAACCATGTAATCTTGCCTGAGCATTGTTGCGAATATTTTCAGTTAAATTAACTGCGGTGTCATTGCTATTTTTACGAATACTAAAATTAGTATCTTTTTCAGCTTCCGTGTCACTCATGCTTACAGTATCACCTTCGGTCATGTGCGATTTAAGACGGTCGTTTGCTTTTTCAACGTTTTTAGCAATTGTACTTTGGACCTTATTACTAGAAATTTCCTCATTCATAAAGTGTGCGACATTTGCCAATGCCTGCATTCTAGCACGTGTTACTGCTTGAGTACGGTTATTACTGCTATTACCAAATGTGCTTACTGTTGCGCTACTTGTGATAGATGAAATTTCACAATCAGTTTTAAAGGGCTTATACCAGGCACAATCTGTTTCAATTTTAATCATGTCATTGTGAAATGACGTAGATAATTTTTGATTACGAATTGGTTCTGCTTCTCCTGTACCTTTTGTAGCTACAGTACTGCAACCTACCAAACTAACAACAATTCCTGAAATAAGTAAACGTTTCATTTTAAAACATCCTAAGAGTTACGATAATGATAGTATATTATAGGTTAGATTTATTGTCATCTTTTTTGGTTAAATATTCCTCAATCTGTTGTTTTTCGCTTTCGGACAACAAGTCTATGTCATACTCACCGTTGTCAATTTTTTGGATAAGGTATTTGATGTATTCTTCATCATGTAAATAACTAGAATTTTCTTTGTTTACGGCAATCCATCGTATTCCATCAAATTTATACACACGGTTTGGTAATACGTCAACACGTACAAATGTGTCACCCTTGTTTGCTAATTTGGGAAACTCTGACCCAAAACTTGTATTACTTTGTCTTTGGTTGTCTGCGACCAATTTTAATACATCAGGGCGCATATTTTTTAACACATCCATAGACATGTGTTTCCCATCATAAACCACATAACCACCATCTAGTTCTTGAAATGGTATTTCTTTGGTTACTCCATCTGTGGTTATCGGATCTACTGCATCTATTGTTACTTCAGAATCTACAGTTGGTTCTGCAATTTTTATAATATTTTTTTGTTCACCAAAAGTTACTTCTGGTTCATTCATAATATAGTTGCTATTACTAAAATTAACTTGTTCCGTTTTGATATCAAGTTCTCTAGCTAATTCTTCTAGTTCACGATTTATTCTTTCAATGGCTTCATCATTGGTTTCTTGTTCGTCAAAATCAAACTCTTGTTGTAAAGATTCTTCTTTCCAACTATCTGCAACATCACATTCTTTATTTGGGCAGAATAAACCTATTCCCGGTGCATCAACCAATTCTGTGCCACATTTATAACAATTGATTGGTTCGACTTCTTGTGTTTCTTGTTTAGCATGTTTACGTAGTGCTTCCAGTGCTTCCTCATTAATAGGACCATCGTCAGGTTCATAATCGGGCATTGTAACATCGGCTACATAGATAGGAGCCAGTTCTTCTTGTTGCTTTTTATATTCTTCGTTGTCCCAAATACGACTTTGATTTGCCGCAATAACCAGCATTAATGCCAATGGGTCAAACACTAATACAATAAGAATAATTACCCAACGTACAGCACGTTCTAATAAATTACTATCTGGGTTATCACCATACATGAATGCGGCAATGTATTTGATTGGTCCTACTTCAGCTTCAACCTTGCGTACTTCGGCGGCAATAGGCGCACGGGCATCACTAAGTTCTGCGATAGACTTCTGCGACTGTGATATTTCAGCTTGAAGGCGAGTACGTTCTTTCTGCTGGGCTTTACGCAAAGCCACAGCTTTGTCGGCACCCTTTTCATCTGTTGAGCGGCCCAGTACTTGGTCCACTCCCTCATCCATCTGTTTAAGTGCCTTACGGTTCGCTTCAATATTCTCTTTTTCGGTTTTAATTTTTTCATCATAGACTGCTATCTTTGCGGCAACATCACCGCTTACTAAACTTTGGTCACTATGTGCTTTACTTAAGAAACCAAAGATACCCATGCTTGTCATTAATGCCAACGCAAGAACCGCAGGAATCAAATATAGTTTAAGTAAAAAACTTATACGTTCCCAGTATAGTTTTAACCAAACAGTTGTAACAATCTTTGATAGTTCTAGTATAGAACCCATGATAATGATAGGAATCACGGCTCCTGCAAAGATAGCAGTAAGACCTGATATACTATACCAAGCGGCAATAGCACTTAATGAAAGTGCTACTAGTAGGGTAAAATTAGAGAAGGTGAATATTTTTCTTAGCATAAGTTATATTTATTCAAATAAATGTCCATAGAATTCTATAAATGATGCTAATGGTAATATTAGTTTTTGTGGAATTCCAGGACCTTGGTAAGTAAAATAAGTCACAGAGGCTCCGCCTCGGCGCTCATCCTTAAGGTTAATTCTAACTATTTCTAGTTTGTTACCATCTTCAAAGACATGAGAATCACCCTCTTTAAAATTAAAAGAGGGTATATCATCTTCTTGATCCATCATTTGATCCATTATTTTTTAGTCTTTTCTGAAAACATTTCATTTAGAATACGATTTTGTTCTTCAATTTCTTCATCAGTGGGTGGCTCACCTTCGTATTCAGCGTTACCCTGGTCTTCTTCGGATAACATTTCAAATTCACGTTTGAGTTCTTCAAGTGCCTCTTCTAATTCTTTAGTTTTTTGTTCATCATCTTCACGGTTATCCATATCGACCCAACCCTCACCGCAATGTGGGCATATATACTGACCATCCATTTCAATCAAGTCTTCTTGTGCTACAACTTTATCACAGCTATAGCAAGATTCACCTTCAAGGTTTTCTTCTACGTCTATTGCCGCCCAACGTGCCTCACGTTCCAAACGTTCTTTTTCTTTCTGAACACCTTCTTCAGTCAATTCAGTATCACTATCACACATTGGACAAACATCTTTTGTGATATCTGATTCTTCTTCGGAACTATAGTAATCTTCAATTACAGTACCATCTTCACGCAAATGTTGTGTTAGTGTTTGCCAACTCTTACCTTCCCAACGACACTTAGTACACTTATGTGTAGAAGGGGTGTCTTCGGGAGCAGTATGATAACTGTCCTCATCGCCGTATTCATAGGTAACCTCGTACCCGCCTTTGCGGTCAGTCCAACAATCATCGTATTGAAAGTCCCATTCAATATCAACATCATTATTCCAGGCCTCATCGATAATTTCTTCAATATCGGCTTCACCGTTTTCAAGTTGTTCTAATAAACTAGCGATTTCATCTTCATCATAGTCAGGGTAGATTTCGTTGAGGATGTCTTCATTAAGTTCATATGTGTATTGTCTATCAACTTGATGCCATTCATGTTTTACAATAGTTACCATGGATACTTTCCTTAAAAATTATATTATATATTGTTTTATAGCAAAATCAAAAGAAATAGGATAAATGCCATGATCGGATGACCAAATAATAGAAAAAATATTATGGCCATTGTGCCATAAAATGCACGGTCATCACTCATAATTCAACTCCAAAATGTTTTCGAATAGCCCTGCCTGCCGTGTCCCAATCTTCGCCGGCAATATCAGCACACTCACGTATAATCAGTTCAGCAAATTTTTTGTTATATTCTTTTATCCAATCCTCAACGCCCAAGGTATCTGTTGGGATACTTTTGGCAGCTTGTTCGGAAAATTCTTGAATTATGTCGTTCATATAATTCTTCCCAATCCACAGTAAATTAATTGATCCAATTCATATTGATAGTCTAAACCATTCCTACGCTTATGATAAATGGTAACAAGTAATTCTGTGGTAATTGACCTATCAACAAGGCCAAGACCCCGAAGTTCCATTTCGTCTAAAATTTCCTCATCATCAAAGTCTGCTAAATCAACATCGATTTCGACTTCTTTATAAACAGATTGATATCTACTCATTCTTCAACTCCAAAATGTGCTCGAATAAATTTACTCACATAAGAATCCATGTCTGCTCGTTCTACTTCATCAGCAATATTACAACATTCTTGAACCAGCAACTCGGCAAACTCTCTTAACACCTCAGTAACATTTGATTCTGGAGCAAGTATTTCACGCCTACTTTCAGAAACATAAAAGCCGGCTTGTTCGGCAAGTGTGTTAAATCGTTCGTTCATCTGCCATCCTTAGCATCATTATAACCAATCAGATAACCCATCACCAATGCAAACAACATACCCGCAATAGCAATGGCTGTGCCAATGATTGGATCCCAATTAAATTCATTCATGCCGGTCCTTTTCCCAAGGGGTAAATTCGTATCTGTAAATTGGTAACAGGCCAAACAACCATGTACCAACCTTTACTTGTTTTAATTCTCTATGCTCAACTTCGGGCCGGTATTGGTCTGGGGTGTTCCTGATTCTCGTGAAGTCATCTTGGAAATTTGTTAGGTTCATTGTTCGACTCCGAAATGTTCTCTAATTCCACTAATCATCTTTTCACAAGCACGGTCATACCCAATAACATAATGTGTATCAGTTGCTGGTTCCCCTCTAACCTCAAAGGCAATGTCTAAACAGTCTCTGACAATCAACTCGGCGAACTTTTGTTGTGCCGGAGTTAATGTAGTCCTGTCGAAGCCATTATACTCTGCGACAATCAGACCAGCCTGTACCGCAAGTTGTGTAAATCGTTCGTTCATTCTTCAACTCCGAAATGTTCTTTAATTGCTGTTTTAATACTTTCTGCCTTGACCCACATTCCCATATCATACTCGTCATGCTCATCATCGTTAGATTCATGTTCACAAAATTTGACACATTCTAGCACAATCAACTCGGCGAACTTTTCTTTATTGAAATTATCATAACTTACTCCCCACTTATGTTCTTCGATAGTAGTGGCTTGCTTAACAAGTTCTCGAATTCGTTCGTTCATTCTTCAACTCCGAAATGTTCTTTTAAGTATATTACTAATGCCAACAAATACAAAAATAATTGGCAAAACTAATAAACCAATAACGACCATCCACCAAGGCATATCTCGTTCGTTCATTCTTCAACTCCGAAATGTTGTTTAATCTGGTCAATACATTGAGAACCACCGTTAAGCCAAGTGTCAACTGATTTAGGAACAGGATCACTAATAACTTGTTCACAACATCCAATACATTCTTTCACAATCAACTCGGCGAACTTTTCTTTGTCAAAATATTCTACTTGTTCTATGTAACCTTTACCTCTGTAACCTTCATGATTCATGGAGAGAGTTGAAGTAGCCTGTTCAGCAAGTTCTTTAATTCGTTCGTTCATTCTTCAACTCCGAAATGTGTTAAAATATTTCCACCAATCCACTCACACTTATTCTCATCCGCAAGGTCAGCAACTTTAGCACATTCCTTGACAATCAATTCGGCAAACTTTTCATCACGAATACGATTATATCTCACAATCTCTCTAAGGTCAGGTTCTATAACCCTAGCTAACGCATCAGCTTGTTTGGTTAATTTATAAATTAGTTCATTCATTTATCGTCCCTAAATCTTACAAATCGAGGGAAACGCAAACTGTATGTACCATCTTGATTTTGCGTAATCACATCACACAAGATTTCAGCAGTACGACCAATAACACTATTGCTATTAGCCCAATAGTCATCACGATCCTCGTCACTAAAGCCACTACCCACATTGACAGTAATTTCTTTACCATCATCAACGCCTTGACATACTAGTGCACCTAGACGACCTACATTTCGACCAGTCCCCTCTTCAACACCAATCACTTGTAGATCAACACTTAGTGTAGGTTTCCATTTCATCCAAAATGTATTACGCTTACACTCGTAAGGTGCATCAACATTCTTAATCATAATACCTTCGAATCCTGCGTTAACATTATCTTTAGCATAACGCTCTAGTTGATTTTTACCTTCTGCGGTGTCTAAGTCAACCATGATGTGTGGCAGTAACTCAACATTAGGCATTGTATCAATAACAGGACGCATTGCCTCAAGCAAATTAATACGTTTGCTCAATTGTGCATTCCAATATCCTCTGCGAAAATCTTGTAATGGGATAATGTCAAAAATATTGAACACACTATCATCAGCCTGCACATCAGTTTTGCGGCGTGCTTGTCGCATGAGTTCTTGGAATGTATTGCCAATCACTTCACCGTCAAGTACAAAGCCATCGATTAGTCCACGACCTTGATCCGTACCACGTGTAGCTCTACAAATTTTGGCATAATTGTTTTCTACTTGTTCTTCAATGTGTCTAAAGTTTTCAAACACCTTACCATTGCGACTGTAACAAATTGTAGTCATGCCATTATCGCTAGGGATAACAACAAGCAATACACGAACACCATCTAGCTTAGGCTCTAGACGTTTAGTACCCTTCATCTCGGGGCGACCTTCACTATTGGTTGCAAGTTGACAACCAAACACTGGAATCTCGTAATCAGTTTTTTTACAAATTTTATTGATAGTCTTGTCACTAATACCTGCACGTAAGTCACGGCGAATAACAGGAGCACAAAATGTATTCCATTCGTTACTATCAAAACGTTCACTCATTTCTTGGATAGCATCACGTGCGGCATGACCAGTTAACCCACGTTGACCTAACTCACTCAACAACTGATTAAAGTCTTCCCAAGGATTTTCTGCATCAACAATGCCAACTGTATCAGGCACTTGTTTAACACCAAACGTCACATAAGGATTATAGCAAACTTTGGTTAATGTTAAAAAATTAATAGCATTTGTGCTACCAAGGACACTTGCCTCAAGCGCCTGTTTAAGTACATCTTCTTTGTGAAGCCTGCTATCACTTTCATTTAATTTTTTAATCCAACTTGCTGACATGAATATTCCTTAAATAGTTTTTTCTTTATTTTCTTTAAGACGATTGGCGCATTCTGTGATTACTTCTTCGGGTACATATTTGTATTCTTTAAGCATTGAACACCTATAGTCTATTGACACCACATCTGGATCGTCATCATCGTCATTGGTAAAAGAAATAGAATCTGTTTTGGTCCAAAACAGTAATACTATTAATATTAGTATTACAAATAATATTGTTTTTTTATCATCATTCATTTGCGACCAACCGTAACGTGAAAGAATCCATGTGCAAGTAACATTGCCAACCATGTATCAAACATATATGGAATATTAAGACTTGGAAATAATGTGTTCAATGCCCAAATATAAGCAAATGGCATTATCAATATTAAAACAATTACTAAAAGAATGACTGAGAAAAGTTTAAGCATGTTGGTTCCTTATTTTGCTTGTTCAACTGTAACTTGTTTTACCTTATCAACACCGTTATCAAGCATTTTTGCAATGCCACTGAAACCTACGGTTGAAATAATAATTCCAAAAATAATGCCTGCAATAAAATTAGTCATTTTAGTTTCTTCCTTGTTCAGGTTTAATCCAATGTGCAACAGTATCGGTTCCAGACTTAACATCTTCGCCCATACCTTTAACAGTACCGGCTACAGTACTGCAACCAGCTAACACTACAACAACACTTGCAATTAAAAATTTTGAGAACATGACAAGTCCTTTAAGTTGATAATGATTCATTGTAATATATTTGACTATTATTGTCAAATAACTTTTACCCGATTTAATTGCGTACTGTTGTCACGATATGCTTTAACAGTACCATAAATATCACGTTGTTGACCAATTGGCAATTCTTGTTTGTAAGCAAAGAACACAACTTGGTCATCACTTGTAATACCAGTGATGTAGAATGTATTCCATTTTTGTGAGTAAACGGATTTCAATACTTCAATGGTTAGTGAAATTTTGCTACCAATACTATCAACGATTTTACCTGTAGCAAATGCAATACGTTGGTCTATAGTTTGACGTTTGACACCACGCTCATAGCAACTTGGAAGACTTGCAATAACTGCCAAATCATACCTGGTATCAATTGTATCTCTGTTTGCAAGTAACATTGCGGTGTTATCAAACTCACTTAATTTGATACCTTTAAGGATTTTAAAAGTCAAACCCTGATAGAATGCACAAACCTTACGACCTTGTTCCATATCCTCTTCAGTAATTTGAGTAGGATCAACCAATAAATTTTCAACGATTTGACGATTGGATAGTTTATTTGTTTGAGGGTCACTTTCTGACAATACACTCAATTTAACATAACTACCATTGATACGCTGTGCCTGACATGCCGCACCCCAAACGGTATCAGCAACAATATTAAGGGGTACGGGTTTTTGATATTTGGGCATGATTACTCCTTACAGTTTACTAACAATGATAACTTTAACAAAAAAGATTGCAATAACAACCAGTGTAGTAATGATAATTTGTGTATCAGTCATGATTAAACCTTTGCGTAATGCTTGTTGACATTATCCTGAATCAACTGATTGAAGCCTGCAACACTAACAGGATAACCTAGTTCCTTAAGGTGCTTTTTGATATGGGGCAAGAGATAACCTTTAGACTCAACAATTTTCAATGGGGCCTCACCACCTGCCAAACGACTGAAATATTCTTCAACTGTGAAATTTTTGCACAAGAAGGTAATGAATGTACCTTTACCAGCTTTGGCATATTTAAAACGTGCAACAAATTTACCATTGTAATTAACGTACTCAGTACCATTGAATTCAGATTTGATAAATGCAGTCATAGTTTTCTCCTTAAACAGTATATGTGTGACCAGTTAAAACATTCACTACCTTTGCACCAGGACCAAATGCGGCACGCATTTCAAACAATTCCTCATCACTTGGACCTTTGTAATTTTTGCGATAAGCCTCGATTGCAATACGGTCTTCAACTTTACGTTGTTCAACACTATTGGAATACATTTGACCGTCAATCCAACCAGCATCTTCAAAATTTTGCAACATATCTGCAAAAGGAATACGGTCATTGCTATTCCAACGAACAACAGGACCTGTTGCATCATTAGTGTAATCAATGTAAAACTCTGATTTGTATTTTGCATCTACCATTTGAAAGCTCCTTTAATCAACTCAATATAAGTATTATATGCCCAAAATGATTTATCGTCAACCTTTTTGTAAGTTGTTGATTTACAACGGTTTTTTTGGGCTATTTTAAGCTGATTTTCGCCATTTCTAGGCGGGAAAACACGTTATCTCCGAAATTCCAGCCCTCGGGCATGGAAGTTTGAAGGTCAAGTTCATGGTCTAACCGGTCTGCTTCCTCATTTGTAATCAATACTATAGCCAAATTGTTCTTAATCATTTGTGCTATTTCGGTTACACTACGTTTTTCCATTGTCATAGTAACTGCTTGATTGTAGATTAGGATACAAGGTACAATATGTTCACGGTATGTGTTTTCTTTTGTGCGATTAATACTTTCACCGATTGTGATTAAATGGTCAATACTATCACCCTCAAGTAATGCCCTTGTATTCTCTAAACCAAATCCATCTTCGTTGTCAATAAAATACTTAAAACGTTTGGCAATCTTTTCAAATATATTACGTTCGCTTACCTCACGTGCAATAGGTTTAATTGCTTGACCACGTACCTTACGTACAATAGATTCAATTGATTCAATAATGCCAACTAATATCCAAAAAGATTCTAGTATATCACCATCAAAGTGTACGTTGATAAAATCCTTTTGGTCTTTACGTTTTTCACTACGTTTGCCAAACTTCTCAGTAAAGCCTGCCTCAATAAATTTCTCTCGCATGACTTTAACATCTTGAGGCTTTGCTAACCATCCAATTGTATAATGATTCTTTTTAATTTCGCACTTGATTCCATTATTAGAATATAGTACAAGAACTCCGCGGTCTTCATAGATACGTTCAGTATACCCACGTTCTTCGCAGGAGTTTTTAAATGTATTGAATGGTATTGCCATATTAGTTAAGTGTGATTGTATGATAGCCCCAGGGTTGGCTAAAGTAAGTGTTTAACGTTTTTTGTTCTGTTAAATCATTTGAGATTTCCCAACCACAACACCAATATTTGTATACAACACCATCAGGAGTAGCAAAACTAGAGTCTTGTAACCAAGGTTGAAATTCAGAAAAACTAGTACCAATTACTATGTTGCTCAATTGTAATCCTAAAATTTCATGGAATGCACTTATTTTTGCACTTTTTAAGTTTCCGTTGTATGTGATATCACTCGTTGATGTAGCATTAACCAAAAAGTTTGTATACATAGAATTAAAAAAGTCCGGCGGGATATCGTTAACACCTATGTCTGCACCCATTGATTCTTCAGTTAAAATTACTTTTTTACCATAATTATTGTAAACTGCTTTAATTTGGTCAACTTCATTTTTGCCGAAGGCATCATTGAAATACATTTTAACAATTGAAATCAAATCATTTGCAGGGGTATTAGATAATGTGCCATTCATAATGATAGAAGGGTAATCAACATAGTTCCAAATTGGTGTATCTGCACCTAGATTAGATGTGTATGAAAGTTTTCCATTGAACACCGTTCTTATTTGATTAATTAAATAAGCCCAATAGGGTAAATGACTAGCTGATTCCATATTGGATACTTGCTCCCCAACAAACAGTCCATCAACATTATGTTGTTTCGCCAATTGCGCTAAAGATACATCATAATTTGCAATATTGGTAAACAATTGTTGCTCTGTGTATTTTGTAAAATCAGGTGTAAGTAAACAGTCTGTTACACTATCAGATATACTAAGTGAAAGCCAAACAGCTAATCCCTGACTTTTTGCATAATCAACCAACTTCCAAAGCGCCTTGGGGGGTGTTTTAGTACCTTGACTTGGATTATCATTAAATGATATATTACCTGTACTTGCATTAATAGGTGCTTCCATTTCAAAAATAACACCACTGAATCCTACAGATTTAATTTGGTCTATAGTAGCACTAACTGCTTCATACGATGAAGTCTGCAATCCATTGGCATTGATTGATTGGCTTGGGGTATCAAATCGATAATCTATTCTAGCTAAACGGAAGTTACCATTTAATGGTGCTGTCGTAGCAAATGTTGAGTAAATGTTATGCGGGGTAATTTGCTCACTCGCCGAAGAAATAGTACTAGGTGTACCACCTCCCCCTCCCCCACCGCAGGCAGTAAGGACAATACTAAAAAAAGTTACAACTAGACTGGTACGTACCATGGAGATCTCCATAAGTGATTAAGTAAGTCTGTATTCTACTACGAAAACCATTTATTGTCAACATAGGCTTCTAGCTGTAAAGTTTTGGGTACATCTTGGTACCACTCTTTGACTTCTTGATCCCCAATTAGTTTTAATTTTTCATTTGTATATTTTGTTCCCAATTTATTGGTATCTACCCATTTATGGTATGTGTATAAACACATGTCAAAATTTTTAATAATTTTGCGTTTCTCTGCTAACGTTTGCAATTTAATAGGAACCCCTAATACCAAGGTTCCGTTGTCAACTAATTGTCTAATTGCATCACTAGCATTTTTATATTTTTTGCCATGTTCTAATAAGTACTTTTGGTCTGCTAAGGTAAGTTGTGTTTCTAATTTAGCAACCGCATGTGCAGTAGATTTAGTTTGGTCATACTCTAACATTTTTATATCTTCTACACTACCCAAATCACTTATTAATTTGTGACATTTATTCCAATCATTCCATTCAATCGAAAAAATATCATTCCATGTTCTTTTTTCTTGATTAGGGAATATGTCTAAATTTAATATATAATTCTCAATATTTTTTAAATCTTGTTCATAGTTAAAATAACTATTAACCTCAAAATATGTTTCTACCCAATCTAAATAAATTTTATATCTATTTAAATTATTAGTTAAATTAGTTTGGTCTATAGTAATACCGTTTTTATAAATTTCATAGTATGTGTTAAATTTTTCGTAGTGACTAAAAACATTTAATTGTTTACTATGTGCTACGATAGACCAACTAAGTGCATGTTCAAATAAATTTTCTCGTCTGCATGATATAATAAAAAAATTTTTATTAAGGTATTCATAAAAACGAAATTGGTCTGCAAGACTGTCTTTTCGTTTGTTTATATGGTAGTGTGCCAATCTTGCAGTTTTGTAGTGGTCTGCTTTGTCTAGTAAATTTACAATTTCTTCTAATGATTGATAATACGACCAATCATTACCTGGAGGTTTCCCTAAAATTTCTCTATTGTATGTAGTATTATAATAAAGATTTATACCATTTGTTAACTCATGCAAATTGATGACTGGTCTATCATATTGATGCCCGGCCATATATATGGTAATTAATCGTTGTAAAAGTGTGCTACCAACTCTGTCAGGTGTTAATATTAAAACATTCATTATCTATTTAGTAGCCGTGGAAAGAGGATCATGATCCTCTTTGTTATGTAAGAATTACTTCTTAGGTGTAGCTTGATTTACAAAACTGTACATTTTTTCAGCAGTTTCTAAAATTTTGTCTAGTCCTGGAAACTCTGGCATGCTAACAATACTGATAAGACGACCTGTCTTATCGTCTTTTCTTGATGTTAATTCCCAGTTAGCAAATTTGTACTGATACTCAGCAATCAACTGGCTTTGTGCAAGTGCTAAAATATCGCTACGAATTTCGTAACCGTTTTTTGTGAATTTAACTTCTGGAAGTTTTGGTGTAAATTCTGACATATTAATCTCCTTAAATTTGTGTGTCAATGTCTGTGTTGGCTTCTCTTACAGCTTCGGCCTTTGCTGATTCTTTCTTTGGATAGAAAAAATTGTTTACCGCCTCTACATTATATGCAGAGATGTCAATTGTATTACGAACAAGCATTTTTGCAAATGCTGTTTGGGCATCTATGTAGTTGTGACAAACCTTATTAATTGTTTTGTCCTTATAAACTTCATCTGTTAATATTTTCTTTCCTGCTTGGAAACTGTCAATAAAAAAATCCATAAACATTTTTATCTCCTTATATGTATAATAACTTTGGAATCCTTTTACCAAAGTAATCTGCTACCGCTAAATTAACGTTAGTAGCCTCTTCAACATAAGTAACCAAATCAGGAGAATCCAATTCAATATCTGCCATTGTTTCCCCATGTTCACTATGTATGTTGATACCGTTTTTAATGCACAGGTGTTTAATTGCCTTATTGGTACTTAAACATACCATGCAACCTTTAAGTTTGTTATTTACACGACACCATTGAATAGCACGTTTCATTAGTTTGTTGCCCAAACCTTGTCCCTGATATTCTTTAAGCACACTAAATGCTAATTCCATCTCATTCTCAATTGCAATATGTGCAATTGCTATAAACTCAAGGTCTGTGTTTTCTATAGCAAAGAGTATATGCTGGTGAGTATTGGCTTCAAACTTGTCGCAAAGCTGGTCAATGATTGTGTCATTAGCTGTGTAGCCAAACCTGAGTACCTTAGATTCAGAATCTAAGGACTTAAGGTGTGTGCGATATTTACCATACTCATGTGGCAATACCCTGCGAACCGTCGTGTACACAATTACCACCCCTTGTGTGCTAATCTTGCTTTACGTGCTTCTTGTAATACTTCTGAAATAAATTCAAAAAATTGTTTAATAGTTTTCATTTTATGTGTTCCTGTATGTGTGGTTAAAATCTTTTACGTATAGGTCAGCCTTTAATTGCTGTAAACGTATGTACTGTATGAGTGCCTGCTTTAAAAATCTACGTAGTGATTTCATTATCTAGACCTCTGGAAATCGTATTGACGTATCCAATAGTCTACTTCTGCAGGTGTTGTGGGATTTTTTGATATGACATAGTGTTCTATGTCTGTATGTAAAGTGGGTGAAAACCACTTATTTAATAAGTCGATAATTTGTTTCATTTAATTTTCCTCTGTGTGTGTTCAATTTTTACAGAATTGTAACTGATAATGTATTTATCTAATATATTTAGATTCTATTAATTTATCAACAAAAATAGTTGCTGTTTTTATATCATAATGATAGGTGTCTCTAGCCCAATCTATCGGTCTATATTTAATTACAGGTGTGTTAAGTTTATCAAATTCGTTCCAAAAACGTTTAATATATTCAGGGTCAATAAAATCAGGGATAAAACTGTTAATTAATATTGTATTAGATTGATTACATGCATTTATACTATTTTTTATACATTGTATTGTATGCAATGCATCATCCAATGATTGTTGATCCTTAAGAAAGTGAATTCTTCTATCATAATCATCTAATACTTCTCCGTCATTCAATTGTTTTTCTCTACGATTAGCATAGCTCCATTGTACAACAATTGTTTTTGGTTTTATAATTTCTGCTATTTTTTGTATCTTGCGTGATATCCAATCATTACTGGCTCCATCCATAGACACGTTAATTGTACGTATGTTTAATTTGTTTGATAAAACTTGGGGCCATATATGGTTATATGGTTGCCCCACACCAGCAGTAAAACTATCCCCAACACACCAAATACATTCATCTAAGTTTTCGGGCCACTCACTATCTCTGTAACCTCTACTATTGTATTTGTAACTTATTGGATATGGATAGTTTTTAAAATTATGTTTATGTAGGCATTTGTCAGGCGAGTCAATGCCAGTATACCGTGTTTCAGTATTAACAAAGTCTTTTAAAATAAAATCAGGAAGTATATTCATAATTAAAAATAGGGGAACATAGTCCCCTATAATACTTATGCAACGTAAGTTTTGTGATATTTTTTTAGTGCCAATGCTCTAGCTAAGAATAATCTAAATTTTGCATAATCAGATATTTCTATTTCTTCTTCATGCACTATTTGACCATACTCATAGCTTTTTTTATTGCGACCAAAAGCTAATTCATCATCAATGATGACACAGTTATCGTCATCATTGTTTTTACTTTTACTTACCTGTTGACGGTGCTGTAGTTGTTGCTGTAGGTTTTGATTCGTTTTTCTTATCAGTTTTGGCTGGGCTTTTGTTGGGCTTAACATCGGCCTTTTTATCTTCTTTTTTCTTTGCTAATAACATTGGCTTGCCTGATTCTGTTTCCTTAGCGGATGCCTTGGCTTCAGTTTTTGTTTCTGCGGCTTTTGGCTCAGGCATGTTTTTTGCAGGTTGTGCAAATGCTGATACTGTTGCTAATGCGGCGATTAAGGTGATTAGTGATTTCATGGTAATTTCCTTTAAGTTAAGTATGTAGAACTATTCTACATATATATACAACGCTTGCCAACTGGTTTTCGTTGACATGTATTTAATATATATATGCCCAAACGCTAAATACACTATGCAATATATATCTTATCAAGGAATTTACGACGGCACTAACTTTGAAGACGCCGGTACACCTAATCAAATTGGAAAATCATTCAATAAAGGGTTTGCCACTGTTCAAAATGTTTGGAGAATAAATGGTCAAACATTTTTAGGTGTTTTTCAACCAATTACACCTGTAGCTGATACTTTTATACAAGGACCTAGATTTTTTCTTAACGCAATGAACGATGAAATGCGTAATTGGTTACCAACGCAACCGGCAAAATTATATCCAAATTATTTTTCATTTCCCAACGCACAAGAAAACACTCCTGTAACCACCAGCGGTGGACAGCTTATTACTCCTGGCACAGTTGCAATTAATAATAGTAGTATTATATTCCTTCCTGAAATTCAGGATCGTGGAATGTATAGTACAATTAAATTACGTTGTTATGGTATATGTAGCAACTATGCTAGTTTTGCTAAACGTATTCGTAGCGTTAACTATTGGTGTTAACCACCACGACCTGTTCTACGCACTACAGTTGGGCCACCAAAACCCTTGGTATTCATTTTTTTAATTTTACCTTCATTTGGTTTAGCATTGGGAATACTATTTTTCTTTTTAGCTTCATTGGCTAAGTTAATGAATGGGTTTTTGCTTTTCTTTTCTTCTGTCATTTTCGTACCTTTATTGAATCTAAGTAACTATGTATGTCACCGTATAGTGTCATAACCACAGCAATTTTACTATCGTACAATCTTATGTACATGTGTTTTTTCTTGCTGTCATTAGTATTTACGCCAATGTAATATGGGCATTTGATTTTCTTACTACAGTCAAGAATAAACTTATGCCAATTATCTTGCTTGATTTCAATCGGTAATTCGTAGAATTCTATTTCAGCATGGCGAAATGCCATATCACCCATTGGGGACAATCTTAATGTTTCGCTTGATTTGGTTAACCACCAATCCTGTATCACTTGCTGTAGTGAATGTTCCGTGGATGGTAATTGTGCTAGTACTGCTTTGGTGATGGACTCTTTAGTCTGTTCATTCATCTGGGTACACAGTTGTACCGTTATTTAAAAATACAACTGTAAATTTATTAGTTTTAAACTGGTTATTTAATTTTCTGCATAAATTACGTGCATGACCAGGATTACTAAAACTTGTTTTCTTATATTTAGGTGCAACTTCATTATTTAAATAATGTTGACTTTTTAGATTAATAGGTTGTCTATCATAGAACACAGCCCATATACCGCTGGCTTCTACGATTTGGTCGCATTTATATGTTTTTTTGTCTACAAGTTCAAGTAATACTTTAGGTTGGGTTCTACTCATTTGAATGAACCTCCGTTAACTTGAATTTGAATTATTTCTTCAGGTTTATTTTTTGTGTCGGTCTGCATATCTACCAATAGTTTAGCCAACTCATCACGAAGACCTCTAGCTTCCGTCAATGGAATTACTACGTCTTTACCTTGTCTACTATCAACGCTGGCTACTCTATCAATAAATTTTTTAATGTTAATCATTGTCAGTATTTATCATGCTCAAGGCTTCGGCCTCTGTTTTATAAGGTCCCATATATGGGTATCGCTGAATGAAAATATATTTAGGACAGAACACCAATTCTGGTTCACTACCTTGTTCCAATATATACCACCCTGCCGCAAGATAGCACTTGCTTTTTGCAGTTGGTGTGAACAAGTGTATCTTACGCTTAATATCCACCATTGAATTAAAAACACGTTTTGGAGTAGGATATTCACTTAACGGTAGTTCTTTCTTTGATTTTATTTCAGTTGGTCTTTGAAATTCGATTTTTGTTTGTTTTTGAATAGTTGACGTATTCTTATAAAACTGTTTATTTCCGTTTAACTTTACCTCAAAGCCACTACCTTCAGCCAATACATTACCTACCTTTTCGTTACCATCAGTAACGATCCAAAATTGATTTTTAACTACAGGCTTAGCTATTAATGTCTTTGTCATGTTATTTCCTCATTCTTTTGATAGTAACAGAATATGTTATTGTTTACAAGTATTATGGTTACCAACATAAATTATTTTTCTAACTGTTCCCAGGCCCAATCACTTTCCTTAAGGTATGCAACTGGTTTAAGCCAACCATGTTTAATACATTCCTGAATAAGACTTTGGTAATTCTCAGGGCATCTATTACTAATCTCAAGTCCTGCTCTAGGGGTTAATGTAACGTTATCATGGCTCATGAACCAATCAGGATCATTTGGAGTAAGTTTTTTAATTTTAGAATTTGAATTAGAATAGGTAACTGTCATAGTTGAAATTTTTTCAAATAGTCTTTAGCCATATCGTAATTATCCATAGCATCATCTATTAGTGTTAATACTAATAAATTTTTTAACTGTTCAGCCATTTGTGCCTCTTCAAGTGTAATGCTATCAAGCCAATCTTGATAATCTTGGTATGTTTCAATACTCCACATCATGTCAAGCATTTGAACCTGTTCGGGTGTAAGGCCATGGATTTCAATATCTCGTTCACTCATACTAATTCTCCTACATAAGGATTGTTTAACCATTTTGCGTAGGTCTCTGCCTGTTCGCTAATTTTTGATAACTCATACTTGCCACAGAAACGCATGAAGTGTACGCCCACTTGCGGAGTAACAGTAGTACGTACTGTTTCACGAATGCGTTGGTCAACTGCATCCTTAATATCTTGTGGTTGTGCAGTTAAGTCAATAAGTGTACGATTGCGTTCGTAGTCCTCACGCACACGATGCTCAACACCATCATGGTCTACCCAACGTTGCAACATCATGTTATTCCAATTAAAGCCCTGTTTGTTGCGATCCTCGTAAGCCTCGACCAATCCAACTTTGTTTTTGCTACCTTTAGTACGCACACCTGGATATGCACTAAACACGTTGTCACTTGCATCACCACGCATACATTTTTCAAATAAATGAAATTTGGGATCACCCAACAGTTTAGCTTCTTTTGTTTTCTTGTCTACAATCAATTTACCTTTTTCGTCATGATAGCCCTCAAGAGTAATAAATTGATTTGTTATACCATTATATTGAAAAACATGTTGGTCAATTAATTGGATGTAATCCGTGTCGCTACTGATGATGTAGTGTTGGTCCTCAGGATGCAAATGGATGAAACGTGCAATTAAATCATCAGCCTCAGCACGTTCGTGACGTAATACACTTACGTTGGTCTTTTCCTTAAGGAACGTAGTGAATAATTCATACGTTTCCCAAAACATTTTGTTTTCCTCAACCTCAGCCTCTGTTTGCTGAGTGGCGTCTACAATACGATTTTTCTTGTAAGGACCATAATAGTCTTTGCGCCATGAACGACCTTCTAAACAGAATACAACATGGCCAATCCCAAACTTGCGTACAACTTGATTTACACTTGCAAGTGTTAAGTGTAGTGCCATACCGATCTTTTCTTCTGTTGTACTATTGCGACTTGCAATGTGACGGGCACGGAAGAATGTGTTAGCTGTGTCAATGAGTGCGTATTTCATTTATAACCTTAAGATAATATACGTATATTATACGCAAAGTTTGAATTGTTGTCAATAAACATTAGATTTTTTGGGTTACTTCATCAAATGAGCATAGATATTTTGTTAATTTACCCGAAATATTTCCGTTCTTTTCACGTATTGTAAATTTAAGTGCATCACTACCTATTGCATATTGTTGATAGGCCTCATAAGGTATAAGCAAAAACCACACGTGATGGTGAGTGTCCCCGGGCAAACACAAACATACTCGTAATGGTCCTATTTTAGTTCTAATATTACCTACAGAAACTTCGTACACATTATCTTTTCTTTTATAGAAGGTTCCCCATTTGGCATCGGAACCATCCAAAAAATCTCTACCAACAGCATTTTTGGTTAATAGTTTGGTATGGCTACTCATTGCTTTTTGTAGAACTTCTTCCCAAAAATGCCCCTTGTTAATATTGGCACTACTTTTGTACATTTGTTCCATTATATAATTTCTAGTAGCATATGGTTTATCACCATGAAGATAATCTACTAATTGATGCAAAAAATTAATTTTCATAAAACCTTTCTGATTAAAACCTGTATTCTACGTAGAAGTTAATTAATGTCAACTAATTTCAGTACGCCCGTTACCCAAATCTTTTTGTCTTACTACACGCATGTCTGTTGGCATTACACGATTCTCTGGATCAGCTTGTTGTTGTTCATACATCTCTAGCGCAATATTTCTGCACACAGTTTGGAACCAGCGGTCCACAATCATAGCATCAGTATCATCCTCACGAATCTTGTATCCTGCACGAATTAAGTTTAATACAAACTTATCATTCCAATCTAATTCAAATGCACCACTATTAATATCATACGGGTCAATCTCCATCTTTAATACATTAACATAAGGTTGATTGTTTTTCTCAGCTAATTCTTTTTCGCTAGGTGATGTATCCTTAGGTGCACGTGGTTTGCGTGGTTTCTTAACCTTTGGTTCTTCTACCTTAACAGGTTCTGGTTTCTTTTTGAATATATCAAATAATCCCATGTGTCTTTGCCTTTTCATATAATTTAAAACTTGCAAGATTTTTAGCCTTGCTTTCGCACATTATATCAGCCCATTCATAATGTGTCAATGCCCAATCATTTACTGCATCATTCCAGTAATAGTCACTATGGGCACGTAATTTTTGTTTGTTGTGACCACTCTCAATCAAGGGTGCAAGAGCGGGGCGTCCATGTTTGGTATGCTCAGTAAGTACATCTTCACGGCTGACGGAGTAATGTATAGTAGGACGCAGACCGCGCCAGCTATCAATAATTTTTTTAATACGGCTATCGTTGCTTTCAATATATTCTCCAGTTTTAATCCAGTGATGATGTATGTCTAAGACCAAAGCGAGATCCTTTGCGAGTTCCAGGGTGCTGTCAAGTCCCCATGACATTTCTTCGTTTTCGATTGTGATTGTGTTTCTTGCTTCGGGGGTAAGGCGTTTGAGGGCAGAGCGGATACCTTCGGGACCGGCTCGACCCGATATGTGTACATTGATTTTAATGTCTTGAAATTGTTTACCGTACCCCATCCAACGTGCCATATCGACATGATATTCAAACTCCTCTATACTCTTATTTACTACCTCAGGACGGTCACTTGCTAAAACAACAAATTGGTCAGGGTGAAAACTTAGTTTAACATCATTGGCACGTGCAGTTTCACCAATTGGTGCCATCCAACGCTCTAAACTGTTTTGTACATCGGTAGATTTCCAAAAGTCACGATAGTCTTCATGTGTATAAAAACTAAACATATCACTTGTAAGACGAACCATGCGTAGTTCAGGAGCTAGTGTTGCTACCTTTTTAACAAGATTATGTGTGTTCATAATATTGCTTTTTGCAACATCTAAGATTTTTTGCTCTACAATATCACGTTTGTTACGCTTTGCCCATGCAAGAGTCGTGCCACCTGTGTTGAGTCCGTCAACACTGGCTATCTCGCCCTTCTTATTAATCTCTGCCCATTTACATGCAAAGCCGATACGTTTGATAGATTGATTTGTCAAGATAATGTCCAAAGTGATAAATAATATACATATAGTAACACATACGGCTTTTTAAGTCAATAAAAAAGGAACAACATGAAATTTATAGAATTATTTGAGGGTGCAACGCCCAAATTACCAGGCGCTCCTAAGGGAGTTGACATTATGACTCCTGAGCAATTTTTAGCCAAAAGTGCGAAAGGTGAAGAACCCGGTCCTGAAGAGGATGTAGATGAGGCAACAAAACTACCTGCACCAAGTCGTGAATTTGGCGACCAAGAATTCCAAGACTATTTAAAACGTACAGTTGGTACACCTGATATTGATAAAAAGACAGGTAAGGTTAAAGTAGATAAAAAGGGTAAAGAAAAGTATGTGTCTGGTAAATTAAAAACAGACAAGTATAAACTACCATACATTCACCGTAGTAGTGCTATCAAGTATTATAGCCCTGAAGAAAAACGCTACGACCCAGAACAAGTTAAAGATGTGCTTAAACAACGTCCTAAAAAGTTATTAAAGCAAAACGAAAAGATGAAACACAGTAACGGAGAATTAGAACAATTCTTCAATATTGGTTTTGCCGCATTGGTAGGTGTTGCTGTAGATGAAGCTACAGATAAATTGATTATTGTTAACACATGTCCTGGTGCTGGTAGCTGTAAAATTGATTGCTTTGCAATGGGTGGTGGTAAGATTCAATATGAAGCTCCTTGGCAAAGTGATGGTAAAATATTAACATATCTATTAAACGATCCAGAAGGTTTCTTTAATCAACTAAGCGCAGAAATTGCAAAAGAAGAAAGCGATGGTAAAAAGGGTGGTTACAAGGTAAGTATTCGTTGGCACGATGCTGGTGACTTCTTTAGTCCAGAGTACATGGATTTAGCGTTCAAGTTAGCTAACAAGTTCCCTGATGTAGACTTCTATGCTTATACTAAAATGGCAGGTGCGGCATTAGGTGCTAAGCCAAAGAACTTTATTATCAACTGGAGTGAAGGTGCTCATACTAGCCAAGAGAAACAAGTTAAAGCAAAGGATCCTAACTTACAACAGACTAAGAACAGTCGCATTGTTCCTGATGATGTATTCCAAGACTTATTGGTTAGAAATGAAAAGGGTAATTTAGAAAAAGGACCTAATGGTCAATGGCAAGTACAACCTGATAAACTACCTGAACTAAAACAACGTTTAGCAAAACAGTATAACGTTAGTGCTAATTCAATATTGAGTTATGATGAGTGGGAACAAAAAACCAATCGCGGTAAGAAAGCAACACCAGTTAAGTACAACGTTATTGTAGCACCGGGTGAGCCAGACTTATCAGCAAACTCACTAGGTGTACTAGGTACATTCTTACTAAAGCATTAAACTTTTAGTAACTCTTCCATAGTGTAGAGATTTCTCATATAGGGCGATACATCTTTTAATACATAATAATCGATGTCGCCCTTTCTTCTTGGGCCTACTTTTGTAAGTAAATCCTTGTTAGGAATGTTATTGACTTCTCTAAACATCTTTACAATCTCACCAACGCTATAACCTACACCATGACCCAAGCATTCAATTTGATTTGCAGGGTTTCCGATTGCTGTACGTAATGCATCACATACTTCATTAACATGAACATAGTCACGCACACATGTGCCGTCTACTGTGTCATAATCATTACCATTGATGGTAAAATACCCTTGTTCACGTGCCTTCATTAAGTTGTACATCAATCCATCAGGGTTAGTTGGTTGATAGCCATCACTACCAATCACGTTATAGAATCTAAAGATTGTATATGGTGTGGGTTTATGTTGTGTATAAAACTCACGTATCACATCTTCTGCCGCACGTTTGCTTACACCATATGGACTAACACAATGTTCTGCGGCACCTGTACTTGCAAAGATAAAGTTTTTTGTTTTAATCTTATTGATTACATTCATAGTACCATTTAAGTTAGTGATGTAGTATGTTAATGGTTGTTTTTCACTTTCACCTACATTAACCAATCCTGCTAAATGAATGACACAATCAAATTCTTCTTCGATAGCAAATTGTTTTCTAATATCAATATGATAATGATTTTTTACTGGATGCTGTGGTGCACGAAAATCTAATCCATATACCTCACAATCACTTTCTAACATTTTAGTTAGATGACTACCAATGTAACCGCTGTTACCTGTGATTAAAACCTTTTTCATTATAATCCTTCAAATAGTGACAGACCAGTAGCCTCTTCCACGGGTTCAAAGCTAGGGTCTTTTGTTAAGTATGTGTTATCGTCTGTGTATATAATACGGAACTTATGTTTATTTGTCAATACACTACGGATATCATCAATACAAATTACTTTACGATTTAAACTTTTAATAAAGTTGTCAACGGTGATAGTAGTTTCTTCACAAATTTTTGCTGTATTGGTAGTAGACTGTTTACCATTAAAATCATTAAAGCAAACGTTCCATTTATGAAATACATCTTTTTCCAAACTAACTGAATGGTCCAGTGATCCTTTATTATACCAATCATTACTAGTTACAAACATATCATACGCACCTTTAACATCAGATGCCATAGATTTTTTGTTTGTCTCAAAGAAAAAATGTCCATCAAAGTTTTTAGTCCAACGTTGATTTTCTAAACAGAAAGTGGGTAGTTGTGTAATCTGCTCATAAAATGCCATACCATAGCTTTCAACTGTGCTAGGATTAAACGCAACTCTACAACTTGTAATGAAGTCTACTTTTTCTTTACCAATGATACTTTCTTTAATGATATAATCAACACCAATCTTTTTTAATCTGTCTTCAAATTTTTTAGCACCATTGCTATTGGTCATTACTCTTGCAGGTAAGTTGGTCTGTTCAATAAGTTCCAAGTATAATTCAGGATTCTTACCTTCTTCCCAACGACCGACAAACAATACACCTTCACGTGGTTTATTGTGTTCTTCTAATAATGATTGTTCTGTAATAGGAATAGGCAAATGATAAGCATTATCAAACTGTAATTGATTAAACTTGCTTTGTGTTCCTATAAACACATTGTCAGTTTGTAACTGTTGTCTCATTAATACATTGGTATTATACAAGAATGGATTTTTAGTATCTTTAAAAATCTGACTTTCCAAATGAGTATACGCAATGATTTGAATGCAGTCATCAAGCCCCATTGTACTTGCTACTTGTACAGTTTCATATGTGTTGCAAACAAATGCATCATACAAGTTATGTTCCAATGCCTCTACAATAGCATTTCGAAAGTTAGCCATACGCTCATAACAAAATGTATCTCCATACATAAAGATACTGCTATGGTCGGTATACTTTAATGATTCAACTGGGGCAATGATATTTGCTTTTAATGATTTAACAAACTCAGTATTTTGTGGTTGTTTGTCTGTAATGATATCAACCTTGACACCATGACTATCCATAAGTTCACAAAAACTTCTAGCAAATTGACCAATACCACCATGTGGAATTAATGTTTGATAGCTAACTAAAAAACCAATGCGTTTACTGTACGTTCTCATTTTAATTATATTTTATATTAAACTTATCTTTAATGCTTTTTACACAACGTTGTTTGGTTCCTTCAATCATGCTTTTATCATAGGTTGTGTATGTTAACTCTGTTACCAGTGTTTCATTTATAGCATCAATACATTCTTTGATAAGCAATTCTGCAAAATCTTGTAATTTTTTATCACTAACATCTTCGCCATAAAAATCACCGTCATCAGCTACACCATAAAAGCCTGCTCGTTCACCTAATTGTTTAATTTTTTCATTCATTTTTTTAATTTCCATATAATATGTTCAAGTTTATCATGCCATCTATGCTCAAACAAAGGTTCAGTAAGACCTGTATACAATGCAGTAACTTGGTAACCATACTTTAACCAAATGCGCTTACCAGATATGTCACATGTTTTTGGTAACCACGCAAATTTTAATTGAGCACCTATATACTTATTATAAAATAAATCATCAAATGAAGCCGTTTGGTAATTAGCACCCATCATTATGTTCCCCACTCATTCTTAAAGAGTGGTACTTGTAATCTGTCACTATAACGCCAGCCTCGCTTCATTGCGGCAAGGGCAACAGACTTAGCATTGAGATTATAAACAGACTCAACACCACCAACAGGCATAAGGTATACGTGACCCCTAAAACCCGACGCTCTAAATTGTTCAACTGCTTGTTCTGCATCTTTAACATCCTCTTCTGTCGCTACTACAAATTTCAAATATACGGTTCCAACTGTTTGATAATCACAAACAACTTTAGGCTTGATAGCATCTTCCCAACTTTCACCACTACCTGGTAATTTAGCACTAACACTAAATGTAATTTCTTTGTTATGTAATCTATTCAATGCAGGCTGATGCATTTCTAACCATTTAGTCTGTAAGTAGTGTTTGAATTCTGCTGTAAGTTCCTGTGTACCATTTGTCTCAAAAGTAATTTCTTTTAACTTTTGCATTTTAGGATGATTCAACAAGTCAGGATACGCACGTTGCCAGCCCAACAATGGCTCACCACCTGTGATAACTAAATGTTCTTCTTTCCACTTATTGTGTGGAAGTATCTCCATAATACGTGACACAATAGCATCACTTTCTAATACAGGACTTAAATCCTTAAAGTCAGGATGCCAACTTGCATAACTATCACACCCTGTACTAACTAGTGGCAGTTCTTCATACTTGTTATATAAATGTGCAACTGTTGCAATATCGTTAGCCTCTGCGCTTAGTTGTCCCCTAGGCATACCGAATCCGGCACACTTAAAGTTACAACCAAACGTGCGTAAAAAGACTGAAGGTACTCCCATGTACCTTCCTTCACCTTGAATACTATAAAATAGTTCGGCTACTTTAATTTTACTCATCTTCATCTTTCTCTAAAAATTGAGTTACCTGATCTTCTGCATCTTGTAAAAATTCTGCGTATACTTCAAAAGTAGCAATGCCATTTTTACATTTGATGTTAAATGGTATAGTACCGTTTGGTAACCAACCGGGACCTACCTCACGTTTAATTTCAAAACGTTGTAGGCTTTTTACCTTAACCATTGTTTCGTTAAATATTTGTTCTGCTGTTTTCATCATTGATTCCAATGTCTAATAACACCTGCTATAATAAAGCAATTTGTTGTGATATATGATAACACAATAATGGTACGAATACAAGCAATACGGTCTGATTCTTTATCCGTACTGCCTGCTTTTTCGCCCAGTGCTTTGGCCCAAATTCGCCAAATATATTTAGCCTTCGTAAGTAGCAGAATTAGCCCCGTGTTCAAATACTTCAACTGATTTTATCCTTACTGTTGGATTAATTGGATAACGCATATTGCCATTTACTAGTAAGTCTGCCATTTTATCGTATGCCATTTTAGCAAACATTTCACATCCTACAGCAGGAACAATACGTAAATCACACAACGCACCGCGCTCATGTGGTTTTAATTTATCCCACTCAGGAAGTGTGCCACTACCCGGGATATTACCTTTGTTGTTCATGATTTTGAAAAAGTCTAGATGAGGATCATCTTCTGCAACAATCAATGTATGGTCAAACATATAATCTGCCCATGCTTTGAATTCTTTAAGTCCTCCAAAGTCCATACACCAGTTTTTGTCATCTAGTGTGTCGCACTCAAAAATTAATTTGATGCCTATCGAGTAACCATGCAATGTTGAGCAATGGCTATGTGTAGCACGCCATTGTCTAAAACAGCAAGATAACCCTCTATCATTACCGTAAGTTTTTGTTGAATAAAATTTTGCCATACATTTCTCCTATGTTAATTGTAGCATAGGCAGCAGAATTTGTAAAGCGGGAATGATGCCAAAAGACCGCTATAGTTATTTACCTTTTTTTAAAAGTTCTTGTGCAATAACTTTTGCCCATTTTTCACAATCTTGTTCGGTAACATGAAAATCGTATTTATATGGTGGTACAAACATTTTATTGGTATCTTCAAATCTACCTTTATTAATTGTATCTACCCAAATAGTAATATCGGCATTAAAAATTTCACGCATTTCAGGTAATGGGCAAACAAAATCAACAATAGCAAAGTCTGATTCTAATATATCTGCCTCATTGCGTAGGCGGTTGGCTTGTCTAATACGACCTTCAATACTAAAATCCCAATCATTATATTTTTCTCTAATACGGTCTGCATTGATCCAAACACATTTAGATTGTGGATATAATTGATTGTATAATGAGTCTGCTAGTTTTGTTTTACCGGCACCAGGTAAACCCATAATTAATATTCGTTGTGTCATTTTGGTTTTTTACTGTGTTCTGCATCATAAACACGTTTACGCAAATTAGTGCTACTAAAACTATGGTCACGACCGTTAAACACAATCTCAATACCACGTTTCCAACATGCCTCATCACCTGTAAATTGTTTACCTTCATACTCTACACCTAAAACACGAACATCAATTGGTAAGGTTAATAGAATGTCAATTAGGTCTTGCTCAGTTGAATACACAACAACTTCATCAACATAACGGCATGCTGCCAATTGAATTTGTCGTTCAACAATACTTTGAATAGGTTTGTTCTTAGTATCTGGTCTGTCAATAGTAGGGTCAGTTTGTAATCCTGCAATTAAATAATCACAATGATTCTTAGCGTCACTAAGCATTGCAACATGTCCTGCATGTAACATATCAAAGGTACTAAATGTAATACCTATTTTTTTACCATCTTGTTTAAGTTTACGAATGTGATTGAAAATCATTTTTTTAATATCCTTATAATTTTTTCTTGTTCCTGCTCTTTAAGCCACTGTTCTTCACCACTGTATGTAGATGACTTATTTAAGGCTTCATCAACCATCCATTTTATTTTATACAGTTCTTGTTTGCAGTCCCATGCAATATAACTATCAGTATATATATCAAGTAATTCCCCGCACATGGCTTGTACTTGATTTGATACCTGTGGTCCCCAACGCCTCATATAACCCATATTAGCCTTGCAATCTATTTTTACAATCGCAATTGCGACCTTGGTTGCAGTCTCCTGTACAAGCTGAAGTATATGTTGCGTTATACGCATTAATGAATACTGCTTTTAGTACATTAATAAAAGGATAGCTAAAATAACCTAGTGCAAAACTACAAATAAGCCATTCCATAATTATTTACCCATTCGTGCAATACTTAAGAATTCACTACGTGCCGCGGCATCTGTTTTGAATCCACCACCTAAACGAACAGTAACTGTACTACTACCTGTATCCTCAACACCACGTGACTTTACGCAATAATGTTGTGCATCAATCATTACTGCAACATCTTCAGTCTCCAGTATAAATTGGAGAGTGTGGAAGATTTGTTCGGTGAGTCGCTCTTGGATTTGAGGGCGCTTACTGAAATACTCAACAATACGGTTAATTTTTGATAATCCGAGGACTTTCTGTTTAGGCACATATGCCACAGTAGCGAGACCATCAATGACAACAAAGTGATGTTCGCAATTGCTTTGGACATTAACGTTGCGTTCAACGACCATTTCATTGTAACGCATCTTGTTATCGACAGTCGTACACTTTGGAAATGCATCATAATCTAATCCCCAGAAAATTTCGTTAACGTACATTTTAGCAACACGCTTGGGTGTTTCCATCAAGCTATCATCACTTAGGTCTAGACCTAATACTTGCATGATATGGCTAAAACTTTTTTCGATTTCTGCAATTTTGTCTTTACGATCCAATGCAGTTTGAAATGTAGGAGTTTCTACTCCCATAGCTACCAAGTGCTGATGTACTTTTTGACCTAACTCAGGGTCGGTTTTCGTTTTGTTATATGACATATGTATCCTTCCTTACACGGATGTTATTTTTGAAAAGTATGCAACCTTTGTGTCGCATACTTTTATTTATCATTATGGCTTTGTACCACTAGGAAAAGGCCAATTACTATCTACTTCTGTTTTATCTGTTTCTTCATCAAGAAAAGGCCAGGCTGCAGGTTCATTTACTTTATCGTTAACGGTAAAAGTTGTTTCTATTGTTACTGAATCTTCTTCACCTTCAAACTCTTCACCAGTGTCTAGATTTACTAACTTAAGTGGACCTTGAAAAAAGTATTCTGTGTCATCTTGTGACCAGCCTTCTTCTTCAAGACCTTCGTAATAGTTTTCGTCCCAAATTTCTTCAAGACGTTCTTGTTCTTCTTCGTCCATGTCATCAGGCCATTCCCACTCAGCCCAACACCCATCATCTAATGATACCAACTCCCAATCACTATCTAACTCAAACTCATCAGGATTGTTTAAGTCAACATCAGGCATAGTGTCTGATTCTATAGTAAATGTGCCCCAGCGATAACCTTCAGTACGAATGGCAACTTGACCATCCTTATACCAAAATGATTTCTCAATCGCAGATTTTTTATATAAAGTGGATAGTTCCCAAGTTGCCATGATTAATTGTCCAATTCTTTACTTAGATATTCATTGATAACATCAAACAATTGTTCTTGTGAAGTACAAAGAATTTTACAATTCTTCCAATCGTTGTCATCATCACGACCACTAAACTCAACCATAAATCCGTTATCGTAACGATTAACGGTGAATGATTCATTTACTTTTTCTAACTTGTCTAATTGATTTGCCATTTCTATCTCCTATTAAAATTTGGCTTCACGTGTATACTTCCTATAATCGGTAGTCATGCGTAACATGTCTTCACCTTTCCCTTCAAGTATATCACAGATTCTATCGATAGTGCTATCATTACGGGCACTAATCTTACCCATGTTAGGGTGTGGTTTACGAATAAGTTTTTCTAACTTACTTAATGCATCTTCTAAAGACCAGGGTACATAAAGACGCTCATTGTCATTAGCAAAAGTTTCGGGAAAACTTCTATAAGCAGGATAAAGAACATTACACCCAAGAGTATCTGCCTCCGATGCTGTGTTACTGACCCAGTCCTGTAAAGCGCAATTAAACAGCAGGCGAGTGTTGTTAAGAAGATTGTAATAATCATTTTTTTCTAGGTCCTCATAGATAGTTAATAGTCCACGTTCTTGCAAACTTCTGGTACGTGCCATATAACTATCATTGTTAGATTTTAGTTTACTACCACTAAAAATTGCAAACTCAAGTTTTTGTCCAGGATGACGTTCGTGCCATAATTCAATCAAGTCCATATAGAAGTCAGGTTGTTTTTCCTGATCCCAACGTGCGGCAAAACCCACACGAAATGTGCGCTCATTAAATGGTCTTAATGGACCTTCTACACGACTGCGAACTTCATCTTTACCAAATGCCAATCCGCTGATATTGTAAATTGGAGACCTCCAACCTGCAATTTTCATGTGCATTACCATTTCTTCGTTAGTAGCAAGTACACCGTCAACAAATGAATCAACCATTTTTTCATAGTGACCCATGAATTCACTCATACCCCATACATGTACAAAATCATCCGGATCGATTGATTGAGCAAGACAGCGGACATATATCCTAGGGCGCATATTAGCATCAATCTGATTAAGTATGTAAGGAAGACTTTCGATTCCTGGCTGAAACATGTCTTCAAAATATATAACATCATCACTTGATAGTTCCCCTGCTTTCATCATTTTGATTAGATTCATTAGTTGCGACATACCGTAGTATGTACGACCATGTGCATCTAATACTTGCCCAGTAACGATTGCTTGGTCATTACTTAGTGTTTCGCCAGGGACAATAACATAGTCAATATCCCTACGTTCAAATACAGTACGATTCCACTCTTGTAATTGTAGAGTGTATCGTGCTTTATAAGGCTCAAGGCCCATGTAATATAATTTACGCATTATGGTCTACGATTCTCTTCCCACTGATTTTTTACAGGCTTGTCATTCATCAATTTAGTATATTGACGATAGACATAGCTACGTGGGCTATACAATTCAGCCTCGTTATAACGATATCCGTACTCTACACAAAACTCTAGATATTTTTCTAGGTCGTTAAAGATTTGACGAACACGATTGTTGGAGTTAAATTGTTGTTGCTTTGCCATTATAATTTCCTTTAAATGGATAGTTGTTGATAAGGTTTTGTTAAATTGTAATAAATTGTAGCACCGTTCTCACCGTCTTCTGAAACAGTAATCTCGATATTACGGTCGGGATATCTACTAGCAATGACTTCATAGAGGTCATCACTAATCATTTCACAACTTTTGTAATTCAACTCTAAGATGCCTTGAGAGTATTGATTCTCAAGCCAACGTTTAAATTGAATAAACTCAATATCCCTGTCGTTGTGAAATACTTCAATCGCCACATTAAAGTGAAAGATGTGACGATGTGGAGTTCCTAAAAAGCTAACATCATACTCATCACCTGTTGCAAGTGCTGGGTCTGTTGCCGCCGCTGGATAGCAATGAATGCCTTCCTTTTGAAAAGTTACAAAAATCATACGCTTTGCTTCCTGTGCAATACGTTGACGTTTTTCAAATAATGCTAGTTGTACTTGGCTATCCATTTTAATAATCCCTATCTAAGTCTATTGATTCATGGTCATGTTCCCATTGAAGTTTACGCACACGTGATAATTCTTTCTGATATTTGACTTTTTCATCAACTAAAGATGTATCACCTTTCTCCATACGTTCTTCAATCAAACGTAAACTATCTTCTAAAAATGCAATTCGTTGTGAATACATATCAATCTCCTAAAACTTCTAACATAATATCATCACTATCTTCAATAGTTTCTTCAACCTCAGATTGATTTTTAACTTCAAATAACTGGTCAAACATAGTCATAGCATTAACTGTTTTTTTACCACTAATACCTTGACTGCCACTTTGAAATTGTTTCCAATAGTTACTATGATAGTCAATCAAATCTAATGACTCCTGTTTAGTTTTCTTTGAAAAAATCTCATCAACCAAATCTGTAAAGAACCTATCACCTTCAAATTTATGTACAATCATTTTGGGAACAACGCCTTGTTCATATCTACGATTAGCCTCTTGTACTGCACTAATGTGCTGGTATACGTTATGACTTTGCAATAGAGTGTAACTTAATGTGTCCCAACTTGTCTTAGTTTCTTTGCCGTGCTGACCAATAAAACCTTGACCACGATAACATAAATCTTTCATAAGCATTATATCAGTTACAGGACTATCTGTAAACAACTTATGGATACCGTCTTGCAAAACACCATCTCTAAACTTGCGTGTGTCATTTGCATAACTTTTTTTCTCAGCGGTCTTTTCCATACTGTATGACCATTTTTTGTCATGTTCAATACTGTTATTGAAATATGCAAGACCTTTAGCCGCACTAAAGAATGGGCTTGCACAGTCAAATGTAATTTGAAGTTTTGGGTTATGATACTTACGTACAGCTTTTTGAATATCAGTAAACAATACTGCATACTCTAAAATACTTGTACCCAAACAATGAATCAAGTCATGCTTACCTTCTTGCAGTAAACCATCGTGAATAATACCAACCAACCTCTTTAGCATCAAGTGAATGTCAATCTTGTTTTGTCCACCAAATGCCCAACCATTGAAATGATTGTCTGGATAGATATTTGGGTCACAATACTTTTTCATTTCCTCATACCAATCGTTACTTTGAGTATGATTGCGACCTTGCAATACATTTAAAAATTTGCAGTTGCCGTTACGATTATTAATAAAATACTCATTATTAATATGTGTAGCGGCTATAGCCTCTTCAATAGTACTGATACCGTGGGCACTAGTTCCTGTTTTTGGGTCTTTGATGTGAAATGTAGTTAATGATTGTGAAGGAATATCTAAACACATACCATAGTCCATGTATGTGTCCATCCAGTTCAATACAGCCTTGCGCTTTTTCATGGCACGAGGACAGTTGGGATCCTTCCAGTCAGCAGGCCATTGACACTTAAGAATCTGAAACCCACCACTATCACCTAACATGAAAGTACCTTGTTCACGTTTGCGAATGATACTTTCGTTATGGTCATCAACTGTTGTATCTAAATTAGCATGACCAGCAGAGTATAGTCCCCACTTATAATAGTATAGACCTTCTTTGCTATTAAGAAAGTTTAGTTTTTCAACATCACCATTAAATCCCGCGGGGATACGTGACTGTTCAAAATAATTTTCACCCTCACGTTGCTTACCTAAGCCAGCAATATAAAAACTACTGACTGCAGGTAAGAACAATGCCCAATCGTTACTGTGTGCCGCCGATAAATTAATTTGTTCCAATTTTTTCTTCTTCTTTAATTAAGATTTTAACCATGTCAATTTTATTTTTATAGTTAGCTATATCATTATTCATTTGACTAACGATATCTTTGATAGTAGGATGCTTTTCACATAAACTTGCTAGTTCATTTTCTTCTTGCATCTTTTTCTCAGCCCACTTAAGTATAGTAATAGCATTTGCTGATAGATTAACTTGGGCACTACCCCCACCAACAGTCATCCAACTACTACCATCAAAGACTTTCATACTTTGACTAGGACCATCAAATGCCATCATGCCAGTAATGGGATTAGTAGTATTGATATAAGGAGTCGCCCCCTTATTACTAGTCACTTGCATGAACTCGCCACCGTATACGTAGTCAATCATTTTGTATTTGCTGGAAGTAAATAAGTATAAACTGCAAGACCACTGTCAACTACAATCTCAGTTACACCTGCATCACTAATGCGTACAGTTTTGTCGCCAACTAAATCTAAGATACTAATAAATTGTTTTACGGGCCATAACCATGGTTTACTTAGCGTACCTGTGACACCTGGATGAAACACAAAGTTACCACTATGTGTGCTTGGATCACCAAAGTAAATCTTTAAGTCACCGTTTTCAGTTTTAGCAAGAAAGTTTTCTTCTTCAGTATTAGCCTGTTGTTGTTTTTTCAAACGCAAGATATTTGTAACCATTGGTTGAAACTCTACGTTCCATGTAGTACCTTTAAAAGCTACATCTTTAACCTTCTCTAATACTACACTTTTAAGCATTAAACGATAGTCATTTACAAAGTCACCTGTATTTGTTTCAAAGTGAATTGTACTAGGAATGTCTTCGTTGTTTTTGTTGGTGCGAGTAACATTAATAATACTTGTATTATCATATTCCTCAAAACCAATAATAGTTTTTAACTTACCTAAGTTAGGCATACCAAACACACCAATAAAGTCAGCAATAGGACCCTTAAACGTACCACTGATGATAACGTTTTTGTTCTCAGTCATTGCATTGATTTTAGTTTCAGTATCAGTACCTGTAACTTTAATAAGTTCAATGTCACCTAGACCATATGTATGGTCAATTAAATCTTTTAAATAATCTTTCATGTTTTTCCTTTAAGTATACTACTTTATTTAGGTAGTTATTATGTGTATTATGATGGAATATATTACACAAGTCAAGTATCAATTTAACCAAACGTAAATAAATCATCAAATGTTGATTTTGTGTTTGTACTGGAACGCAAGTCCCAATCTAACACGCCTAACAAATTATCAATCTTTTCATCGACCAATGTTTTTTCCATTTCATCATCATCAAATGGTAATTCTGTGAACCATGCAGGAAGTCTTAACTCATCTGTTGGATAAGCAATACTCGTAAAGCCAAGTGCGTTGGGTTTAAGTTTACAAACAATAACCTTCATACCATCAACAATTTTTTGACTATACTGGTCACTATTGACTCTACGTAAATAATTATAGTTCAGTGCCGCACGAACATGACCGGGCATGTTTTCACGACCTTTTTTACTATTGGCTTCCTTTTCACCATACATGGTTAGTTTGTTGACTGATTTAGGACTACCTTTCGTCCATGCTGGACGCATAGATAATTCACGTTTAAACTTCTTAACAAGTTCAATAACTTCGTCACGACCTTTACCTTGTTGTATAACCATAGCCAGTACGTCCATTAAGAATTCCTGAACATATTTAGGCGTATCAGCACGTTTCAAGTCAAGACCCATAGCTTTGATATCGCCTTGCTTACCGTCTTTGTCTTTACGCTTACCCTCTTTATCAAAGATATTGATAGCATAACGTTTTTTTGTAATAAAGATGCTACGATCACCGATCAACTCACGACCAGCTTTGATAATTTCACCATTCTTACGTGGTGCATGAAATGCACGTTCCATAAATGCAGGAAAACTAGCATTAGCCTCGTCAGCAATACTATCATATAAACCAATACAGGTTTCTTTATCCCAAGTTAATTCACCACTTGCTATTTGTTCTTTAAGCGATGGAAACGCAGTAAAATAACAGCTATCAGTATCACCGTAAACAATTGCTTCTCCTTCATGTGTGTATTCGCCAGTCACAGTTTGATTGATTTGGCTCATCATGTGACGAACGATTTGGCGACCACTTAATGTAACACTTTGTCCTATGCGTTTATCATAGAAACGGCAATGTTCATTCAATAGTGCGCCATATGCAGAGTTAAGCAAAATCTTACGAACCAGTTGTCTTTTGTCCCAGTATTCTCTATCGTCACTGGTCGTTGCCTCTTTGAGTTTTTTCTGCATTGCTTTTCTATCACTATACCAGCGTGTTAATAAGCCAGGTACAATACCCTCTTTTTCATTGGTAAAAATTGTACCGTTCGCACTCAACATCCATGGTCTATGACTGTCAAAAATCATTTTCCATATCTCAGCCGCACTATATTCTTCGCTACGACCATCTTCATAGTCAATAATCAATGTAGTGCCACGTTCTTGGTTCATAATAGCAGTATATTCTAAACAGCCAAATAAACCTTCCCACAAGATAGCACCACCCACCTCATCATCACCGTCTTTATATCTTTTCTTTTCTTGGGCTAATCGTAAACCCTTTTCTTTCATGTATTGGGCTGTAAGAGTTTGCCTAACTTGACCGACGATTGTTTCTCCTGCCATGTTGAGGGCCCTAATAACCGAGGGATAGAGCGAGTTGATATCGACTGCACCGACCCATTCATGCATTCCTCTTTTGGGCGTAGCAACATAGGCACCTGCCGCTTGTTGTTCATCTTCATGTTCACTTCTCCTTTTTTTGTCTGGAACTACTAAACCTCGTTCGTGTGCCTCATTGAAAATTGCCATTTCAATCATAGCTACACTACCCATTACTGTTGGCAGTAATACTGTATTCTCATGCGCTAATTGATTAGCCAGTTCTAAGAATTTAAGTTTATTGTGAATTTTAACTAACAACATAGTATCCTGACGATTGTATTCAACAAATGTTTTGAAGTCTTTGTTATACAATTGGTCAAGAGTACCTTCGTATTGTGTCTTGTTTTCTCCTACTTCCATTTCACCAATAGCATCTAGTTTATAGCTATGGCGACTTTCGTAGTTGTACTTCTTGTAGAGTTGTAGATAGTCCATGTGAATGCGACCAACTAAATCATACGTTTGTTCTTCTTTACCAAAACGTTCGTATGCACGTGGTTTGGGAAGTTGTCCCAATAAACAAAACTTACGTGTATCGTCTTTACTCATCACACGTGTAACACGATTGACCATGTAAGGTATATCATAGCCTTCTGAATTCCAACCAGTCAACACATCAGCATCTTCAATCAACTGAAAAAATGTATCAAACATGTCTTTTTCGTTATTGAAAATAATAGTGTTTTCAAATTGACTTACAGTTTCTTGTGCAGTTTCACTACTCATGCTCTTTGGCGGAATAACTAATGTTACCAACAAGTCTTGCCAATCCAAATACATACTGATAGCAGTTACTGGATTAAATGGATCGCTTGTAGGACTAAAACCCTTTTCAGGATCAAAGTCTACTTCAATGTCAAAAAAACATGTGTGTAGTTTGGGCGCATCTACTTTAAGATAGTTTTCGCTTAGACAACGAAACACTACATTAACGTCACTTTCAAAGAGTGGTTTATTTGAATGAATGCGTTTTTCTTTTTCAAACTCTTGGCGTTTTCTAGTACTAAAACGTGATAAGGGATCTCCATAGATGCTACGGTATTTACCCTTGTTGTCGGGATAATAAAATACATAATTAGCAGGATACTCGTTGTAGTAACGTTTACCGTCACTACCACGTTCAACTACGAAAATTCTATCGTTATCCCTGCTATGTATCGCATCCACATAACTCAAAGTGTTTTACCCACTGTTTCTAAGATTGTGTTTAATTCTTCGTTGTCGGCGTTTGTCTGTGTAAGACTTGCCTTGTGTGCGATACGAATTGCTTTTTTAAGTACACTAGGTTTTACTTCTAGTTCTTCTGCAATTGCTTTTACTGTATCTGATAACCCTTCGTTGAGTGTTTCAACTTCTTGCATGACTGCCATGCCTTCGTTGATAAGTTGGGTTAGTTTAATCTTTTGGTCACCGCTAAACATTCTTGCTGCCATATAAACTCCTATAAAGAAGTACTTATTATACGACAGTTGTGCAACAAAGTCAAACTTTTTGCGAAATTAGGTTACCGTTATTGGAAAATTTCGTGATGTTCTCTACCAAATATCTTGATGTATTTACCGGCAAGCATGTCAGCCATAACTTCAATTGGGCTACCCGGGTAACTATCGTTTGGGCCAATCATGCCCAATTCGCCCTGACGGCAATGAACCATTTCATGAAATATTGTACGCATGATGTCTACCATGTTACGATTTTTTACGTATACCCAAATTTCATTACTACCTTGAACATGTGATCCAGTGTGATGATTGTCTTGGGCATCTTTGGTATCGTTACTAAAAATAATTTTGGGTATTGTGTTTAGATGTAATCTACCTGCTGTCCATTTAATAAACTTTTGCATTACGGGGTCATGATTTAAGTCATCATCTTCATCAAGTTTGTGTTTAATAAAACTATCAGGGGTATTATATTTCTTTTTAAAATAATCGTACAATTCTTTGGTACTTATACCATGTCTATTAGAAATTTTTCTTATCAATGTATCGATGGTATCATACTTGTGTTTTTGCAGAGATGGCAAGGTTTTTACCAAATCACTGGCTGCGGATTCATTGATAACTTGATGTATCTTCATATTACCCTAAGAATGAAACGATTTCCATTACGCCAAAAACCAATGCAGAACGTAATTGCATGTCTGCGGATTCGGCATCTAATTTTTCAGTATTGATTAAATCTAATAAGATTTCTTTTGCTTCGGCAGGTTGAATTTGACCTTGCTCTAGTGCTTGTCTTACTTGCAGTGCATATTGGGCACGTGCTGCCGCCCATTGTTGACCTGAACCTACTACTTGATTTAGTGCGTCTGACATTTAAAATCTCCCTTGAACGGCTTTTGCTATCATGTCTGCTTGTTGTACAAACAGTTTTTGTTTTATATCACAATATAAAGGACTTACGGGTCCTGCATTAACTCTATCTTTAAATTCACCGTATGTGGTAGTAAACGTAGTTGTTAGTTTTAATACATCTTTGGTGTTTTTAGTTTGACTGTATATAGTCAACCATTGCAATGGTATTTCAATAGACTCTAGTTGTGGCTGTAATGGTTTACTGCAATCAAGGCGTCTTGAATAAAGTTGTAAATCAGTTACTACTTTGCTTTGATTGTCGTCCCAAAAGCTAGGAATCATATCTTTTACTGATTGTACCGTGCTACATGCTGTTAAACAAGAAACAGCTAGGATTATAAGTAATTTTTTCATATCAGTATTTATCAAAAAATGCTCACTTTCGAGTACTTCGGGCACGACTCCTATCTCCTCGGGCCAGCAGCCGGCCACACCGCAACCCGAAGGTCCTAAGGTAGGTGTTCTTATATAAGTGCGATTGCCCACTTCTGAAACACTTTGCACAACTCACGTATTTTTTCATTGCGTGTTTCTTCAATATGATATTTTTTATGTTTATAGGCTTCTGTCTCATCTTCAGTGGGGTCAACATATCCACAATAAACTTTCCTAATATTGCTATGATTTATTAAATCTGTGCAACTATCGCCTTCACGTTTATCAGCCATTTTATTGTGATATGTACTGCATGGGCTTAGTGTTGTAATACATATGCTACCCTCTGGAACTTTACCATGTTTAGCTTCGTATTTTTCAATAGCGGCACGTTCAGCATGTACTCTAGTGTAACCATCATTGTAATAATTTACTGCGTATACGGTGTTATTGTCAGGGTCAAGTATGCAACTACCTACATAGCCGTAATAGTCGCTATCCTTCTTTTGCCCTTCAACAATCATTTCACATAATTTGATGAGTATATTGTCTAGTTTTTTGTGGCTGTGTATTTGAAAATCAGTTAGTTTCATATAAATTAAGAGAATATGTATTAAATCTCTTTAATCTATTTATGAATTCAGTAGTCTTTTCTGTAACTACACCAGTCAACTGAAATGTAACTCTTGGGTTATGTCCTGCGTTTGCTGTGCTGTGTGGTACATTCTTCCAATCAAATGTAGTAACATCTCCTGCACGCCATTGACTAAAATTGTAATTACCATAACTCCAAAAATGTCCTTGTTCCCAATCTGTTAATTGAATCATTATACGCATAATACGCCATGGTTCTTCAGGAGCCCATTTTTCTAATTTGTCTAGGTGCAAGTTCCAAACTTCGCCGGGCATCTGTACATGTATACGTTCCATGCAATCATCAAGGCCAAATAAGTTACTCATTTCTTTTAGTACCGGCGGAATGTTCCAATTAAGATGTGTAATCTTATAGTCTTTCCCATATCCTGTTTTTTCTAAATCATATTCTTCTGCGAGTGAATCTTCACGCGGTGCCATTACACCCTCGCCTTTATACCCACGTGTTTCCCAAGTAGCCGATTTGCTATTGTCAATAATAGTCTTTAATTCACTAGACCAATCTCCCTTGATAGTTCCCAATCTGATTACCGTATCATAATTATTATCCATTTTGAAATTATCAAAGTGGTACTTGCTTAGTGCTTTTCTTGTTTCCCAACTACTTGTTGTCATTTTATTCTCCTAATCCGCTTACTTTACGTACAAGAATATCTAGTTCTTGACGTTCTACTGCATTAAAATATTTTTTATTAGAATCATTTTCTAATATTTTGTCTATCCGATTATCATATGATATCGGAAAATTTAATTGCTTACTTAAACTCTTAATGTATTTATCCTTATATAGATATAACAATTCATGGCTCAGATAGACGGGGTCAAGTGTGTTTAGATAATCTAATTCTGTTTGAAAATCAGGATAGCTATATCTATCTCTTACACGCTCTTGTTGATATTTAATGATGTTTTTGTCTCTGCCTATAATTCCTATTTTAACTTCAATATTTAATTTGTTCAAAGTTTCTATAAACTCTTTATACTTGGGTATTGATACCACACCTTTGTTAGCATAAGGGCAACTGATACTTGTCACATAATAATCATGTGTACTCCAATCTTTTTCTAATAAAAGAGTTGGATCGTTCCAATATTGTGCAAAGGGTTCATTATCATGAGGGTCCCAGTATTGTTCTAGTAACTTATCCCAAGCATAAACATCTTTGTGTAGTGCAAATATTTTACTGAATAAATGATTACCAGAACCTTGCGGCCCGGTAATAATCAATAACTGCTTCATATCAATGTAACTCTTACATCAGATTGTCCATAATCTTGGAAATATTCTTTAGGAGGTAAATCAATCTTTAACAACTTACATAATGCATGATTTGTTAGTGGTGCTGAACCCTTATACGTTAACATGGCATTAACAATACCTTGATTTTGTTCTTTGATGATAGTTGCCATTGTTTTTAAGTTTTTGTAATAACCTGCATAACTAGGATATGTGATATCAAAGTGACCGCACTTTACCCACCATCCTAAACAAGCATCATCAGGACGATGCACTAAAATTATAGGACATTCAGGCCAATACATTTTTAAGAATTCAATATTATTTGCAAACACATGACTTTTAATAATGCGAATGCCTTTTCCTTTAAAGGGCCTATCAAACTCTGCCTCACATTTATCTTTGGGATAATTTTTAATGTTATCAAAAAAACTACCAAACTCCATGCCTGGATCAAAGTACGCACCTAAATGCATCAAGTCCATTTTACCACTAGCATCGTGATAATATGTACGTTCATCACTATAGTCGCTGTTGTCAATGTCAGGACTATAGTAGATGTTTTTAGTTACTGAACTCCACTTACTGCCAGGAGCACCGGCTACAAATATATATTTCATTTTGCGATACTTGCTATACTGTCTTTATAAATAGCGTTTTGTTTGAACACAGTACTGTTCCACCATACTAAATTCTTTAATGCTTTCTTTGTAGTCAATTTTTCTAAATATTTCATAGCATCGTTAACTTGTGAACCAACTAAGAATTCATATTTGCCGTTATCTTTTTCAATGATTTCCATTGATTCTTTATCAGCTAACATTTCTTTTAGAGCTTTACGCAATTTGTCGGCATTAGGATTGCCCTTGTTTACCCACAAACTCTTTTGTAGGACATCACGCCAGTTCTTTACCAACATATATGTGTCATACAATTCACCCTTAGGATACTTACCCCACTTAGCTTTGTATGCTTCCTCAAAAAATTGTTCTTTAGGGAAGTTAGGATCGGCAACTACTTTACCTGTTTTAATGTTTAATATACCTTCATTGAACCATGGACCAACGTTAGGTATAGTAGTAAAGAACTTTAAGTAAGCACTAGGTGTTTCACGCATAGCAGTTAATTCACCTCTAGCAAGTGATAATCTACGTTCACCTGCATTCATGCCAGGAATAAATTTTACGTTTTTATTATTGTAACATTGTGCATATGCTTCTATGTTAGGTAGTTCACCGCACAATAATAATGTCATAGCCAACATATCAGGATTGTTTCCTGAACCTGCGGCAAAACGTAAGTCTTGATAAACATCACGGTCTGTTCTACGTACAGTTTCAATCGTAATATTCATTGCACCAATTGCTTCCCAATCTTTATAGTCATAGCGAACATCTTCTACTAGATAACTTTCGGCATTACCACCGTGTGCAACCATAACAGTTTTGTTATCAAATCTCAATGTATCTTGAAATTTGTTTGCCCCTGGGATATCTCTTGCACCGGGGATATGTTGAATAACAATTTTTTCACCTAGTTTCTTTTCTAATTCGTGTGCAACAATACTTGTCCATACACTTGTACCTGCACCAGGTTCTTGTGGTACAACAAATGTATAATCAGCATGTGCTAACCCACTAGCTAGTAATAACGACAATAATAACTTTTTCATAATTTTCCTCAATAATAGTTAAGTTTTGTTTTGCTAAAAAATACCCCATACAATATGGAAATAAATGTAGCAATTAATAATCCAATTGCAATTGGATGATGTAATATTTCTTCAAGTTGATATATAGTAAAGAATTGCTTACCTACCAATTCAATACGTGGGCTTAGTACAAATCCAATAAGTACACATGCTCTACTAATCTTGAAGTATTTAAGTACCAATCCTAACACCGTACAAAAAATCAACATAGCATAATCTTCCCAACCCCCGGTGTACTCAGCACAACTCCAAAAGATTAGTGCAATTAATGGAACAAAATAATACATTACTGGCACACGTGTTAATAATGTAGCCCAACGTATAAACAATAAACTTATAAAGAATGTTATTGTTAAACTTAATATGAAACTATAGTTTAGTGCATGAAAGAATTTTGGATCAGCAAGTAATGTAGGACTACCCATTTCTAATCCAACATACATAAACAAACTCATAACGATAACTTCAAATGGTGCCGCTGGCACACCAAACAATATAGTAGGAACGTATGCAGTTGACTTTTGAGCCATGTTAGCTCCTTCTGCACCTACTACACCCCTGATATTACCATCACCAAATTTAGTAGTATCATTTTTCCCTGCCGCAACTGTTTGACTATATGCTATCCAATCTACTACGGCACCACCTACACCTGGCAACAATCCAATGAATCCACCTATTAATCCTGAACGCATACTATCCCAACGATAACGCCACGCATCTTTTGCACCCTGATACATTTGACTAATGATATTATTTGATTGCGGAGTAAATTCTGCTTTTTTGAATAGCGCCTCTAATATTTCAGGCATTGCTAATAGTCCTGACAATAATGGTAGCACTTGTATACCATGTGCAAGATAAAACCAACCACCTGTAAAACGTTCGGCATTGGTAACTGGATCGGTGCCAACTAGTCCTAAAAACAATCCTAAGGCAACCCCCAATAAACCCCTAAACCAATATTTGTTATTTACAAATGTAACTGTTGTCAATGCAAGTAATATAAAGCATAACATTTCAGGTATACCAAAATATAACACAACATTTGCATAGTAGGGTAAGAATGCAAACACTAATATACCCCATAATAAACCTTGACCACATGCGCTAAAGATACTAGCACTTAATGCTCTTGCGCCCTCACCTCGTTTGGCTAATGGAAATCCATCTACCATAGTTGCGGCACTTCCGCCACCACCGGGTATGTTCATTACTACACTTGCAAACAAATCACCAATACTAGATGATATCACTAACGCAGTAGTGAACACTACCAATGAGTATGGATCAGCACGAAAATAATCAATGAATGCATATATTGTTAGCAAGCCTGTGGTAGCCCCTGCAATTGGAATTATCCCAAAGATAAAACCATATATTGTGCCTGCTAACAAATAGGGTATGTAGTGTATATAATCCATTAAAATTTCATTAAGTTTTGTATTTCATCTGGTAGCCAATGGTCTTCAGTTCTTTCAGGGTGCCATACTACGCCTGCAACATTTCCATCAATCCATGCTTCACAATCACCGTCTACATCACGTGCTAAAACTGTAGCACTTGCTTGTGGTAATTTAATGTTTAGTCCATGAAAACTATTAACATCAAATTCTTGTCCTTTATAAGTTACTTTATGTGTTATTCCACCACTGTGTCCTTCTTTCTTAGACACAGTTCCACCTAAAGTATCAGTCAGTAAAAAGCAACCATGACATACACCTAGTATAGGTTTTTGCTGTAACATCATTTGTGTTGCTAGTTTTAATTCTGTCGTGCGTCTTATTAATCTATCATCGCCACCAGTAATAATAAAACAATCAACTTCATCGGCAATTGCCTTAAAGTTTTGGTCTAATCTATTAGGGACAAAAAAGAGCGTATGCTCTTTCAAATACGAGTACCACCCGTGTTCGATTGAATCATACGCTCTGCCTCTAAACTTAATAATGCGTTGGCTTAGAGCTATTTTCAAATTACCATCCGTATGCGTCTGCTACTAACTCTTTACCTGCTTCAGCGGCTACGGTATTTTTGCATGAAATTTCATACAAATCTTTACGCATTGCTGATACCAATGCTTGTACTTGACTTGCATTTTCTTCAGTAACTAATTGCTCTAATTTACGAGCACCGATGTTGCTGTGGAAGCCTTCATCTTTAGCAATCTTGCGATATGAACTGCTGATGAAACCATCTTCAATACAATCAGCCATTGTGTTCCAAACAGCTTCTGCACGACCTTCAGCAACCAATTGATAGGCAGCTAGTGCAACTGGATCAGTTTCTGCATTGTACTTAGCTAATAGACCAGCACCTTTAGCTGTTGGCTTTGCGGCTTCAGCGGCAATAGCGGCTTCAACATCAACTGGGCTACCTTGAATGTGTTCAATAACTTCCTTAACCATACGGAAGTGATTTGCCTCATCCATTGCTTGTTTTGTTAATAATGATAACTCAACTGGATCTGTGTCAGCAGGCATAGTAGCGATTGCTTGAGCAATTTCAACCATGTTCATACGCTCATTGACCATACGGCCAACAAAGTGTTCTACTAATTCTTCTTGAGCAGGCTTGCTGTCAAAATACGCTTTTACATTGTGTTGACTAGCTTGGAACAACGCTTGGTTGTCTTTAACAATAGTCTTAACAAACTCTTTTGATGAAAACATAAATTATCTCCTTAAATTTTTATGTACGTGCGAGAAATTCTATACTTATTTATAAAATGTTACTACACACAAAATATTTATCTAATTTTTTAAAAATTTTAAAGATTGGGGAAAATTTTAAGCATTTCGTGAGATTTTAAGTATCTAATATAAAATTCCTTACACTGTTCTTTATAATCATCTGATATCTGTAAAAAATCAATTAACTTATTTAAATTTTCATCAACCTTGTCGTAATTAAAAATATCAAACAATCTAAATTGCAATAAGTTATTAGTAGAATTTTCACAAAGTTTTTCTATTCTTTTTGGATGTTGACCTATTATCCAATTTTTACCAACTTCAGGATTAAACAGGTAACGTTTATTGGTAAACAATGAATGTGCAGTTTCTACCTCTTTTTCAATCATAGGGAATGATATTATAAATTTTGAATTGGGAAACTTGTTCATCATATACTCTATATCTATAATGTGTAATTCAATAGGTACTGGATATGAAGGATAATTAAGTTCCATTTTAGAAAGAATATCATCCATTTTTATTTTTAAATCCGGATGAACCCCATAAGTATACCATAATATTTCATTAAATGTTTCATCACTTGTGATTTGAGTAATGTTTGAATATTTGTCAGTAGACCTATTGATTACTTCTGCTGTTCTTGTTATTTTAATGTCTGCATCATGGTTATACAATTTATTTACTAATGCAGAAATAAATCGTCCTGAACAACCAGGATAGTATAATATAAAAATTATTTTGTCGTCGGCAATCATGTTAAATATCAGTTATATAATATTTATAGAGATATCATGAACACTAAAATTTACAAACTTATCACCGAAAACTTAAAGTTAGCCTTTAATTTATCCAAATATCAAAAAATTTCTGATAGCATTGACGAAAATACATTAGTAGATAAACTACCGTGGACCCCAGCAAGATATCGCAAATTTAAAGATACTATTGAAGCTGAATTAAGTTTACCTTGCGACTACATTGGGACATTGCGTGATATAGTAAATGATTTAAGTGAAAGGTATACACATCGCTTTTTTGCTGAAATTTGGAAACCACGTACCGGTGATTATGATTATACAGGTTGGGCATTGGTTGACGAAATTAACAAACAAAATCCCAAAAATGTTTTAGATGTGGGGTGCGGGTATCACCCGTTCAAGGGTCGCATACAGAACTTAATTGGTATTGATCCTTATAACAATCAAGCAGATTTTGAAGTTGATATATTAGAGTATAAAGTTAAGTACAAACATGACCACATTATTGCATTAGGATCAATTAACTTTAATAGCCGTGATGAAATTGAAGCACGATTTAGTCATTGTGTTGATTTACTTGAACAGGGCGGCAAGTTTTATGTACGTGCAAATCCAGGAATACCACATAAGACTGGGCCTTATGTGGACATATTTCCATGGAGCTTTGAAATCGCAAATGAATTTGCTGAAAAATACAATCTTAAATTGTTAGAATTTAAGAAAGATGGTAACGAACGTTTATATTTTTCTTATGAAAAATTAAAAATGTAAGTTTGCATTTACAAAGGCAAGACGCTCAGGTGTAATATCTTTATAAGAAATTGTCTGTGCCTCTTGACCTTCTTTTTCAATTAAATGAATAATTTTTTGATCTACCATCCATGCGTCATAAAAAATACTAAACACTTCAGTAACGTTTGAGCCGTCATTTGTTGTGCTAAAGATTTCGTCTGCACGTGCTGTGTCGCCTGTTTTAAGAGCCGCCCAGTCGTTTAACTGAGTATAGTGTTCTGGATCTGGTGTTAGTTCCGATGTAATAGTGTGCTTGATTGTCATTATGTTAATTCCTTTCCGGTTGAAATAGTATTTACAACATTTGTCGCATATGTAATACGTTCTGCGGATAAATTTTTGTAAGAAACAATATTAGGTTCTTTTCCTTCATCCATGATAATGTGAGTTATCTTAAACTCATTTAACCAATAGTCATAAAAGCTACCAAATTCAACGGATATGTTGTCAGGTGTGCTTTTAAGAATAGTAGCGGCTATGTCTGAGCCTACTTTTTCTATTAGCCAATTTTCAAATGTTGGAAAGTTGGCTGATAATTCAGATGTAAATGCATGTGTACTCATGTGTATAAAATTCCTTTGATATATGTATTTAGCTATAAATTACATTTTTGCTTGTTTAACTACCGGACTATAAGGATTTCGTGGTCTATCAGTCCCGTCATCTTCTGGATACACGGGGTACTGATTAGGATCAATCGTCACTAGCGTTAGCACCGCACTTTGCACGTTTAGCATTTGTTAATGCTCCAAAGTCTACTGGCCACTCTTTACCAGGCTGTAGTTCAACTGCACCAGCCGGAAATGCAAATTGTACTCCTGCTGTTTGTTGTATCTGTGCAATTGGAAGTCTAAATTTAGTTAAGTCATTGCCCAAGTTAGGATAGGGTGCTACATGTGGGAATGCCCAACCTGCAATTTCTTTAGTTTGATTATTGATAACAATCTTATAGAAGCCATGTGGTACAACTACACCTTTACCAATTGTCTTGTCGCCAGCACCATAAACACCACCTGCAATAACTGTATATGATTGGTTACGTTGTACTGCCCAACCACGTACTGATGTTTCAAGTAATTTCCAAATACCACGATTCAATGAACCAGCTTGTGGACTCATGTTAGTCATTAAGAATGATTCATATTCAACTTGTGGATCCCAACTTAAATCACCATCAGGAGCCATGTGACCCTTGTCATATCCTGTAGCCGCATAATCACCTGGAGTAGCACCATTCGGTACGCTTTGATCCGCGGCAAATGCGTTAGTACGTGCAACACAACCTAATGCGTTTTGTGGCAATAATTCGTATGTTACATACTTTGGTAACTTAGCTGCCGCATCATATCCTACTAGATATGCTTGACGGCAAATAGGAGTTACACCAGCAGTTTGCGGGAAACCATATGGTGAATGTACCTTACAAGTTTGTGGGTCTTGAGGAGCACGTTGTGTCCATGCATAACTAGTTGAAATGCTTAGTATCAATAATGATACTGCTAATAATATTTTCTTCATTTTTTAACCTTTTTAATGTTGTGATATATTTATACAAAACGTTTCTTGTAATCTAAAAAGTTTGCCATTCTATCTTCTAGTCCAAACATGGCATTGTTTATTTTTTTAGTAACTTCAACTGTGTCACCAAAGTTTCTAACGTTGGGTTTAACTCTTGTATTCCAATACCATACTGCAATCTTTGCGGCAACATCTGGTTTTTCTGCTAACTCAGGGTGACTTAATAAATCAATACCTAAGGCATCACTTGCCATTCTATAATTATCACGTCCTGTTAATTGAATAAAACCTCGTCCATGATACTTTGCTCCGTCGCCCTTATTTTTGTTACCTAAAATCTTAGCAGTTTTAGGTGCATATGTAGGATCGTATTTTTTAGCAAAATACTTGTCAGCATCTCCTACAGGTTTTTCTTGTAATCTACCATAGTTCCATGATTCATGTTTAGCCTGAGCCATGAATTGTGCTAACTCATCACCTTTTAATCCACTCTTAGTAGCAGTTTGATATAAGATTTTTTCTGCTTGTGGGTCTTGAGTTGGAGTAGCAGTTTTTGTAACTTTATTTTGCTGTACTTGTTTGATTAATTCTTGTGATGGTGATTTTGTTTTAGCAGTTATATGTTGATGAACGCCAGGCTGATTTTGAATAGGCTTGGCATCAACGTTAGCATGTCCACCTAATGCGGCAGCACCTAATGCGGCTCCTGCTACCCAGTCTTTCCAACCTTCTTCTAAATCATCAAGTTCTACAAGATGGCGATACATTTCATCGCCGGTCCATCCTTGCGGTGCACCTGCACCAGCATTACTTACATACTCAATGACAAATTCTTTGGCTCTCATTTAACCACCAGTCCATCTTGCATATAAACCAGTATAATAATTCATAAGATAGTCGCTGTAATACAATGCACTCAATTTTGTTTTGACTGCAGGTTTCAACTCAGCGGTTCCTGGTGTAACATCAAACGTAAAATATATTTCATCTTGACCTGCAGTTCCTATATATTGCCCGCCTAATTTACTCATCAATACATTAATTCGTTCTTCTGCTTTTGCATTTCGTCTGTTTATAGCTTCTATATCAAATTTATCATGCTGTTTTTTATCTACTTGTCTATCAGTTTTAAGTTCACCTTCATCTAGCACAACATAACCTTTTATCTCAACACCAGGTATGTTAGCAAGACTTAACCAATTTTTTCTACCACCGGGTGTTTGGCTAGTTCCGGCAAGTAGCGTAATTTTCAATATAGTTAATGCAATGCCATACAATGATTTTGCAATACCTTGATTACGATAATCTTCATCTACTGTAATAACATTTACGCTATATGCATTACTAATAGGAAAACTATTTTTGTGAGAATCTAATAATAATGAACCAATTACCTCAGTCCCTGATTTGTCTAACATATTAATAGTTAAATCGCCGCGGGTGCTGTTGGTAGAAATTGCGTAGTTGAATCCGCTACCGCCTGGTAATGGTTTTACATCTTTACCATTAATTTTTTTAGTGTGGTACGGATCCTTTAAGAACTCTTTACCACCAGTAAAGTCATATTTACCAATGCGTTCAATTTCTGTAACAAAATCGGTAGCTCTCATTTTATGCACGTGCCTTTTTTAATGTGCTACGCAACATCCAAGCCTTCTTGTTATATAATGCTTGTAATTCAGCCATGTAATTAGCGATATCTTGTGCATTTTGTGCTGATGCAATTTCAAACACTTCAATAATTAATGCGATAATTTGTTCGCTGTTTTCTAATAATTCAGCCAACATCAACTCAGCACGTGGAATTTTATATTGTTCTTCAATAATACTTAACTCAAGCATTCTTGCCACGCTACCAGGAGCATATGTATCCAATGCTCTGATATGTTCAGCAATAGTATCAATTGTTTCGTATACTTCACCGTACATTGTGTTTAAGAATTCATGATATTGTGGGAAGTCAGGGCCTTCAATATTCCAATGAAAGCCATGTGTCTTAGTGTAAAGCACAAAACTACTACCTAATAATGTTTTTAATTTATCTGCTAACATTTTTTACCCCACTCATTATTGATGATTCGTTCTTTGATGTTTTTGCAGAGTCTTTAAATGCTTGTGCTGTGGGCGCGCCTTTGCTACCAGGCTTACGCATGTGTTCATGTGAACCATGTTTAATGCGTTCACGTTTTGCATGAATATTAGCCCATAGACCCGGGTGTTTGCTATCAGCTTCCGCTACGCTTTCATTCCATTTCTCGCCACGCATCTGTTTTATAAATGTATTGACTTCCATGAAACCAAGATAGTTGTTGTCTACCAAATATTTAATAATATCTTCTAATGATTTACCTTTACGCATCTCTTTATGAGCAAAGTCTACCATGTTGTAAAAACTGTCTTCGTGGTCAATAAACTCGGCATCGTGTTCACCTTCCGCTAGACCTTTTTGTTTTCTAACCCAGTAGTCAGGATTATGCCCATACAATTTAGCAAACATAACATGTAAGTCTTTACCATCATTGCTTAAATTATATTTTTTAGAAATAGCTTTCATTAATCTATCAACTGTGTCATAATCTATATTAGTTAATTTTTTTAGATTTTTTGCTAATACTTTTGCAGGACGATTACCATCAACTTGTGCACCTTCCGCCACACCTTGCTTTACGCTTTCCATAGTTGATCTTGAGGTATTCATTGCTTTAATAAGCGAGGCATATAATTTATCACAGCTAACAATTACTGGTTTTAATGATTGTTCTATATATTGATTAGGAGATTTAGTATACAATGAATATTCTCTATATATCAACTCATCTTGTATTTTATCAGCAATTTGTTGTCCCAAATACTTACCAGCAATTTGACTTAGTTTAGCCCCTTTATTTGCAAATTTTTCATTTTTACTAATTTCATATGCTAAAAAATAATATGCGGAACATTGTGCGGCAGTTTTGGCTATTTCGATTGTATTTTTATCTCTTTCGTCTTGATTTGTAAATTGTTGGCCATTGGCAACACCAGTCGCACCAGCACCCACAGCCGCCGCACCCAAGCCCTTTAAGAATCCTCTACGGTCTACTTCTTCTAATGAGCCTTCCGCCACACCTTGCTTAACAAACTGAACATTTAATTTAGCATTTTTCCACAATGGATTTTTAGGATCCATTCTTTGCTGTAGTAACCATATAGCAGATACTCTGTGTGCGCCATCTTCAAACTTACCGTTTAATACTATTGCCGGAGGCAACTTCGCTAAACTTTCTGGATGATCCTTCAAGTAAGTAGCATACTCTATAACTTTTTTAGTGACGCCCCAACTATAATCTTTAGCGTCCCAATCATCAACTACATTATTATAATAAGGCACCCCCGGCACAGATGATATAATATCTTTTACAGTCATTTGGCGAGTTTGTATTTTAGCATCGGAGCCAAACTGTTTTGGAGCACCTGAACTTGGTCCCGGTTGAGGGAAGCCTTCCGCCACACCTTGCTTGGCCATGGCAATTGCTGCCTGTTGTTTTCGTGTATGACCATGACTATTTTTTGCAACTTCATCCAACTCATCAGGATTTTCTAATTCATATTCTAAATCTTCAACTTGATTTTGTACATCACGTAGTTTATCTGTAAAGGCTTCTTCTAGACCATATACTGCTGATTCTAATTCATTGAATGCATCTAACACTTGATTCTCTGCATAGCGCAACTCACTGGCATCAATACCTGCTTTTTGTGCCAGTTGCTTGATACCATTCATGATACCATGTATAGTATCATCATGCTTAATAGCTTTAGTTGTTTGTCTTACTTGATTGATAACAGCTTCTAAATTATATTGCTGTTGTTGCAATTGTTGAAGATTTTGTTGTATTTGTTCTTTGCTTTCAGAAATCATACCCAATGATTTCTTTAATGCATCAGCTACACGCTTTTTACCACCCTTATCCATTTTATCAATAAGGGTTTTAACCTGCATGTAGTTAGTAGTATTAGCAATTTCTGCTTTTTCTTCTTCGGTAAGTTTTCTATAAGACATGATTATTTCTTCTTATTTTTGTTATCTAACATACCACGTTTGTTAGCTGTTTTCCAAGTAATAGTTTCTGCTTCTTTTTTACCATGACCAGCTTTGATTTCGCTTTTCTTTACGTCTTTAACAAACTTGTCTACTTTTTTACCTTCTGCTACACCTTGTTCTTGACCCAAAGCCTGTTTAATAAATGCTTGATGTTGTGGTTCTAAATCAGCCAGCATTTGTTTTGCCTGAGCAGTTTTATACTGTTGTCTTGCTACATCTGCCATAGCATAAGCACTGGCTAGTTTTGAAGCCTGGCTAGCTAACTCTGGATTATCTTTTAACCAAGAACGAATACTTCCATAAGCACTAGCTCTATCAACTGGATTTAAATCTTTTAATTTATTAAGTTTACCAGCAACAAATGGATCCATACCCTCTGACATTTTTCCAACATTTTCATCAATTGGCTTTTCTTCTGTACTCAATACTTCATGTACAGTTTGCAGTCTGTCATTTGCCACTGTGATATAACTATATTCCCATGTGTCTAGTTTTTTACCTTGCTTTAATAAAGCATAAACTAATTTTGAATTCTTTACAATATTACGTAACTCACCTTCAGCCATTGAATCCATTTCTGAACCTGCATCACAACTGGCTTCATATGCTAAACCACCTGCAATCACACCACCATTTTCATTCATAGCATCTGGATCATGTTTCATTTCTTGTGCGCTAATTAAATAATCCATAACACTTACCATCATGCTTTTAACAGCACCAATCTTTTCGCTCATCCATTCTGGGAATTCATCATGTGTTGATAATTCTTTATCTAAGTGACTTGCCACACGAACAATAGTATGTAAACTGTTTTTGAATGTTTCACCCTCTGAGTCTCTGTCATTTGACATAAATCCAGATTTTCTTAATCTACCTAGTCTAGGATTAAGAATAATATCGTCTTCTTCTAATGTTGCCTCTGAAACTTTGCCTTCAATAATACTGTTGGCATAAGGACCTTTTTTCTTGGCTTTACCTGTCATTACTTTACCAACAGGTTTTAATCCTGGAACATTTACACTTTCACGTGTTTGTGTACTTAACGGCATAGCTACTGTAGATATTGATCCAGCTGTAGTAGTTGCGTTTTCTATTATTTGCTTGATTCTCATAGTGGTTTCCCAAAGTTATGTAGTATTTATCAAAAAATTGTAATAAAGAAACTTAAGAAACTTTGCCGTTTGTTCTGGCTGTTGGTGGAATACCTGCTCTACTGGTTTTCCAATAAAATGCTTTTGCATTCTTTTGTAGACTATCAGGACGAACATCTACTGTAAGTGCCGTTTTAAATCGTGGGTCGTTTCGTTGAGCATAACTTGGAATATACCCTGAGGCTTCATTTACTGACGGTTTCAAACGGGTCAATTCATACATAACTAGGTCACCATTATCATGTGTCATTAAATCATAACCCCAAACCTGTGCATATCTATGCACCATCCTATTATATAATTTAGCTCTACTTTCTGTTTCTTTTCCGGACTCATTTGCTTTACTGGCTGAAAAAAATATGTTAACCGGGTGCTCTTTTTTGATGAATTGTTGAATAGCAGACAAAACAGTAGCAAATACTCGTTGAGCATCTCCTTCACCGGTTACTTCCTGGCTGTTGTTTCTATAAAATTCTACCTGCCATTCTTCATCACCTTCCTTGTTGAACATAATACTTAGATTAGTTCCGTCTGGTAATTTTACTAGTGCATCATAGTCACCAAACTCACCTTTTTCCCATGTCATGGGATAGGGTTGGTCAAAGGCTTCATCAATATTTTGATACATAGTTTCAATGGTTAGTGTTTCACTATGTAGTTTGTTTTTCAAGTCGTATAGTTTAGTGATATAACCTTGACTGCGTAATGCTTTGTATGCCAGATTTTCAGGACCAAACTCACCTGCTTTGTCTAATCCAGCTTGTCTATATCGTTTGATTGTTTTTAGTATCTCGCTTACTTTTTTATATTTTTTAGAATGCAACGCTAACTTTGCTAATTTCAACAGTTTTTCATACTTGTGTTTGGTAGCTGTTTGGTCAAAGTTTGCTCTGCGTTTAGTTGGAATTCTAAGCCACTTGTCATTCATTAAACTATACTCACCTAAACTAACAACAGGTTGACTGCTATCTTGTACGTACAATTCAACAGGAACACCATGTATTTTTATATCATGTGTGTCGTTGTATATTGTTTTCTTTGCATCAAATAGTTCACGATAAACATCATCGTCAGGATACTTGCTCATGTCAACTAAGATGTGTAAATCTAAGTCGCTATGAGGTGTATAGCTATATGCGGCATTGCTACCTGATACTGTGATATCTTTTACATCTAATCCATTGATACCAAGTTCTTCTAAAAAGTCTTTGGTAATGATTTCCAGTTGTTTCTTCACTTCAGGGCGTAGGTGTTGACCAGTCCAAAGTTTAGGATTCAAGTGGTCGTGAAATTTAACTGCATCAGCAATAGTAAATGAATGTAATTCTTTAATGTCCATCTAGTATTTATGATTTAAGTGTGTTCACCCACACTTGGAAAATACGTAACAAATTTATCATTATTATTTGGTCTCATAAATTTAATTTTTTTATAAATTTCATTAAAGAAATTCCATGCCAATACTACAATAATTAAATCATCTGTCTCTTGTGTTAATATGCTACTATTTTGCACGGGAATATTACTACCAGGGCATAATAATCCTTGCTTTAATGGATTATCGTCAACGATATAATCTAATTTTAATTTTCCGGCGTTTATAACAGTCATACCTTTAGCGGCAGCTCCATAACCTATGATTTTTTTACCTTGATTTCTATCAATATACAATTGTATATCATTCAAACACTTTATAGCATTATCTCTGTATTTGTCGTAAAATTCTCGATTATATCTGTAATTTTCTGCATTAACAGCATCGTCTACCATTGCATTTCTATTGTCCGTTTTTTGTATTCGGAAACTATAGCTTTTACCATGAACATTTGGTTTAAACACATGATTTAAATATAATCCGGCACGTTCAACTGCAACTTTCATACTATTAATACTAAAATAACTAATATGCTCATGATAAATTGTATCAAATTCATTATTATCAAACATTTCTGCTTGACTGGTTTCTATTATTAAAGTAGAAGAATAATGCATAACTTTAATACATGCTTCTAAAAATTTATCAATATCAGCAGTATGTGCAAATACATTTTGTGCTATAATAAGATCAAACTTAGGTAATTTTTCTGCAACGTCAGTACTCCAATAATCACATATTACATTATGACCTTTAGCTGTGCTAATTGGATGTAAATTTTCTGCTGGGTCTACACCAAATGTTATCCAACCTCTGTCTTTAAAACTATCTAATAGTGTACCGTCATTACATGCAATATCTAAAACTTTTCCAGCTGTTCTACTGTGACTTACAAATTGGTCTGCAAACCAATCAAAGTATTCTTTCAATGTTTTGCTGGTACCACTTACATACAAATAGTTTTTGAATAGTATGTCAGGATTTACTGCAATATTTAATTGTGTGTGCCAACATGTATCACACCCCATGAGTAACAATTCATATTCTTCTAACAATTCATCAGGTTTATGAAAACTATTTGCCAGCGGTTGTTTTCCTAAATCCAATACAACAAATAAATGAGGACTACCACAGCATAAACAATTGTATAATCTTTTATATGATTCTTTGGGTACAGTTTTTTCTATTAATGCTCTAAAAGTTGGTGAAAAAGTACGTTCAACAACTACAGATATATTTTCTACTACAGGCTCTGCAATTGCATCAAACAACACACCAAAATTTTCTACGTTATCATTTGGTGTTTCAGTTTCAGGTTCAATAATTTTTGGTTCAACAATTTGTTCTATAACAGTTTCTATAACAGGTTCTATTACTGTTTCAACCACATGTGTGATTGGAGGAACAGGCAATTGCTGGTTAACTAAAGAATCTCTAATACTCCATTTAATGGAATCATAATTATTATTAATATCATCAATAATGTTGTCTGGTTTGTCGTTAAAAGCGAAATTAAATTTTGTTATAAATTTATTACAGTCTAATTCAAAACTAAACAAGTTGGTAATTTTTGATTCAAATTGTACTGGTACATCAAATTTTTTACCTACTATATTAGCAAAATTTTCTATTGTATTACTAAAACTTGCAAGATTAAAAATCTCATGTTTGGTATCTATCACATGCGTATTTTTTATTAAAGTTTCTATTGCTCTTGCACAATCATTAATACCTAAAATACTTCTGCGATTTACACCATTAAAACAAATGATATTTTTATTTGTCTTTGCACTAATCGTCATTGCATTTAACATTAAATCTGCTCTGGCATATTCGGTATATCCATTTACAGTTCCAAAACGTAAACCTATTGTTCTACATAATGCACCTGTTGCCATTTTTTCAATAATTTGTTTTGACAAGTCATATTCTAATTTTGGAGAAGATAATGCACTTGATTCTTGTCTACTTACACCACCAAAACCATATACACTACCACTACTTGCATATATTAGTGTATGATTTTCTGAAAGTTTACCTATTAAATTTGCAAATCTAATAACATTATTTCCCCATGCATTTTCATGGTTGTCGGTACACATTGCAACAGAACTATGTGCGGCTAATAAAATAATATGCGTATATTTACTATAAAACTCTTTGTCCAGCAAATCATAATCCATATTATATTCTGGTATGGGTCCACCAAACATTGTCCAATCAACTGTTGTTACATTGTAATTTAACTTTTGTAAATGTTTATATAAAAAGCTACCTATGTAACCACTAGAACCTATAATTAAAACGTTAGACATTTTTTTTTAAATTGTTAATATAAAATTTGTTGACTTCGTATTCCACTGGATATGGCATTTGATTTACATTTATATTTCTATGTGGATCTAATGGTCTATGATGTACATACATTGATTTATAGCTCATTTCACCAGGCTTCAAATATGTTTCTGTTTTAATCCATGGTGTTAGTCCCCATATATGGTGACCGCCAAGGAACATATAATACCCTGTTTTAGCATCAATGTTAAGTGTTGGCGGAGCCCATTTCTTTTTAAAGTATTCCCAGTTATATTTAAACCATTGGTCATGTTCACCTGAGCGATTACTAAATGAATGGTACGTGTATATTTTGCAAGTTTTACCACCTTCTGTTTGTACTAAATCTTCTTCTGGATAGTAGTCATTTAATAAATTGTGCGGTATTGCTGGATATTTATTAAAGATGCTTGTCATTCTACGCCACAAGTCTATGCTTTCAAAATGTGTTACTGTAAAATTTTCATCACACAAATAATTGTTTTCTATAAAAAAGTTTGGGTCCAGACTAAAGAATTGTCCTACATCACCACATAGATTTCCTTCAGTCCAACAGTTTCTAGGTTGATTAGGCCAATACACAAAATCGTGAGAATCCCATGGTATACCGTTATATTGAACAAATAAATTTTTTATTGTTGTTGGTTCATGGACAAACACATCTGCTTGTAGGACTGCAATTCTAGGTGCTTTTAGTAATTGTCCTACACGTAAAAACCAATTATATCCACCCGTAGTACCTAAATTGTTTTCACTACGATGATATATTGAATTGGTTTGTATTGCCCAATCTCTGACAACATCTTGGTTACCATTGTCTAGTATAATAATTTGATATTCCCCGCTAGGAAAATATTTTTCATAATCATTTACATTATAATATTCTACCCAACGGTCACCTTCTGAGTATGTAAGTATAAAAATTGTTTTTTTCATTTAGATATTTAACAAAAAACCCGCCCACCTAAAAAATTAGAGTGAGCGGGTTACCACAAAAAACTTTTAATTAGGCGACTTCATTGCCGTTTTGGTCAACAAGTTTCATGCCTTGTGCTTTCTTAGCGTCTAAGAACATAGGTCCAATTGTGTTCATCAAGTGTTCTTGGTTCTCCATACAGAAAACATAACTACCACTGTGACGTAACAATACACGTTTATCAACGTAAATCTTACCACCTAAGTCACGCCAGTTTTCACAGAATGTCCAGTCTTCACTATAGTAACGGTTCTGACGAACTGCTGTATCAAAATATGTCTTCAAGTATTGATCGTACTTTGGATCTAACCCAATGTCGTTCTTGTATTGCTTAACAGCTGGGTGACTGTTCATTTTAGCAAACACATGTTTCTTCATCAACAAGAAACCTGTACCAGCTTTACTTACTTCTTGGAATCCATCTGGTCCTTCTTCAGCACCTTCAAATCCGTTAACTACCCACTTGATAGGCATAGTCTTCATTGGGTATAGACCAGCGATAACGTCAACGTTACGATTTAACAATACCAATAAGTGCCATGGTTCCCAACCAATGTCAGCATCAACAAAGAATAAGTGTGTTGCTTCAGGCATATCCAAAAACTTTGCAGTTAATGTGTTACGGGCACGACTGATTAAACTTTCGTTTACCATTGTTTCCAATGTCCAGTCAATGTTTAATTGACGGGCTGTGTTAGCCCACTTGATAAAACTCATGAATGTTGATTCAGTCAACATACCACCATAACATGGCATAGCGATATGCACTTTGGTTGTACGTAAGAAATCAACGTTTACTTGAACTTGACCTTGTTGTGGGGCTTGTTGGTCACCTTGTGCTGGTGTTGCATTAGCGTCAGGTGTTGCGTTTTCTTGTGCAGGTTGAGCCTGCATGTCTTGTACAATTTCTTGTAACTGTTCTACTGGAACAGATTTTTCAGCTTTTTTCTTTGTTGCCATGTTTTCCTCTTGTTAAGATAGTAATATTTACTATCTGAGGAGCATGTCAAATTATTTTTCTTCGAGATAATCAGCACTTTCGGTGATATTACTTTCATTGGTCATTGCAACCAAATGTCTGCCGTTATCATCACGTTTAGTCATATTATACTCTTGTTCATATGTACCGGGGAAGGGTAAACCTTTTCCACCACCTGTATGAAATTCTTCTGTCATGGTCTTACTGGCTTTATCCAACATACCGTTTTGTTTAGCCGCCTGCAATTGCACAATCTCATCATGCGTCATAACAGAACTTAGTGGTTTACCTTGTTTTCTTGCTACAAGTGCTTTTCTTAGTAATAACGCTATAGCCGCAAGTTTATCTTCATATTCTTTTTTGCGTTTATCCATAGTCATATTGTAATCACCTAAACCGTGAAATACTTCTTGCTTTTGAGGTGTGTTGTCCATTTGTTTAGCAAAGTAATCACGCATACCAGCTAATTGACCTTCTGTTAATCCTGCGGCTGCGATACCTGTACCAATACCTGCACTTGCTAATGTATACTTAATTGTATCAGCCCAATTCTTACCATTGATACGTGAAACTACAGTAGGGATAACTGTGTTTAATATTGCTTGTAATAACAAGTTTGTTTGTGCAGGATTTAATCCCATCTTTTGTGATGTAGATAAAATTCCACCTGCAAGTAAAGCACCAACTGTAGTAACAATACCACCTTGAATATATGGATTTTCTTTACCTTTTTTGAATATATCAACTAGTGTTCTACGTACTTCAGGGCTATCAGTCTTGTGCAATAATTCACGTGCTTTATCTGCGTAGTCATCTACTTTTTCTTTATGAATATCATGTACAACTGGCTTATAGAATTGTATAACTGTTTTAGTCAATGGATCAATACTTGCATCTTCTTCTAATGGTTCTATTGTAGCGCCCATTTTCATTTTTTCAGTTACAGCCTGACCCATTACGCTATCATATATTTTAACAATACTCTGCGCTAATTTAGTATTCTTTGCGGCAGCAGGATATAAACTCATTACCATTGCTAGTTTGCGTTTTTCATTTAGTTTAGGCCATGCATTGCGAATCTCTGTTGCACTTGTGATGCCAGGACCAAACTCTACAGTTGGTAGATATGCTAAGTATGCATGTTTACTAAATGGTTGCATGTTTTTACCTGTATAGGGTTGAAAGTATGCAAGACTACCATCTTTCTTTTTACCACCTGGCTTAGGTTCTTCGTTACGATCCTTTTCGCTACGCACAAATACCAATACATCTTTATCAGGATCATAATTGTCTGTGATTTCATTAGGTCTAAAAGGACTTTTAACTTGTACAAAATGACCTGCAGGAACTCCTGATGCTTTTGCTAATTTTTCTTTTACTTTGAAGGGAAAAGGTCTTTCACTTGTGTCGTTACTTGCGGCTACATATATATCAGCACCTGGAAAGGCTTTCACAGCACTTTGATATAGAGCCATGTGACCTGCATGAAATGGATGAAAGCCTCCCGGCATAACGACTATTGTACTCATTTTGCGTTCGATGTATCGTAAGTTTGATTAAAAATATCTTTTTTCACAGCACCATAATCACCTGCACCATGACGAACAATATAATCATTGCCCGCAGTATATGCTAAGTCTCCCCATGATGTATGTAGTGTACCATCGTGGTCTGCTAACTTAGCAATTTTCATAATCTTTTTAGGTGTGCATTTACCGTCACCTAAATCATCTTTTAATGCGTTAAACTTTTCAGGACTGATAGGATATTTTTCACCTTTTGGACCAGTCATAATATAATGACCTTTATCATATCCTACAGGTCCTTCTAATGTTTCAATTGTGCCAGGACGCTGTGCAATCTCATATTTTTCAACTGCAGGCTTTTTGTATGTTTGAAATGAACCAGACTTAAACCAGTCATCATTAACTGGTCCTGCGTTTTCATTTAAAACATCAATATATCTTCTAAAGAATCTTGAATCCATGATTAGTCCTTAGTAGCTTAGTTTAACAAAATTAACCACACCACCTTGAAAATCTTGTACAACTGCACGTAAGTACACAAAGTTTCCAACTATATTGGTATATACACTTGCGTTTGAATTTGCAAATGGGTCTGAACTACTACTTGAATTTGCGTTGGCATCTAGTTCATATACATTAAACCATTGAGTATCGTCACCTACAACAATAGGATTGTTCAATGATGCTTGAATGAATACATTTCCTGTACAGTTACTTAAATTAATATTAACTGTTTGTAAATCTTTGTTACCTAAATAGTAACTAGCCGCTGGCTGAGGATCACCCACAACATTGTAGGGTGCACCGTTACCAGAGTTATTATATGCAGTTTGCGGTAATAGTATAAGTGTAGTGGTTTGGCTCATTATGCTTTCTCCACTTCAACAATGGCACTAGTGCCTACTAATTCTTGTGCAACTTGCTCTAATGCTTGTTGCATATCACTATCAACGATTGAGGAAACTTCAGTTTCAGATTCCTTAACAATTCTGCTGAATTTAATGATTACAACATCTTCTATAATTTTCGCCATAAATACTCCATTGATAGAGTATTTATCATATTAAACTGTAACTGGGCGTTTTTCCAATTTGAACTTTCTGCCAAAATAACCACCGCTAACCATGAGAAATAGATAGCTTAACATGCTTTCATCATTGTAGTCAATAAAATGACTGGCATGACTAAAATGATATTTCCATACCATTGGTGATATTCTTGCATCCAACAACCAATTTTGCAACGCCTTACTTGGGTGCAAATTTTTAGAATTGTTTAGTGCTGACGCTAGATTATCTACAAAATCTTTGTCTATTCTTTTACTTTTTAAGTATATTCTATATTTGTACTCTGGATCTTTGATAAAATATTTTGTATCTAATAACTGATTAGCTACAGCTTTTGTATATGCGTAATCTATTTTAGAATCAATTGTTTCAATAGTTTTCAACAATGGCAAATCATTGGAGAATATTGACACGGTGTTATGTTCTATACGTACAATAATAGTTTTATTAGGTTTATGAAGGTTACGCCATTCAATATATTTTTCTAATGTACCTTTATTTTTACGTGCCTCAATAATACTTGCTTTACCAATATATTGGTTTCTATCATAGAGGTTATCATATAACTCTTGTGGTGTGTTTGAGTACCAAGTATACCTGCTACCTTTTAATTCAAATCGAACACGGTATAGAAATTTATTGTAATATAGTTGGTCTCTATATTCAAGAAAATCTATACCTGTTTCATTAGTTGACTTCAATAATGCCATCGTCATTTACTGTTGCTGTTAATTTTTGTGTTACATTAAATTCAATTGTATCGTTATTCAATACAGCAGTAATGTTGCTGTTTTTAATTTTCTCAAACAATACTTTTTTACTCAATGGTACACGAATTAATTCATCAATTTTGCGGGCTAGTGGTCTTGCACCCATCTTTTTATCATATCCCTTGTCTGCCAAATACTCAACAACAGGTTCTGTGAAGTTTAGTGTGATATTGTGTTTATCCAACAAACTCTTTTTCAACTCATCGGTAAACTTAATAACAATTTTCTTAATTGCCAACATATCAAGTTTACCAAACTTACACACTAAATCAAGACGATTTCTAAATTCTGGCTTAAAGAATTCTTTCAATGCTTTATCATCTTCACCTTGTTTTTCTTGACTACCAAAACCAATATTATTACGCTCACTATCAGTACTACCCAAATTACTTGTTAAAATAATAATGCAGTTTTTGCAATTGACTTCTTTACCATTGCTACCTGTAATGCGTCCTTCATCTAACATTTGTAAAAAGATGTTAAAGATATCAGGGTGTGCCTTTTCAACTTCATCAAACAATAACACAGCATGTGGGTTCTTGCTTAAGTCATTAATCAAACGTCCACCTGATACTTGACTATCACCAAAACCAACATAGCCTGGGGGAGGTCCAATTAAACTGCTAACACTATGCTTCTCACCATACTCACTCATGTCGTATTTGAGAAGTTTCATGTCGAGATTTTTACTTAACAACTTAGCCAACTCAGTTTTACCTGTACCAGTTGGTCCCAAGAACAAGAAACTACCTGTTGGTTTATTTTCATTACCAATACCTGCAAAGTTAACATACACACGTTCTAGTACTTTTTCTACTACATCGTCTTGTCCATACAACTTGCTCTTGACATTGATTTCTAAGTTGTTAATCAACTCATGATTATCACCCTTCATCTTGTCTGCAGGTACTCCTGTGAATCGTTCAACTTGGTCAAAAATTAATTCTTTAGTAATTTCCGCGCCTTTGTTCCCATCAACACGTTGTCTTGCACAAGCCGCATCCAATAAGTCAATACTCTTGTCAGGATTTTTACGGTCGTGAATATAACGTCCTGCACTTTCCACACTTGCTTTAATGGCTTCGTCTGTAATCACAACATCATGAAATTCATTTAAACGACTGCTTAATCCATTTAAAATGCGAATTGTAGTATCGTTACTTGGCTCATCAACACTTACACGATAGAATCTACGCATTAACGCACGATCCTTCTCAAAACTTTCGTAATATTCTTCCCATGTGGTACTTGCAATAACTTTTAGTGTACCTTTAGTAATTGCAGGCTTAATCATGTTACTAAAGTCAACACTACCATTGTTTGCACCACCTGTACCTTGCATAGTATGTGCTTCATCAATAAACAAAATAGTCTTTTTCTTTGTGTTCAATGCTTCCAACACAGCCTTGACTTTTTCTTCAAAGTCGCCGCGGTACTTACTGCCTGCAAGTAAACTACCAATTTCTAACGAATAGACTTCATGGTCTACTAGAAACTCCGGGCAATCGCCTTCATGTATCAATGTAGCAAGACCTTCAGCAATGGCAGTTTTACCTACACCTGGATCACCCACCATTAATACATTACTCTTAAATCGTTTTGCTAACACATTAAGAATTTCATCTAATTCTTTAGCACGACCGATCAATGGCTCTAGTTTTTCTTCTCTTGCTAGTTGTGACAAATTGATAGTGTATTCTTCAAGGATTTCATCAGCTTGGCTTTCGCTGAGTACTTGATTACTATCACTACCTTTGTAATGTTTTTGCCAGTACGCAACAAATTCGTTTTTACTTATACCATATTTCAATAAGAAATACTGTGCATGACTATTGCCTTCAGAACAAATACTTAAATATAAATCAATTGTTGTTACATGTCTACGACCGGTGAATAACACTTGAGTTACACTACGATTCATTACACGTTCTAAACTGCTAGTTTTACGTGGAACTACTTCGGCTTCTTTACTTACAATAGCATGTAAACTATCAATATAAGCAGTAACCTCTTGATTCATTAAATCATGGTCTACACCGAAACCAATCAAACATTTTTTAAATGCATTGTGATTGATTAAAGCCAACAATAAATGTTCTACTGTGACATATTGGTGTTTACGTTCATGTGCAAATCCAATTGCATGTTCAATGATGTTTTCAATTTCTGGTGAATGTGTCATTATTTTATTTTCTCTTTCGCTTGTAAAATGCTGTTAACAATTTGTTCATCTATTGTATCAGGTACAAAGGGTTTCAGCAATATTATTTGGTCGCCATATAAAGGTGTATTCATTATAGGCATACCTTCTCCCGCTATTTTTAATTGTTTATACGGTTGTGTTTTGGGTGGTACTGTAACTTCTAGTGTTTTACCCGATATAGTGGTAAATTCAAAACTACCACCTGTTATTAAATCTAGTATTGAAATAGGCTGGTTGCATACTAAATCATGTAATTGTCTTTCAAATTTAAGATTTGGTTGAATTCTAAATTCAACTAACAAACTGGCATTTTGTATAATGTTGTCTAAACGTATTTGTCCGCCATCAACAATACCTTTTGGTATTTGTATTTGTGCTAATTGTAAACCATTGTTTGTTTGTAAACGCACATTACAACTTTCACCGTGATATACTTGTTCAAGTGTTACACCAATATTGGTTCTAAACATTGGTTGATGATTTTGTGGTTGCCTTCTTTGTTGCCCAAACATTTGGCTGAATATATCTTCAAAACCAGGGGGCATACCTGTTTGATGAAACTGAAACCCACCTGGGAATCCATTGAACCCTTGCGGTTGCGGATTGTCGTATTGTTGACGTTTGGCTGGATCGCTTAGTGTGTCGTAAGCAGTTTGAATATCTTGGAACTTGCTGGTATCACCACCCTTGTCAGGGTGATGTTGACTTGCTAGTTTTCTGTAAGCCTTTTTAATTTCTTCTGGGCTTGATGATTTGTTGACACCTAAAGTTGCGTAATGATCCATAAATTAATTGTAACACAATATATTAGTGCTGTCAATATTTATTAGTTGGCTCCCGCTACCTTTTCTTTTGTTCTACCATAAGCCGCGATACCAAGAACAGCACCCATAGAGATATGGAATAAACCAGCACCCTGTAGTGTTACTGGTTGCCATTGACTTGTAACTTGTCCATGACTATATGCTTGTAATAAGCTCCATAGAATTGGGAATACAACAAAGTCCATTGTACATACTAACATGTACATCCAACCCATAACAGGGCGCCATTTTTTGTTAATCCAATCTTCATTGGTATTTTTAACCAATGACTCTCCATCAACTGCGGCATTAGTACCAGCACCAGTTAATACAGGCTGATTACCAACGCTCATGTTCATGTTGCTTGTGCCGACTGATCCCATGTTGTTGGTTGTTGAGCCGAAGCCGCTAGATGAGCCTCCAAAGCCGCTTCCGCTAGACCCAAACGTTGACGCTCCAAAGTTTGAACTTCCTGTAGAGCCCGTTGATGTTGAGGTTGAACTTGTGGAACCAAAACCCCCTGTTGATGATCCGAATCCTGTTGACGTAGAGCCAAATGCTGTTGCCCCTGACGAAAATCCTGTTGTTGCTGTTGTTGCTGAGCCATTTGTTGTTGAACTCCCTGTTGCCACCACTGGTGGGTTTGAACTTGCGTATGTTGACCCTGGTGTAACTGCTGATACAGTGGGATCACTTGCTAGTGCATCGTGGTGATCGTCATCAGTTGTTACTAATTTTTCCGTTGTTGCTTTCTGTGCTAATATAGTTGCCATTTTATAATCCTGCCATTGAAATATAATTTTTTAATTCATTATCTGGTGTACCATACAGTTTAACTGTGTCGATACCAGAACGCTTACGCATCTCATTTAATTCACTTTCCTCTTTAATACGATACTCATGTGGACTTGTTGTTATAACTTGTCTTAATACTTCTACTTCAGGTTCGTATTCTTCTTCGTCTACTTCTATTGTCCAATCTTTAAGTGGTAAATCTGTAAGTGTTTCTAAGTCTTCAATTAATTCTATAATACGTTCTGGTACTGCAATTCTACGTTTCATTTCAACAAACACCAAATACTTACCAGGGCGTAATTCACCATCGCTAACTGAACAATCTAATATCCAATCATACCCACGTTCAAACCAATCAACTAAATCATCGCCAGCTGCCTTGCTATTAACTAAGAATGCCAATGTAACGATATCACTATCTTTACCCATTTTTGCTTTATACTCATCTACTGATACAACAGGATTAACTTGCCCCACCATGTCTAAATAATCCAATCCTTCAACAATAATACGTTTGTTCATGTTATGCCCCTTGAATAGATTGGTCAGTATTTACCTGTGCACCGGTTGTGTCAGGCTGAGTACCTTCATTTTGTTCTTCTTGTTCACCTGTTTTATCTAAGTCTTGGTCGTATGCATTATCCAAATCTTCCAAGTCAATTGTTTGTCCTGCTAAGTCAACAGAACCTTCTTTAATATCGTCTAACAAGTCTTTTGGTATTTCAATATACACAAACCAAACACTACGTTCTTCCATTTTAGGATAACGTGTACCAGGTACATAATCTTCGTAGTTTTTAACTTCCATTGGAACTTTGATTTTAGATTTAGCAAATTTAACTTTGCATCCAACGTTTGTTAATCTACGTCCACCTTTTGGATTTGGCATTAAGTCATGTGGCCACATGAATACGCAACTAACTGAATATCTACGTACATCAGGGCCTTGAACTAATTCACCTAAATCCCAATTTCTATAGGCGTATAGGTCTGATTCATCTAATACCCTTTCAAAGTCTAATAGGGTATTCATTGAACCGTCACTTGTAAAAATGCCTTTTACCGTATCAACGATACTGACAAAGTTTACGTTATCAAAAAATTTATCTGCGGTGCTAGTGTGTTTCATTAATATATTTATCTTTATTGATATATTAGTAGCATTAAAAACGTTTTGGTATTTTAAAGCAGAGCCTAATATTTAGTCTAAAACTTTGTGTTAAAAGTACACTACATTACGCGGTCCTTAATACGTTAAGTATTATTGAGTATTATGAGGACTCATGCTCTTACAAAGGAGACATACTTTGAGCAAAAGAAAAACAAGTGCATTACGCACACAGCAAGATCCAAGATTCTCATACGGTAAAAAAGATAAAGAACAGACATTTTACATGAAAGAATCAAAAACCATAGATTTCTCCCAAGCGCAAAGAACATTGAAGGTCAACTCAAAACCTATTCAATTAGTTCCTAAATCTTTAAATCAAGAGAAATACATCATAGCGTTACTTGATGAATCAACTGATATCGTAGTTGTTTCAGGTCCAGCTGGTACAGGTAAAACATACCTAGCCATGCAAGCCGCAATCAAAGCAATGCGTGATGGTACATGTGATAGAATCATACTAACACGTCCTGCAGTGGGCGTTGACGATGAAAAACACGGTTTTCTTCCAGGTGATATAAACCAAAAAATGGAACCCTGGACAAGACCTCTATTAGATGTATTACGTGAATACTATACAGCAAAGGAAATTGCCCACATGTTAGAAGAACAGATAGTGGAGATAGCACCTCTAGCATTTTGTCGAGGCAGAAATTTCAAAAATAGCTGGATAGTTTTAGATGAGGCACAAAACGCAACTCCTGGTCAACTCAAAATGATTATGACTAGAATCGGAGTCAACAGTAAGATTGTAATTACCGGTGACATTGAACAAACCGATAGAAAAACAGCCGACAATGGGCTACTAGACTTACAAAATCGATTGAGGAAGGGGGTGATTCCAGGGTTGCAGTTATGCCACTTTGAACTTAAAGATGTTCAAAGACATAAAATCATTGAACATGTCTTAAAAATGTACGCATAATTAAGTTATGCACGGGGATAAAGAGGTGCTCATAACACCTCTTTTTTATTTCTTTTCTCTAAGTGCTTCTGTATTTGAATTTTCTAGTTGACTAATTAAGTTAGGATAAACTTTTCCATAATATTCATTCATTTTATCCCATGTTGTTTCATGTGTTTTACCTTCAATCACACATTTATCAACTTTGCGTTTAGAATAATCCATAATGACATTGCATGATTGAATGTCTGATTGTTTTATACGTTTACTAATAGTAACTAATTCATCAATCTGTCCGTTAGGTTTACGAACATATGTAATTAATAGGTATCTCAATTTGTTAACTCCACTAAAGTTGCCGCTAGACTGATTTCAGGAATGCCTACTAAAGGCAATTGTGCAAGACCATTGCGAATAAAGATAATACTTGCATCACGTTTTTCTTGACCAGTTCCCCACAAGTCTAAGTTATCATACATCCATTTGTAACAGTCTTCGATGCGTGTTGGATACAATGCAATATACTGCATTAATTGTTGTCTTCCCTCTAGTATCTTACCCGATTTAAACAGATTAGTAGCCTCAAGCAAAATCTCATCTTCTCCGTTACCTTCACTTACCGGGGGCAACAATTTACCTGTACTACTATTAACTTGTAATGTGTTCAAACATTTACGCAAGTCAGGATAACTAACACGTACATAACTGTCCAATGTGTCTAAATCAAAATCAATATTTTCTGTTACCAATACTGTTGCCGCACGTGCTGTAAATTCTGTTTTATCAGGCTTTGCAATATGAAACTTGTGACAACGGCTTTCACGTAGTGCAGGAATAATCTTGTGTTCATAGTTACAGGTAAGAATAAATCGTACTGTGTCAGCATATGCTTCCATATCGTTACGCAATGCCGCCTGAAACTCTGCTGAAGTGTAATCTGCCTCGTCTAACAAGATAACTTTGAAATTACCAAAAGGCATTGTTTGTGCAAAGCCATTAATCTTGTCACGTACAATTGCAACGCCGTTTTCACGACTTGCATTGATTTCTAACACATCATAGTCTTGTACACCTAATTCATGAATCAAAACTTTTGCAAGAGTTGTTTTACCTGTACCGGGGTCACCGCTTAATAGCAAATGCGGAATAGTACCATTTGCGATCCAGCCTTCTACTTGTTGCTTTTGTCTTTCGTCTACAAACACATAGTCACTAACACTTTGTGGACGATATTTTTCTACCCAGAGTTTATTCTTCATTCGTTATCCCATTAAGTTGTTTAAATTTTTCATACATTTCTGATACATCTACTTTGTCAAAGTTTAACCATTCACACAATCTATCAAATTCTTGCAGAAATGTGTTTTCTACAAAATGACTTATATCAAAGTCATACACACCTTCTATTATAGCATTATTTCTATGACCTGCAATAGCCGGCCATGAAACTGTTTTGGGATATTTTCCCGAAGACGGTATCATGTGTTGTATTGGAGAGCTTTTGATATTACGCATTTTTATAACAACGGGAATATATTTGTCCGGAATGGTAATTTTAATAAACTTAGCGTTTGGAAAAAAGGATTTTATATTAGCTGTTTGTTTTGGAACTAATAATCTGTGTATATAATACAAGCCAGACTTGACAAAATTTTGGTCAGGTATCCATTGTTCTTGTATAAAACTTTGTTTGTCGGGTAAATTTACCCATGAGTTAATATCATTTGGGTCGTGTAGTTTGTGCAGATAATGTTCAATGCCATAGTGGCTAGCCCCTACCTCATCAAAAAAATCACAATCTGTAGTTCTTAAAAATACACTGGGACTTGCTGATAAACATTTGAGCAAGAAAGATCCAAAACTACCTGGAACGTAGTTTATAAAAACAATCTTGCTATCATCCATTAATATACTTTATCACTTAGTGTATCGTCACCAGGTAATTCATCACTAATTAATAATGCATCATTTGGGTCAATTCTACGAATAGTTTTTTTACCTTCTTCGTCTTCAATATCAACACCACGTGACCATCTTCCATGACTAACTAGTACCCATTTACCAACTTTGAATTGTTCGTCTTTATTTTCTTTACCAATAGCATATATTTTTCCCCAGCGTGGACGAATGCCCGAACTTTTCATATCATCGTTTGGTAGTAAAATTCCACTACTAGTAATACGAATATCAAAACTCATATCGCAGACAATAATGTGACTGCCGATTGGTTTGAAATGTTTTTTCTTAATTTTGTGTGCTTCAAATGCTTTCTTTTTCACTTTTTGCTATCCTTATCCTTGGCTTTGATTTTTTCAATTTCAATATCATCATCCATTGAATTTTCCAATTCAATTTCTTCTTTTGTTAATTCCTCCATTGAAGGAATCTCAACAATAGGTTCTAATTTGTCAGCAACAATTTTAGGATTTTTACGTTGCGTAACTTGTGCTGAACGATTACCTACTGTTTTAGCGTATGCATTTCCAACCTTTTCTGTTACGGGTACAATCACTTTACCAAATGCATCAATGGTGTCACCACGTGCATTTAAATTTTTTACATTACCGACTGCTCGTACTTTTTCATTTTTAGCACGTAGCGCAGACATATCTACATTTTTACCCATTGCTGTTCTGTATACTGACATAATTTTCTCCTTATTTTAGAAATTCATCTATTGACAAATCATAGTATAAACTATTTATGCGGTGAATTCCTATCAAAAACAATATAAAACTAGCAACACTACTACCCCTACCAACTCCCCAAACTATATTGTTGGCTCTCATTGTGTCTACTAGATACTTTAAGTATTTTAATAAAGTAAACATTCCACGGTCTTGAAACAACAATAATTCTTCACCTGCACGTTGTAATTCAGTTTCATTAGCACATTGGTCTAAAATCCATTTAGCAATATCCATATCTAGATATTCTTTAGGTAGATACCACATGTTTTGTTGTAATTCATCAAATTCTTCAACTGATAGTTTTGGATCAACATATTCAAATAAATCAATGTTTATGTCTTCATTTAATTTAATTTTAGTATCAGTATATGCAGTTTTTATCACACGATTAGGATCACACAAATACAATTCGCATAAATCGTTTTCGTTTAAAATTATTTGACCGTATATGTCAGTACGCATGTGTCAATGATACTACATTTTATTAAAGAAATCAACTATTCTGGTCTGTTAGCTTCATTTTTTAACTCTAATATATCGGCAATACTAGACTCATCTTCCCACTCTAATCCAACCATTTTCCAATCGATTGATTTGGTTAATTTTACAATTTTTTCTTTTTTATTATTTTTTACTAAATCACAGATAGTTGGGTATTTATCTAACCACCAACTTTTTCTATCAAATGGATTGTTTGCCGCACTTTCTAAATCATATATAAATTTAACATTATCACTTAATTCTGATTTTAATTCAATATGACGTATTAACAATCTACCTTCAGTAATAAAATTGCATTTTAATATCAACAGCATTGCTATAATTTGGTCGTATGGTTCTTCAGGAAGAGTACAAACTTTCATACCTGCTTTTATATAGTGGTCTATAGCTTGTGTTTCTTTTGATTCTATGAAAACGCTATCAGATAAACATTCACCTAAAAAATAAATGATTCTATCCATAGCAATATTTTGTTCAAGTATGGATTCTGTTTCTACTTCCATACCTAATTTTACTTCATACACGTTCATTATAAATTTTTTTTCAAAATGAACACCTGCCATGAATCTAAAATCACGTTCTATTTTTGTCGCCACAGTTTATGTTCCTCTACTGTATTTGCTTTTTGCTCAATATTGACACCTGTTTTGATATTTTGTTTATTAAGCAACTCATCTAATTTTTTACCGCTTTCTTTACGGTAACTTTCTAGAGCCATCTGTAATTGACTGATAAGCGGGCCGTTGCCCGTGCGATATGCAAACGTAAGTTTAGTTGTTAATTTACCAATGGTTTCTTGTAGTTCTTCTATTGTTTTATCTGATAAGTTGTGTATAAAAGGATGTTCCATTTACGCCACTGCGCCCTTAATAACTGCAAAACTAAATATGGGTTGTTCAACTGTTGTTCCAGTCCTGTCAGCAAATGTGATTTGAAAGCTACCTGCGGCTACTGTTGATATATATGCTTCATATTTGTCTATGCCAGCTTTTTGATTAACAATAATAACATCGTTAGCACCAACTGTACTGTTAGTAACAGTAAATGAGACATATGAAGAAGAACCTGCCGCAGACACAAGAGTGATTGCACCTGTTGTTTTATTGATAGTTACACCACTAGTACGTGAACCAGTTTGTGTTACTGTACCGCCAGCACCTGCGCTATAACCTATTCCACCAGTACTATTTGACGTAATGGATCCTGAAGAAAGAATATTACCAGTAGCAGATATATTACCACCTGCTGTAATATCACTAGCGACATTCAATGTTGTAAATGCATTTGGCGTTACACTTGGGAGTATTGGAATCTGTTGCCAAATATCATCACCAACAAATACATTGGCTGTAGTTGCGGTATTACCAGTGGCTGTCGTTAATGTTACTAATGTTCCGGCTACACCATTTGTGCGTGATTGGCTTACTGTGATATTTGGACTAGAAATTGATTTGATATAATAAACTGTATTTGCATACAATCCACCAATGTTTGCAGTAAAAATAATAGGACTATTTACTACAAGTGATGTTGTGTCTGGAGTACCTAGGGTAATATTATTTGTAGCTGATGCTGTGCTTAATACATTCCTAGAATATACTACTGATGAATTAGGTTCATAGGTATCAGTTGCAATATATAAGTAGTTAACTGGATTGGCATACATTAATCCACTACTACCAGCTAACACAACATTACTTCCGCCTATTGTACTTGAAATTGTAAATGAATTACTACTTACAACATTTTTAACATAATAAGTTGCCCCTGATAAAACGTTAGCCTCAAAACTTACACCTGTAAACACAACAGGTAAATCTGTGTATAATTGACTTGTAGTATCAGTAGTACTAAAACAGTTGTTAGAATTGCTTGAAGTTATAGTTAGTTGTGATAGTGAAGGTCCTACTGCAATATCACCGGGTACATCTCCATTAAATCCAACTGGAGAAATTAATCTAGTTTGAACTTGTGTTGATTGTCTTGGTCTATTGATTGGCGAAATTGATAATGAATTACCGCAATCTAATGAACTAATAAGATAATTCAACTGTGCTACACCATTTGGTGCAGTAACGCTAACTAAATTACCAGTCATTGAATAATTTTCTAACGTACTAGCACCATAATTATTACCGGTGATAACGTTACCTGAAAAACTAATTACAGCGTTTGCATTTGATATGGCTAATTGTAATGTAACATTACTTTGTGTTCCTGTTGGTGCCCAGCTACCAAAGTTAAAAACTGTGTTTGCCGCAACTGTACCATATTGTACGTCACCTAATGTAACGTTTACCAATACAGTACCGCTTAGTGCGTTACCTAAATTGTATGTAGTTGCTCTAAAACTTCTGGTACTTGCATTGCTAATTAATGTATTAGCCATGTCATTATTGACAGTGGTATTTTTTAATGCGTTTTTAACAACTACATTATTTTGCAAGTCTGTGATTTCAGTACTTGCAATATCTAAATTGGTTACAATAGATGCAAAGTTGTCACGGAAACCTTGGCTGTTATTGTTAACGCCCGGTACTGGATAATTTACATTGATTGGGTTAGTGTTAATATTGCTCATTTTTTATGTTCCATAGTGTATTTAGTATTGAGTTTTGTCCGGTAAAATAGTTTGTCTAGGGAATAATACATAAAAATCTTCACTATCCAATGGATTTGGTGTTGGACTTGCGCTAGGTAATCCTGTCCATGCGGGAGGATTAAGATTATTGTCATAATCATAGGTAGCACTTTTATCTACACTAAATCTATCAATTCTAAAATTAATTTGATTTAATGTATATGGCCAGTTGTTTTGTATGTTTGCTTGAATAGTTGATGCAAATCCTGGTTTAGTATAACATATTACCCATGCTTGAGTATAACCTAACGTGCTACCGTCTGCTTGTTGACTTGTCATCCATAATGGTAACAAACTGCTATTATAAACTTGTCCAACCACCTCACCTACACGTGTACGCATGTTATACAAACTATTTGGATATAATGTTCGTGCGTAACCTGGGGTCAAACTTGTATAATATTGTTGATTTAGTAACTCAATGTAGCTTGTGTAAATGTTTGTAACGCTAGTATACCAAGGCCCCAAATTTAAATCAATTGCCACTGGCCAATATATACTCATGGGAACACTTTGACCATTTGAATTTACTAAGTTATCTATAACTTCGCTGTAAACGACTTCGTAAATTATATTACCGTTATCATCTTTTGCTACAGCAGTTTTTAGTTGACCTAATGTAATATTTCTCCAATAATGATTTTGAGTAACTGCTTCAAGGTATTCTTGTATGTCACTTGCAAATATACCATAAGCATGTTCGTACACTACATCAGTGGCTTTTCCAAAGTACTCATCGTCAGGTCTATACAACATACTAGTTGGTATTAATGTATCATCATTTAACAATGAATTAATAATATTTCTATCATTTAATGAAGGTGTTGCCTTTATGTATAATGTATCAGTGGGTTGGCTAAAATTTTGTAACACAGTTACAGTAAATGTGTTATTTGATTGCACTACATTAAATGTAGGTGAATACGCCTGAACAGTAAATGTGAAATCTGTTGTGGCTCCAACGGACAACAATTGGTTTGTTGGTTGATCCGCTACGAAACCTGTCAATTCGCCGTTGCTTAATAATGTTAAATTAGGGGGTAGTGTACCAGATACCAATCTGTATTCTAATGGTGTATCACTAGTGGCTAATACACTTAGCGTACTTATTGTGCCGTTATATATTTCACCTAAATTACTAGGTGTGATCCATGTAATTATTCCAGTAACATTTAAACTAACATTGAATGAAAAATTAAAGTTAACACTACTAATACTTGTGTTGCCGGCTTTTCTTACACTTACATTGAATGAGAAATTGTTTATTCCGGAACTGGATAACATTGGTGTTCCTGTTATCCATCCTGTATTAGGATCACCAGTTAAACCTCGAGGTAAATTTGAATAGATATACTGTAGTGAATTACCATCAAAATCATAACCTATTACTTTAAAGGCAAATAAATTACCACTTTCAAATGTTCCTATAAATGCATTTACAGACGGACTTACTGGTGGTAATATATAATACCCATAATATGGATCATTTGCATTTACTGAAATAGTTAATGGTCTAGTGTTTAGTATAGTAGGTACTCTAGTATTAGGTGGGTTACCAGGACCACCTTGACTAACAGGAGTATTCTGATTAATTACTGTTATTGAGTAACCCACAAGATTACCACCCAACGGGCTTAATAATCTAAGAGTAAAATTATACGTTGTAATTGTTGGTTCACCTACAGATACAGGAGGTAAACGAACACTCATTACTCCAGTTGCATCACTTAATATAAATGTGCTACCATTTTGTGTAGAAGAAATAGTAAACGCATTATTTACTGTATCAATTGATGCAACATAATATGTTTGGTCAGCTGTTATTCCGCCAAATACGTTATCAAAAATAATAGGTCTGCCAACTGAAAATCCTGTTACACTTAAACAGTATATAGAATTTGTTGATGAAACTGTAGATAATGCTACTGTTGTTATTAAAGGTAGTGTTAAATCAATAACAGGTGGCTCAGGATAACCCTGTATTAATCCACTAGTTGAAATTTCTAATCCTGGAGGAAGAAAACCTTCTTGTACTTCTACAATAACTGGATTACTAGTATTTGGATTAGAATATTCAATTTGTATTTGTGTCCAAATACTATCTTGTGTACTCAATAATGAACCGCTTGGTGTTGTAAATTGAGGTACTGCAACTCCAGTAATCGTAATACTAAATGTAGCATCACGTAAATTACCTAAATCGTCTGTGGCACGTACAGCAAATGTAGTAGTTGTGCTAGTTGTAACTAATGTTGGAATTCCACTAATGATACCTGTAGTTGAATCTAATACAAGATTAGTTGGTAATGCTCCGGCTAATAGTGTATATGTAATTGTTGTTGCGGGACTTACCGGTGATGCCGACAGTGGAAATGCCATACTAATGCCGTATGGATATGTTCCTATTGAGGATCCTGAGGGTGTGTTCCAAATTGGTTGTGCCATTTTAACCTTGTAGATACTGCATTGCTATATCAAAATTGTGTTTTCTTTCTTCTAAACCAATTGTACCACCGTTGATACGTTTGGTTAGTGTTACAAAATCACCACTATCGCAATATTGATTTAATTTGTTATTATCCCAAAACCATCCAGCACTTGCAGTAGCACCATTTGGTGTACCCATATAAACTACTGTATCATCTAAACTAATGCCTAAATCATTTGCAAATTTAGTATAATTGTCACGACCAGTCAATTGAATTAAACCACGACCTCTAAATTTGAAACCATCACCGCTAGCCTCATCGCCATTGTTCATACGATTTGCATAAACACGATTAGCAATCTTTTCAGGTTGACGTTCATACTGCAATGCTAATTCTTCTGTTGGGAAATATTTTTTAAATGTTACCATTAATCCCTTAGCACTATAATTTAGATTTTCTATCGTAGCATTAAACCCACCTGACTCATGCGCTACTTGTGCTATAAATCCTGCAACTCTTGCTGGATTAACATTCATTTCATAATAATCAGCAACTGTGTTTAATGGTTCAAGATAGCTTTCAAGAACGCTTTGGTGTGTTTTAGGACACACATGAGTTAATAAATCTAATGTTATCATTGTATTTTCCTTATGAATAAGTTGCGCCACCAGTGTACCATTGTGTAGTAGTTGGAGCGATATAAGTTATTGTTGCACCCGCACCTTGAGTGTATCCTGCATTAGCACTTAGTGAATTAATTATACCACTTGATGCTGGATAAACAAGTAATGCATTTGCACTAGTGTTTGTTATATGTATAACCATACCAGCAACTGCGGTTGGTAATATAACACCTTGACCACTGCTAACAGTAGATACTACATTAATTTCTTTTGTAAGTGTTGTAGCAGTACCCTGTGTTGATCCGGCTGCTGAAATACCCGTTCCAACTGAACGAATATGATACGCACTTGCAGTTATATTAGCACCACTGATATTACCAGTAACTGCTAAACTAGTTAGTGTGCCAACACTAGTGATGTTTGGCTGTGCCGCTGTTGCTAGTGTACCAGTAATTAAACCTGTATTTGCTGTGATGTTAACTGCGGTCAATGTACCATTAACACTTAATCCAGTTAATGTACCAACACTTGTAATATTACCCTGTGCATTACCATAAACAGTACCGGCAACCAATGCATTACCAACTTGACCAGTTACGTTAGCCCCTGCTACTGCATTGGCTGTAGTTGCGTATGCTACAGCGCCAGTAACGTTAGCACCAGCTACTGCATATGCATTTAGTGCGTTACCAACATTACCTGATATGTTAGCACCTTGAATATTACTTAAGTTATTACCACTACCTATAAAATAATTAGCTGTTGCGGCATTACCCAAATTAGCATTGCCTGAGGTTAAATTGCCAGTTAAATTAGTGTAACCAGAAACATTCACACCGGTACTAGTAAATACCGCAGTATTTGCTGTCCCTCCTATGGATATTGCAATGTTACTATTTCCGTATACAGTAACATTTGAATTACCATTAATGAGTTGTGAGCCGGCTCCTACTGTAATACCGGTTAATTGACTACCGTTACCGATAAAATAGTTTGCTGATAAATTACCATTTACATCTCTTAATGCAATAGTATTTCCAGTGTTTGACGAACTTTGAGTATATGTATTTAAGTATGCAGAGTTATTTGCATTAGCAACAGTACCGCTTACATTGGCACCTGCTACTGAATTAGCAGTTGTTGCGTATGCCACTGCACCTGTTACATTAGCTCCTGCCACTGAGTTAGCTGTAGTTGCATAATTTGCTAGATTAATCGTACCTGTTATATTTGCGGCAGCTACTGAGTTCGCTGTAGTTGCATATGATACCGCACCTGTTACGTTAGCACCTGCTACTGCATTGGCCGTTGTTGCGTATGCTACTGCACCTGTTACATTAGCTCCTGCCACTGAGTTAGCTGTAGTTGCATATGATACCGCACCTGTTACGTTAGCACCTGCTACTGCATTGGCCGTTGTTGCGTATGCTACTGCACCAGTTACGTTAGCCCCTGCTACTGCATTGGCCGTTGTTGCGTATGCTACTGCACCTGTTACATTAGCACCTTGAATATTACTTAAGTTATTACCACTACCTATAAAATAATTAGCTGTTGCGGCATTACCCAAATTAGCATTAGCTGTTATTAAATTACCTGTCATTGTAACAAGATTTGATGTCTTGTTAAATGTAAATCCTGCGGTAGCATTTGCATTACCGTTGTCGTTAAATAACACTTGTGTGTTACTACCATTTACAGTAATGTTACCTGATATATTACCAACTACGTTACCAATAAAATTATTAGCTGTAATGTTACCGGTAGCAGTTAATGAACCTGCAACATTAACATTAGTTCCAGTAACTATTAATGTTGAATTACCTACTGCGGTTATTACTACATTGCCGTTGGCACTTGGAATACTCACATTACTATTACCATTAGCCAACACACCAATGAATGCACTTGCAGATAAATTACCGGTAAAATTACCTGTACCCGCTACATTAATACCGGTACCAGTTATATTAGCAATGCTAACACCAACGGCATTAAAATTAATATTTCCACCACCTAATATATTAATGTTGCTGTTACCATTTGCAAGAGTACCAACAAAATTACCGCTAGTTGTATTACCGGTTACTGTAAGACTTGTTAATGTCCCCACACTATTGATATTAGGTTGTGCATTTGTAGTTACAGTACCAGCTGTTGATGCAGTATTGGCTTGTCCATATAAGTTACCAACAAAGTAATTGGCATTTGCACTATTACCTAAGTTAGCATTTGCAAAATTTGCAAAACCACCAGTTGCATTACCTAACCAGGTTAAACCACGCACATTGCCTAAACTGTTGTATATTACTACACCATTAGAAGCTAAAGTTATATTACTTCCAAATGCAAATTCACTATTGGCATTAGTCCAACCCATGAATGCTGTTACTGGAGTTGTAGTATAATACTGTAACTCAATACCTCTATCTTTACCATCATTGGTTATTAATGCATTACCGTTAGGACCGCCACCTAATGATATAATAGGATCTTCTACATCAAATGAAGTTACATTATAATATATTGCATTACCTTGAACTTCTAAATTACCAGTGATTATTGTATTACCATTAACAGTTAATGAATTTGTATTTGCATTCCCATTAACAGTCAATCCAGTTAAATTACCAACGCTCGTAATATTAGGTTGAGCATTTGTAGTTACCACACCAGCAAAAGATGCATAATTGGCATTAGATACACTTGCATTACCTATACTTAAATTACTAAGTAAATGTCCATCACCGCTAAAATAATTAGCTGTTACTAAATTACCTAAATTTGCATTAGCAGAATTGATATTTCCCGATGCATTAACATACCCTGCAACATTAATACCTGTATCGGTAATGGTAGCAGTAGTGTTACTTATTGCAATAAGGTTAATATAGTTATTGGAAGATATTGAAATACTACTATTACCATTTGCATATGCACCTGTTAACGTATTGGCAACTATATTATTTGCTATTATATTGCCATCTACTGTTAATATATCATTTGCGCTATCAAACGTGAAATTTGCGCTACCACCAAAACCACCGGTGTTATTAAATTGCACATATGAATTCAATCCTCCGGGGCTCCCGTTACCTGTTGCAACAGCAGACCAAAATAAATTTCCACTACCATTAGTTGCTAACACGTAGCCTGCACTACCTCCCGGAATATGTAAATTTGCTACATTACCAACACTAACATTTGAACCTGTAAATGATGCGTTACCTGATACATTTAATCCTGTTAATGTACCTATAGTTGTTATATTAGGTTGGCTATTAGAATTTGCTGTTAATGTTCCATTGAACTTTGATAAATTATTGCCTACATCAGCAAAATAGTTAGATTGAACTACTGCAGGATTAATATCTATGTTTAGTGTTTGAGAACTATTTACAATAGTTGCATTACTCTTTGTGTTATCAGCACCAGTACCCATCACCAATGATGTTGTTGAAACTCTTACACATGCAATGTTAGCACTAACTACAACGTTACCTGTAGGTGAGTTAACAGTTATACCTGCACTTGGGGTATTATTTACTGATAAAACTGCCGATTCAGAATTAGCATTGAATAACTGTGTAAAGTTATTTTGTACTTTTTGAAAAGCGGTTCTTATTGCGTCAGCGGAAGGATCATCAGGAAAGGATCCAAAGTCTATATTTTGTTGGCTCATGTTATGTATACCTAATCATAAAGTATTTATCGTTTTTTTAGAAACATCTATCCAAAAAAATACCCGGTTGCCCGGGTATTTTGAGTGCTGTGTACGATTAGATACCAGCTAGTTTTTTCCAATCAGTAATAGATTCGTTAAGTTGTTTTGACTCCTTAACACCCATACGTGATGTTTGACCAGCAATAACAGGTATTGTTGTTTGACCTGTTGATTTAGGTTTATTCAAGCCACCTGCAATAACCTTAGTCATAAACTCAATGTCTTGTTCAAATGTAGTGTCAGATACTGTTTTACCAGGACCTGCATCGTTTGCCCATTCGTCAAGTTTCTTATCTTTTTTGTCATCATACTCGATATCTTTTTTGACTTTTTTACCAGCTTTTTCAGCTTTGTCATCATCTTTACCTTTGTGACCTTCATCATATTCAATATCTTTTGCAACTTTTTTAGCAGCCTTTTCTGCCTTGTCATCTTTTTCACTAGTTGATTCTTCAGATAACCATGCTAACTTTTTGTAAAGACTTTCAAATGTAAATGATTCTTCTACACTCTCATCACACTCACATGGATTGTGATGACATGTTTGGCACATTTCACCTTCTTCAATTTCATCATCCGCATCAACTGGACCTAATTCTTCTGGTAATTTACAACCAAGAATCTTGCAAACTTCTTCGTAATTGATTTGATTTTCATCACCAATATATTGAATAGCTT